ACTGCCCGGGAACCGTTCCCTGGCATGGTGCCGGCACCGGGAGTCGAACCCGGCACCGGTCACTGGTGCCTTACCGCCTGCCCCAGGGCCACCAACGGCGCCGGGTGGGCGCCGTGGCCTGGACCGTGGCGGGTCGTGCGTGGGTCATGGTGACGGACCTCGGGCGCATCATCGCCGATAGCTCCGCGTCATCGCCGATGGGGCCGGCCTCGGACGCCCATCGGGCGTATGCCTCATGGGCGCTGGTGGTGGCCTCGAATTCGTCCTCACCGTAGGTGAACGAGGTCCAGGGCGTAGGCCAGAGCGTGATGCCCATGGGGCCCTGGACCCGCCGCGCGCCCATGGGCGTGATGGGCTGATGACCCGCCATCACAGCAGCGATCACTAGCGCTCCCTCAACGACCATGCCCACCACAGTCCATTCCTTGACTGTCGACTGACCCATGAGTCAGTCCCCCTTTCCTAGCTTGGTGTGTGGCCCCAGGACCGTCCTGGGGCCCCGTGCCGGCACCGGGAGTCGAACCCGGCGCCGGTCACTTGGTGCTAGCTGACAGGGAAGAGTGGCAACGGCACGGGCCCCATGTCCTCGGGACCGTAGCCGTACACTTCCCCCTCTCCGTCTGCCTTGCGGTCGATCACTCCCCAGAGTCGACCCACACCAACCGCCGCCCAAGTGGGCAGGATCAGCATGGGCGCAACGCCTGGATACTGGCGGATGCGACCGAGGCCCGGACTGTCCACGCCGGACCCCTCTGAGTAGTCCCGGACCCGTTCGTACATGGGCCGTCCTCTCTCTTGGTGCTGCCCAGGACCGTCCTGGACATCGGGGTAGCGCCGGGAGTCGAACCCGGCACCACCGTTGTGCATTGTGCGGCTTGGATCAGGCCACGGTCTCGACGTCGTTTTCGACGTTGTACCGGTGCTGGTCCAGGGCCTCGGCCAACATGGCCTCTTCCTGGGCCGTGAGGCCCAGGTCCAGGACGCGCCGGACGAGGTCCGCCTGCTCCGCCGGGACCGTCAGGGTAACCTCCCGGACCTCGGTCACGTTCGTGACCCGCAGGCCCCGGTACTCGATCGGCGCGACCTGTGCCACGTACTGGTCGATGACCTCGGCCACGTTGGCGGGGCCGTTGATCGTGCCGAACCCGTCCGCGTCCACGATGCCGCTGATGATGACGTTGTAACGCATGGTGCGCTCCCTTACTCACTGCTGCCCGGGACCTTGTGTCCCTGGGCATGGTGCCGGCACCGGGAGTCGAACCCGGCGCCGGTCACTTGGTACTGCCTCCCTTCCGTTGTCCGTGGGGCCCCAGGACCGTCCCGGGGCCTATGTGTCTGTGCACTGTGGAGAGTCATGGCACCGGCACCGGGAGTCGAACCCGGCACCGGCGCACCGGTCGGCTAGACGCTCTGCCAACCGGTGGGCCAACCGCTGTCACCGTTGCCCGGCGCCTGATCGCAGTCGTAACCCTTGTGATACGGGTTCGCCTGGACCGTGCAGACGTCGGGCAGCGTGATGCGGCCGGAGAGACTGTCATCGGTTACCATGAGTGCCAGCGGGATGACGCTCCCGTCCGGCTTGGCCATGAAGATCAGCCCGACCGGATCGGTACCATCCAACATGGCCCGCATGAGTCCGATGTCGTCTCCGTTGCCGAACGACGGGCCCAGGACGTTGGTCACCAGGATGTCCGACACGTCGCTCACCAGAGCGTAGAAGTGCTCGCGCTCACGGTTGCTCACGTCGGGCATGTCGTCGATCGAGCGGGTGTTACTGGGGTCGAAAGGCATGGGAAACCCTCTCTACCTGCTGCCCGGGAACCGTTCCCTGGCATGGGGGTCCTAGCCGGAGTCGAACCGACTGCATCTCCCTGGGCCTACGTTGTACGCGGCCGTAGCGGCTAGCACACCATAGGGAGATCGGGCACCGTGAGCCCTTGGACCATGAAGAGTGCGCGCCCAGTTTCGGTCGGTCGCTGCCATGTCACACACGCGGATTCAGCCGCTACCCTATCCGGATTCGGCGGAGGCCCTAGCCCGCTTCCCCATCGGCGCGTGGCATTCCCTACCCGACGTTAGGCCCCGGGCACTCCGGACGAGGTTTAGCGGCGCTCCCGGGCCGTTCTGCTATCAGCATACCATACGGATACTGATAGTCAAGTGCCGGCACCGGGAGTCGAACCCGGCGCCGGTCACTGGTGCTAGTAGGTGACCATCGACGTGTACCGTGAGCATGCCCGCCTGTCGTGCGCCGGATGCCTCAATGGCAACGCCGTAGGAATCGTGCGCCCACACTGCGCGCACACGTACTCGCGTCGCATCAGCTCGTTGGTGACAGCTTCCAACATGGCCCGTAGCTCAGGAATGCTGGCCTCAGTACGCACCCACCTATCAATCTCCACTGTGGACCCTTTCGTGCCTACTGACCAGGGACCGTCCCTGGCCATGGTGCCGGCACCGGGAGTCGAACCCGGCGCCGGTCACTGGTGCTAGTTGGTGGCCTCGGCCATGGGCACGCGGTCCAGGTCCCGGGCCTCTTCCTGGGCCCTGTCCAGCGCGACCCGCCGGACCCGGGCCATGAAGGTAGCTGGGGCCTCGCGCCGGGTGTTGACCCGCATACCCCGGTGCCGGCGCACGTCCGCCATGGTGAATGGACGGTCCGTGGCCTCACCGGTCGTCGGGTCAACCGCTTGCATGAATGACCCGCCGTATAGGCCCTGCAGGATGACAAGACGGGCGTATACCTCTTGCTCACTGGCCATCGTGATCTCATCCATGCCCACATGTAGGCAGATGATGATGCCTAGCCACTTGGTCACTGGGGCCAAGTCCAGACCATCGGGACCGTCAGCCCACAACTCGTCACTGTTCTCGCATCGACTCACGTCAACGTTCACAGTCATGAGTGCTGTTCCTTCCGTGCCTACTGACCAGGGACCGTCCCTGGTCATGGTGCCGGCACCGGGAGTCGAACCCGGCGCCGGTCACTTGGTGCCGTTACAGGTGGTCGCTTGCTCGATCACATTGCCCGTGACTGTCCAGGGGACGGTCACAGGTGCCTGTGCCGGTACCGCGCCGGGCGTTCGCGTCGCAACGACTCGCAACCGTGCGGACCCTGGTCACTAGCAGGTTGAACACTCCGGCCGGGTAGCTCCGACTGGTCCTGTCCTCGGGCCACATGACAGCCACCCGGCCGTCATGACCCTCCATGTTGATCCGTTCCAACCGGACCAGCCGCGCGCCCGTACCCCGGGAGTCCGTCACCGTGTCATTGATGCTGACCTGGGCGCCAGTCCCCTTGTCGTGCGCCTGCATTTGCATGGGTGGATCCTTCCGTGCCTACTGACCAGGGACCGTCCCTGGTCATGGTGCCGGCACCGGGAGTCGAACCCGGCGCCGGTCACTGGTGCTGCTGGTGCTACATGCCGTCTCGCAGGACAACCGCCAGCGCGTACATGAGCTGCGCCGCGTTGTCCCGATCCAACGGGATCCACCCGGTACGCGACTCAACAACTTCAGCCGAGTCCTCAAAGTGGTCGGTACTACTCACAATGAGATCGACGAAGTTGTCGCCACTGTCACGCATGACCAGCCGTAGCCGGTGGCTACTGTCGGCCGTCACGGTGCCCTGCGCCACGGTCATGTCATCAATCAGGATGCGCTCCGCCATGATGTCACACCTTTCAATGCCTGCTGCCTTGACCATCAAGGCATGGTGCCGGCACCGGGAGTCGAACCCGGCGCCGGTCACTTGGTGCTGTTACCGCCGTGTGCTGTCGATCCTGGTCCCGCGTGGACGGCTGATGCGGTCCGCGTAGGCGTAGAACCCGTTCCGGTCCGTGTCCAGGGCCCGGTGCCCGTGGCGCCGCGTCCAGAAGTCCGCGTGTGCCTGAGCCTCGGCCATGGATCCGCAGGCCGTGACGACCAGGATGCGCTCTGGCGCCGCGTTCTCGACGTGAGCGAGAACGACGCCATACACGTTGTCCATGATGGATCCTTTCTAGCTCGGCCAGGACCGTCCTGGCCTCGCGTGCCGGCACCGGGAGTCGAACCCGGCGCCGGTCACTGGTGCCTTGGTGCTACACGTCCAGATCGTTGCGCAGGGCTGCGAAACAGTCGACGTGCCATGTACCGTCCCACGCGCTCATGCCGTCGTCGCAACACAGCACGTCGTGCCCGCACCCGTCGCACTCAGCGATGGGCTGACACATGGGCCCCGGGACGTGGACGGTCTGGGCGTTGTCGCGCTCGATGTCCGCGTCAAGGATCAGGGTGAACATGGGGTGACCCCTTTCGGTCGTGGCGGGGAACCGTCCCCGCCTTGCCTACCTCCAGTATATCACACGTATCAGCATACGCAAGCTGCCCCAGGGCGTCCCCAGGGCCCTGGTTTCTGGGGTACCATGGGGGGTATGGCCATGACACCCACACAGCAAGCCGAGTACCGGCGCCTACACCGGGCCATGAATGAGGGTCCAGGCCGGCGCATGGTGGCTGACACCCTGGCAGGTAGGGGCCTGACCAGGGCAGACATTGATCAGGCAGACCGGTATCAACGCCTGATGCGGGCACTCACGACTACCGGACGGCGCGCGCCAAGGCCCTGAGAGAACAGGCCCCGGACCTCTGGTCCAGGCCCGTCGTGCAGGCCCTAGGCAAACGCCTAGGGTGGCCTGGGTACTAGGTCCCTGACCTGGGCCCCAGGCCCGGGACACACGGCATGGCGCAAGGGCCCCGGGCCCTGGGCTACGGTCCAGGCCCGGGGCCTTTGTCGTTGGGCCCAGTGTCCACGGTGGACGGTCCACGGTGGACAGTCATGGTCACGGTGGCTAGGACACGGTACGGTCACGGGCCTAGACGAGGGTGCCCAGGGCCGGTACCCTAGGACCTAGGCCCAGGCACAGGGCCCCAGGGGTAGCTCAGGGGACCAGGGGCCTACCTGAGACCAGGGCCCAGGCCCAGGCCCCAGGGCCCACAAGTCAGACATGCCCCCTATGTCCGAGTCCCTCGCGCCCACCCCCCAGGCCCAGGCCGGAGGGCCCAGGAGCTAGCCCCTCGGACCAAAGGGACAAGCCCCGCAGGTAGGACCTTTTTCCTAATCCGGGCGCAAAGGACCTACGCAAAGAGCCTGTACCCAGGCCCTTGATCCATTCCCTAAGACTTTGCTCCTCTTCAATGCCTTGGTTCTGACTCCGGCCGCTCGGAGAGCCCGGATACCACACCAAGATCCTATGATCTTGTACCTGGGACGATACAAATCACACATGCATGTTGCCTAGGCACATACCTATATGTGCGCAGGCACGTATCATGACCAAGGTGGAAGAGCTGGAACCCACCCCCCGGGAACTGACCGACGACGACATCGCCACCGCCAAACCCCGGGTCCGTTGGCTGCACCTGCAGCGCTACGAACAGCTCTGGGACCGCGTCCAAGAACGGGTCCAACAGGACCAGGACCACGACAACGGCCGTCCCATCGACCCCAGGTTCCTGGAAATCGGCATCCGCATCCTGAAGGAAGAAGCCGCCCTCTACCAGATGGGCCGCGTCCTACCCCCCGTCGAGGAAGACGACGACCCCAGCATCACCGGCGTGGACCGACAGGCGCTTGTCCTGGCCCAGCTGGAAGACCTGGAAGCTAAGCGTCAGGCCCAGGCGGAGGATCTTCGAAGAAGGACCGAAGGTCCGGCCCCGGTCCCAACGCCAGACCAAGAGTCATCGAATCAGGATCCTGGCCTGGACCCGAGCCCGCAGCCGTAGGTCCAGGAGCTGAGCCCAGGACCCGGGTGCAGGTGGGTAGGCACTGGGGGGACAGGCCACAGGAGCAGGGACCGAGCAGCTCGTCGTCATCCTCCACGATCCGGGTCAACGGAGCTGGTGCATTGGCGTGGACGAACGGTGCCACGCCTCGTCCCCGGGCACTACGCACCACAGGCTCCAGTTCCACCCTCGGCGGCGTGAGCCCTTGGCCCCGGCCCAGGAAGTCGACTGTGATCTCCGGACCTTGGGTCCAGGTGGCCTGGACCAGGAGGACGTGAACGTCCACCTTCCTGGTGCTGACGCTGAGTCCCCGTAGATCAGCCTGGCGGTAGGTCGCGGCCCGGAAGCTGGACAGTGACCCAAAGGTGGGGATGTCAGCTAGATCCACTTCGTAGGGCCGACCGTCGAGGACCTTGTTCCACCACTCGGGCGGTAGCTTCTCGCGCCTCGGCACCCTCCCATCGTAACAGAGACAACGACAATGAACAAGGTCTTGTCACTGTTGTTGTTGTCGTCATTGTAGCTACTACGAGGCCCTCGGCCCTGGTCCAATTTGCCCACCTTTGGGCAAGGATCAACGACACCAACTCCTGTTGATCCATTCAAGATCATTTGCGTCCATCCTAGTCTCTATTACCTGTTCCAGGTAATATTCTTTTTTTTCTATATTAGGAAGAACAATAAGAATGACTGAGTAAAGGGTATAGGGCTAGGTCCAAGGAAACGAACAAGTAATAGAAACTACGACGGGCAAAAGGGACATAGAGACCAGGGGATTGTAGTTGTCACTACTTATACGTTTCACAGGGCCAAGGGGGTCACCAAGGAAAAGGGTCATTCTTCCTCCAGTCACTCCTCAAAGAGGCCGTGACCTGGGAAAACGTCAGGACCGGCGCCAGGAGTTCAACCCACAGTAATCAGCTATGTACTGTCGGTGGTCAAAAGAGCCTGAACCAACACCCTTGAGCCAGCGCAGCCGCGCACTCTGGTCCAGGCCAGAGAGGCCGGGCTCCAGTCGGGGCAGGGACCAGCAGCAGCCGGCGGTGGGGCCTGGGACCTGGGTGCTGGGTGGTTGGCCCGGCAGCGTGGCCCTGGGGGCTTGGAACTGGGTGCTGGGTGGTTGGTCGCGGGAGCTTGGGGCTGGGTCGTGGACCTTGGTTCCGTGGGCTTGGGGCTTGACCACAGGTCGGTCACCCAAGGGTCCAGACCTAGCCTTCGGGTAGGGTCTTGACCCGTACGTGGGGGTGACGCTAGGGTATGGGGCGTGAAACGGGAACTGGAGTTGGAGCCGGGTGTAGTCACCCCTGGCGAGGTCCGTGTCAGTCACGTTGACCTGGTTCTCGACACCCCGGATGTTCGAGTGTGGCACATCGACCTGGACAGCAAGTACGCCGAAGTCCTGGCCTACAGTCGGGAAGAGGTCCTCCTGTACGCCACCGATGAGACTCTCCGCACGGACGTGGGCCAGCTGGGAACGCCTACCAGCGTCAAGGTCAACGTTCCTGAAGATGATGACGACTACGCCTGGATCATGATGGTCGACTGTGGTCGTTACAGCTGTCGATTCGTTGCCTACCGGATGAGCAGGCGGTAACAGGCATGAGCTACCACGTTGGGTTCACCGGTACACGCGCCGGCATGACGTCCGACCAATGGCACATGCTACGGAAGCGCCTAGCGGCCATCAAGGCAGAGCATGGGGACGTGGTATTCCACTATGGTCAGGCCGTAGGGGCAGACGAGGAAGCAGCTCTCCTTGCCCATGAAATGGGCTTCTGGGTGGTGTCGCATCCGTCGAACCTGCCGAACCAAACATCAGTACATACGGATCTGATCTCTGAGGCCCGTGCACCAAAGGCCCCGTTGGTAAGGAACCACGACATCGTGGACGAGAGCAGCCTCATGTTCGCGACACCACGCACGCTGAACGAAGAGCTTCGGTCCGGCACATGGGCGACGATCAGGTATGCCAACAGAACCGGTGTGACGGTCGAGCAGATTCTGCCCGTAGGCGATCGGCCACAGCTCTATGGCCCGATCCCCTCTGTCGACATAATCGGCGAGGCGGCCGACAAGCTGGACCTCCTCCTTGAGGGTGGCGAACATGCGTAGGCGACTGTTGCCCGCGTGGGTCCATCAGACCTGGGCTTGGGTCGCTGGGTACTTCTGGCTACCGTGCCCTGAGTGTGGAGAGATGTTCGGTGGTCATGAGACTGCCCGCGACGGCGCATCGGTGGATGGGCTGCTTGTGTGCCGGCGTTGCGGCCCCGAGGTCACCGCCCGCAACATAGCCGAGATCAACAGGCGGCTAGGTCTATGACTTCCGGCCAGGACCAATGGCACCTCTCATGCCCATCGCTGAGACTTCCTGGCCGGGCTCAGAGGTCTAACCTCACCCAACGTGCTTGCAGTCTGGCCAGGCCCGCATGATCATCTTCATCCATTTACCCGACGCCCTGGCCAAGCTCATCAAGACTTCATCCATCCAAGGAAATGACAGTTTGGCCAGGACCAACACTCGAACGGTCGTCAACGTAACCCCGTCCTGGCCAAGGGCTCAAAAGTGCGCCGTAGCCCAGTTGTGTCTCAGCCCCTGGCCAGGTTCAGCATGACTGTTGCTCCCAAAACATCACCGACCTGGCCAGGTTCATCGCTAAAGCCAGTCCCAAATGGGAGGCAGTCTGGCCAGGGTCCCGTCGTAGAGCAGTGCCCAGTCCACCCCCGGCTCTGGCCAGGCTCCACCGCATCATCAACTCCAAATGACGTTCAGCTTGGCCAGGTTCATCCCAACACCAATGCTCACGTAAAAGGCAACCTGGCCAGGTCCACTGTCCACACTTGTCCACAAGGGACGCTCGCCCTGGCCAGGGTCATAATCGGTACTTCTTCCATTCTTCCGACACCTTGGCCAGGGTCAAAAGCCTATCGAAATGCTCATCCTTCATACGCCTTGGCCAAGGTCATATCCACTACTCTTCCTCATTCGCCCATCACCTTGGCCAGGGTCTGCTCCATGACTCCACCCACTGAAGGAACACCCTGGCCAGAGTCATTGAGCCTCCAGCATCCATTGCGCTCCCACTTTGGCCAGGGTCTGCTCCATGTCTCCATCCATTGAATGAACACCTTGGCCAGGGACCAATCGTCGCTCAATACCCGTAGTCGGTGCGCCTTGGCCAAGGCCACAGTAGCTACTCATACTCGGAGCTTCCCCGCCTTGGCCAAGACCAGTACCCTGCTAGCGCTCAAATGCCGCCGTCTTGGCCAGGCCCAGACCATCGACAGCCCTCACTCAAGCATCAGCCTGGCCAAGTTCGGAGCATCGATAGTTCCCAATTAACCAACAGCTTGGCCAAGCTCAACTCATCGGCAGTTCTCAGATCACAAATAGCTTGGCCATTGAAGGAGTTACATGTCGACCTGGTGGACCCTCGTCCCGCGCGAGGACCTTGGTCTGCGCCTGGAGGACCTGCCAGGTCGACCGTTTGCGATCACCAACCGTGGCTGGTACGTTCTCCACCGGTTCCTCAAGGCAGCCGAAGACTACCTGGGCCTGGCCTCAGACCTTGACCCGCTGTTGCACTATGAGGCGTTCATACCATCACGTCTGGCAGTCCAATGGGGACGCTTGATCGGGAACGCAGCAACGAGCGACGGCTGGATGCTGGTTGGTAGATTCAACGGCCGGGCCGTGGTAGCGGACCGCATCGCACACATAGATCAGACTCGGGGCCTCGGAACGGACTACGAGCTAACCCCGCTGGCCGGAACCCCGGCCTACCACTGGCTTCTGGCAGTGGGTCAGGAGCTGGCGACGACCCCTACGGGCTACCTCATGTCGGGGAAGCCCAGGAAAGGAACACCCATGTCACAGAGTCTCGTCAAGGGCGAGAAGGTCGATCTCCAGGAGCTTGCCACCAAGGCTGGCGCCACCGGAGGCCTTAGCAAGCTTCGTGTCGCTGCCGGTTGGGACGTACGCCAGGGCGAAGGCCCGGAGTTCGACCTGGACCTGGTCCTCATCGGCTGTGACGCCAATGGCAAGGCCGTCAACGACGACTGGCGGATCTTCTTCAACAACAAGAAGTCCCCTGGCGACGCCATCATTCATCATGGCGACAACCTGACCGGCGCTGGTGACGGCGACGATGAGACGGCCGACGTGGACCTGTCTGCGCTGCCGGCCGAGGTCGTGGACCTTCGCATCTACGTGACCATCTACGAGGCCAAGGCCCGTGGCGATCTGAACTTCGGCGTCGTCAACAATGCCTTCGTCCGGATCCTGGACCAGGACAACGGCGGCACCGAACTGTCCCGGTTCGACCTGACCGAGGACGCTGGTCCGGTCCAGTCGGTGGAACTGGGCAAGGTCTACCGCAAGGACGACGGCGCCTGGCAGTTCAGGGCAACGGCCGAGAAGTTCCGGCACGAGCTGGACGGCGTCTTCGCCGCTCACTAGCACCAGCCCTTGGCTAGGGCCAAGGGAAGCCCCGGCAGCCAAATTGAGAGCGCCTTGGCCAAGGCCATCGTAGTCGCAGATCTCAATGTACCAACGCCCTGGCCAAGGTCATAGCCTTGACAACGTCCAATTGACGGACACCCTGGCCAGGACCAACGAGCATCCAGCCTCCAATTTCAGCTCGTCCTGGCCAAAACCCCAGATCCAACAACAGAAGGAAGATCAAAGTGACTGTTCAGAAGACTGTCAACCTCACCAAGGACCCCTCCGGTCGTCCGGCTGTGGACCTCACCAAGGTCCGTGAGACCGCACCAGAACTCGCGAAGCTGGCCGACAAGGCCGGGATCGTGCTGTCGCAGCAGGACCTGTCCGGCGTCCGGGCTCAGGTCGTGGTCATTCTCGACCACTCCGGGTCCATGAGGGCCGACTACGAGTCGGGCGCCGTGGCGAAGATCATTAACCGGGCCCTGGGCTTCGCGCTCCAGGTTGATGTCGACGGCACCGTGCCGGTGATTCCGTTCGACGGCCGGGTGTGGCCCGTGATCGATGTGACCATGACCAACTTCTCTACCGTCGTCAACGACGCGCTGTTCCGGCCGCAGAATATGGGCAGCACCAACTTGACCGACGCCCTGGTACAGCTGAAGGAGATCGCCTCCAACACCGACGACCCGATCTTCGCGATCGTTGTCACGGACGGCAACCCGGACAACAAGGCCAGTACTACCCGACTGGTCTGTGAGCTGGCCGGCTACCCGGTGTTCATCAAGTTCCTGGCCCTGCGTCCGGTCGACTACCTGTCCGAGCTGGACGACCTGGGCGACGACAAGCGCCTCCTGGACAACGTGGACGCCAAGCCGGAGAAGGGCACCAGCCTGAACCTGCTGACCTGCTCCGACGCCGAGTTCATCGAGGCCATGCTCGACGAGTGGTCCAGCTGGATCACCGTGGCCACCGCAGCAGGAGTACTGAAGGCCTGATGAAGCACCTGAAAACCTTTGGGTTTTCGGCAGGGGCCACCGTTGTCATCTGGGCAACGGTGGCCTTTGGTCTAGGGGCCGGTGCATTGGTCACCGTCATGCTCCTGACTCTGCTGGAAGTCACCTTCTCCTTCGACAATGCTGTTGTCAACGCCAAGCTGCTGGGCTCTCTATCCCGTTGGTGGCAAGCGTTCTTCATGACCGTGGGCATCTTCATCGCCGTGTTCGTGGTCCGGTTCCTGTTGCCCGTACTCATCGTCATGCTCACGTCGGGGCTCGGGCTCCTGGAGACCATGGACCTGGCCCGCAATCAACCCGAGGTCTATGCCCAGGAGCTGGCCAAGGCCGGTCCTGCCATCGACTCCTTCGGTGGCACGTTCCTGGTCCTGGTCGCGGCCGGGTTCTTCCTGGACGACTTCAAAGACACCCACTGGCTCAAGTTCCTGGAGCGCCGGTTGGCGGCCCTTGGGCGCTACGACAACGTCGCTATCTTCGTGCTCACGGTCCTAGCTGTTGTCATGGCCCTCACGGTGCCTGGTGACACCCAGGAACGGCTCATGGTGCTTCTGGCGGCCGTTTGCGGCATCGCCCTGAGCGTGGGCCTGGGCATCTTCAGCGCAGCCGCTGAGGGTGAGGACGAGGGCACTGACGATCCGACATTCCCCTTCGAGGCCGGTCGCGTGTACCAGGTTGACGTCAAGCCCCAGATCAAGGTCGTCAAGGTCCTGGTCGGCGGGGCTGCGTTCTTCATGTTCCTACGCCTCGAAGTACTTGACGCTTCATTCTCCTTTGACGGCGTCATCGGAGCATTTGCTTTGTCAAGCAACATCTTTGTCATCATGGCCGGCCTCGGGGCGGGGGCTCTGTGGGTCCGGTCGCTGACGGTTCACCTGGTCCGTGCTGGCACCTTGGCCAAGTTCCGGTACCTGGAGCATGGCGCCCATTGGGCTATCGGAGTCCTGGGCCTGTTCCTGTTGGCCAAGACGTATGGGTTCCACGCTCCGGAGTGGATGGTGGGCTCGGTGGGCCTCGTGTTCGTGGGGCTGGCCGTGTGGTCCAGCATCCGGCACGAGCGACTTGTGCGGTGGGCCAAGGAACTGATTGCTAGATCAAATACACCTTGACCCCTACGTACGGGTATGGAATCGTGGTGACATGAGACCGGAGGATGTTTCGTGCCCCAAGTGCCAGGCACCCCCTGGCTCATTGTCTGTGGAGTTCAAGCTGGCCGCCAAGCCGCTTGGCACATGGTCGCTAGCGGGCGCCCAGACCAAGGTCGCAGCCGAGTGGAGGCCGGTCCTCGCCTGTTCTGACTGCGACTTTTTCAGAGTTGGCTCCTATGACGGGCACCATGCCACGTTCCCAGCGGAGGAGTCGTCATGAGGATCCTGATGGCTGGTGACACCCACATGGACCTGGAGCATCTTCAGTACCTGGTCGACGTGGCCAGCGTTGAGGCTGACTCCAGGGTCTTTGTGCTGGGCGACTTCGGCTACTGGGAACATGTGCCGGCTGGGATCCTGTTCCTGGACAAGCTCGATGGCTACGCCGGCAGTAAGGGTGTGACGGTGTATTTCTTGGACGGGAACCATGACAAGACGTCCATGATCCTGGAGCAGTACGCCGAAGATGCGGATGATGAGGGCTTCCTCAGGGTCCGGGAGCGTATCTACTACGCCCCACGAGGCCATCGCTGGACCTGGGACGGCTCCAGCTTCATCGCCCTGGGCGGGGCCTACTCCGTGGACAAGCGCCAACGCCTGCGCTGGGAGCACACCCTGGGCGCTCCGGCTGGCTCTTCCTGGTTTCCAGAGGAGGAGATGTCCGACGAGGACATGGACCGGATCCTGGCCAATGGAAACCTGGTGACTGTGATTCTGGCTCACGACAAGCCCCGGGACTCTGAGCCTGGTTGGAATCGCAAGGACCTGGACGCCTGTCTGCCCAACCAGGAACGACTCCAGCGGGCTATCGAGGTCCTGCGGCCGTGCCACTTTTTCCACGGTCACTTGCATCATCGGTACACCGAACATATGGAGTTCCGTGCTGCTGATAGCAGGATACTGGATGTTCGGGTCCATGGCCTGGACTGCAATCCAGATCCACGCGCGCCGGACTTGTTCGACCGGCAGCTCCAGTCGTGGGTCATCTACGACACTGTATCGAGGGCAGTGGTCATGGGCGGTCCCAAGGACCTGGCCAGCGACTCCAATGACCCCGACTGGACTCCTTATGTCGACTCACGTGCTGGTCGCTATGCCAAGCCCATGGAGGCAGAGCTGGCCATTGCCATCGCTCGTGAGTATGTCGACGAGATGGAGTACAACGATGATACCGCCCATGATTACTGTCACCATCGCCGTGTGATCATTGCCCTTCTTGAGGAGATCCGGCAACTGCAGCGACTACTAGATCCAACCACTTAAGATTACTGATCCCTCCTTTCTGAACCCAACTCCCAGAAATTTTGGAAATAGGCAACCCTCGTCAAGGAGACAAACCATGAGCAGAAGAGCATGGGAGGCGATTGCTTCTCTCGCTGACTTACGCGCCGAGATTGCTTCCCTCGCTGCCGAACGGGACCAGCTACAAGCCGCTCTCAACGACTCCCGGGACACCGCCTGGACACTGGCCGGCCTGGCTGATGACTTCGAGAACGAGCGGGACCGGCTGCAGGCCGAACGCGATGACTACTGGCGCCGGTTCAACAGCTCCCAGGACTCCAACAAGACCCTGGCCGCGATGGCACGGGAGTATCTGGACGAGCGCAATGCCCTCGCCGAGGAGCGGGATAAGCTGCAAAGGGCGCTGGATTCAGCCATCAAGACCGTCGAGCTACGTGGCGCTGCATACGACGCCCTTCTCACACGGTTGACGAAGATCGAGCAGGTAGTCAAGGCGGCCCAGGAATATCGCGTCTTGTTGCCAGCCGATGTAACTGACCTGTCCCCAGGCTCCCGAGGTTACAGACTTGCCGTTGCCGTTGATGTTCTTGATGAGACTGGGCCCAGTAAGACGTCATGATCAAGCGCTGGCGATGTTGGCTCATGATTCCTCCGTCCGAGCCCATGCCCTATCTCTGGTGGCTGGCCATCAGTGAATGGCTGCATTACCGTGACACTGAATTCGGCTATCTTCGGCTCTGGGTGCGACGACGGCGGCGCTGGGTCTGTCAGCCATATGGCGGGACTCTGTGGTCCATTGAACAGGTTCGGCCTGGACGTGAGCTGATTCGGTCGAGACTTCCTAAACGGACATAATGGCAGTACCCTGTCCGCATGGCCGGGCGACTGTCGCTTTCCTATGCGAATAAGTGGGAATGGGCTTCTGGCTGTGTCGAATGTGATGAGTTTGTCACGGTTGGCACGGTAAAGAACCCAGTCGCCACCGAACGGCTCATGGAGTACTGGACCCATGGAAAAGGCGGCCTCGTCAAGATCCGCTGGGGCACGGACGGATCATTCAAGCGCTGTGTGCGACACCTGAGGAAGTACTTCCCTCGCAATCCCGAGGGCCTGTGTGCCAACCTCCACCACCGGGCGACTGGTGAATGGCCCCGGGAGCATGGCAAGTTGGGTATCCCCAGCTGATTTAGGGTAACCCCCGGATCATGAGCATTGATCTGATCCTGTGGATCCTGGCCTTCGTGTGTTTCGCCATCGCTGCATTCGGTCCTGGCCGGTGGACCCGGGTCGACCTGATAGCCCTGGGCCTTGCCCTGGGCAGCTTGACCTTCATTATCAACTAGCCCTGGTGAATGAAGCTGTGGGCCCAGATGTCCGTGAGGTCAGGGTGCAGTGTCATCATCTGGGTCCCGGCCTCCTCGTCGAGGGACCACTTGAGCAGGACGCCGACGTTGACTGGGGTCTCGCACTCGGGACAGGCGAGCTGGAACTCGGCCACCTGGAGTAGCTCCTCGGCCTCGTCAATGGGCTCAGTCATCGCTGGTCCAAAGGATCCAGGAGCCGCGTCGGGTCCGGCCGGCGTGGAATGCCTCGTGCTCCGTTGGACGCTCGCAGGTCACCGTTGCCCTGGGGCCACGTCGTGCGTCACATGGGATCAGAGGTTCAGTCACTATTGTCCATGTCAAGGTACGAGTCGGTGTGCTTCTCCTCGGGCGCTGGGCGCTCTCTTCCCTCTTGGCTTCCGAGCAGACAACACAACGGCACATGAAGTTGGACCAGCCGCTGATGCCGTGAGTGATTCCATCGACAATGTTAACTTTACCATTGGCTCTGGCTTCACGCAGCGCCAGCCGGTGCTGTTCTCGTTGTTCATGACGTCGGACCCGGGCCGCCTCACGACAGGTGCCGCATCGACAGCCGTTGCTGTAGGGGCCGTAGCCGTGAGCGCCCTCACGTGGCTTGCGTAGCTGAGGCAAGCTGTCTCCTCATCCCCAAAGCTCCTCGCGAACAGCGTCAAAGTAGCTTTGACGAGCGGCCCGGTCAAGGTCCTGGTAGCCGGGCTCCGTGTCCCAGATGGCATCGTCCAGGCCCTGGTCGCTGAGCTGACTGACGCCCCAGCTGCCTAGCTCCTCGTGTATTGCCTGGAGGCATTCGGCTGGGGTCATCATGTTAGGCTGTTCGTCGGGAGACAACCGGATTCTCCTTACGCCACAAGGATAGTAGCTCATAGTTCCGCTGGCCGGGTAGTAGCTGGTGGCGTAACGCCCAGCACCGTCCACATCGGACCTGTGACACCATGGCAAACAAATGGCAGCCAGCCGAGGCTCCGCAGTCGGCACAGATGCCGTAGACGTTGGGACCGCACTCGGTCTCGATGAAGCTGAAGCCATCAGCGAAGACGTGTTCGTCCCCGGCGCTCATCGTCGGACCGTTCCCATGATACCGAACTGGACGTCCTGCCGCAGTCCCCGCCAGTGGGCAACGCCACCGATCTTCACCGGCTCCAGGCCCAGGGCCTTGAGTCGGTTCTGGTACCTGCGAGCGCCCAGGACCGGTTGGTGTTGCTCCGTACAGTACTGGTCGAACATGGTTCGTAGTGTTGCTGACCTGATCTCGAACTCTGGGGCTCGGATGAGGACACCCTCCTCGACCCGGTCCCGGATGAAGCAGGCCACGGAGTCCACGTCCAGGCGGTAGTTCTCAATGTCCTTGGTGACGGCGTCAGGCTCATCGAGCCCACGCAGTCGGTAGGCGTTGAGGCCCTGGAGTAGCCAGTTGAGGATGCCGTCTCGTTCCTTGGCCAGGACATCGGCGTAGCCGAGGACCTCTTCGCGGCCGTTGGATCCGAACTCAGTTCCCATGTGGATGGTCTTGGCCCGGCGCCAGATGGCGTTGTCGTCAGCCGTGACCTTGGGTAGGAAGTTAGTGGCGATCCAGATGACACACTGTGGCTTCCACTCGGAGTACAGCTCGTAGTGCCCACGTGACGTGACCCGGTCACCACCAGTCAGTCGCTTGACGAGGTCCTCGTCGAGGAGCTGACCCTCGGGAAGTTCAGACGTAGCAACGAATCTAGCCCCGCGCAGCTTGTGCAGGTCGATGGTCTCGGACTGCTTCTTCATCCGGAACGTGGACGCTGGAGCAGTAGTGCCATAGTCGCCGAACACCTGGGTCATGACGTCGGTGAGGACCGACTTGCCGGTGCCACTGGGGCCATGCAGCATGAACATGGCCCGCTCCTGGGGCTGACCCAGCATCGTGTAGCCCAGGCAGCGCTGGACGTACTCCCGCACCGAGATGTCCGGGAACGCATCAGTCATGAAGTCCAGGAACAGTGGACACTCAGCATCCTTGTCCAGCTGTGCGCCCATCGTCATGGTGATCAGGTTCGTGGGGTCGTGTGGCAGAAGCTCGTTCGACTCCAGGTCCAGCGTCCCGTTGGGCAGGTTCAGCAGGTTCGAGTCCTGGTTGAACTCATCCGACGTAATCGATATCCCAGGCTCGGAGGCGAAGCAGTTCATGGCGGCCTTGAGCTTGGGCAGGTTCTTCCCGTTGATCGCAGTGTCCCGGGCCTTGGTGAGCCGTTTGACCTCAGTCTCGTCGCCAATGGCCTCAGCCTCGTTGAGGGCGCGCTGGGCCATGAAAATGGCTCGTTCAGCGCAGACGACAGCAGCCCGATGGATGGCCAGGCGTTCGTCCTTGCGCCAGACCGTTCCGGTCCACTCGTACCACTGGCCGTCCCGAGTGTTGAAGCGGAACTGGTCACCGAACAGTTCCTTCATCCTGCGTCCGCTACCTGTGTCGGTCAGATCCAATCCCCCTGGTGGGGGTGGTATAGACGACGATACCCGCGACTTGTCGTCGGCGAGGGGCCAGGGCTCCAGCGCCTGGAGTTGGGGCGCTACAGACAGTGGACTGCCATACCCCTCCTGCCGAAGAGCCTTGGCTGCCAGGGACAGGTCACCGTGGTGGTAATAGTGGGCAAACACCCAGAACTTGTTCAATGGAGTCTCGGTCGGGAGCCCGGCCGAGGTGGACCAGACGTAGAGCCGATCCTTGTCCCCGGCATACCCCGTGGTGGCGGAGTGACCGTCCCGCTTGTCCTTGCCGGGACGCACCCAGAACGTCTCGTGGTGGGACCGGTGACTGACCTGCCAGCCCTGGTCGGTGAACCAGGGTTCGTCCCAGTCGTGCTTGGCTTCCCAGTCGTCCCCAGGCCGTAGCTCCCCATCCGTACGGACGGACACCTCGCGACGAGGTGCTGCTGGTGGGGGCGGGGGTGTTTCGTCCAGGACTTCGGTGATGGCGGCATGGATGGCCATGCGCTGGGACCAGGTGATGGTCGGGACCGAGCCCTGCTTGCCGGCCATGGTCTCCCAGGAGCCACCGTTAGGGTGACATGCCCCGGTGGTGGGGGCCACGATGACGTAGCCGCCTTCGCCCCGGGTCTCGGCCAGGGTCTTGCCGCTGGCGGTCGAGGCCAGCTTCGTGTTGCCCGGGATCTCGTGGTCAGAGATGCGGTACAGCAGGTGGATGCCACCAGTGGGTGTGACCTCTGAGTAGCCCTCCAGTAGCAGAGAGTCCCAGATCCCCTTGACTCCGCGAAGGTCGCACTCCTCGCCGATCCGGAGCAGGTGAATCTCCCGGGAGGCGTCCACCTCCAGCTCGGTCATCTCCAGATTCCCGGAGACGGCCCCACAGATCACCGCTACACCCACGGGCTGCTCGGGGCGCCAGTACCAGTCGACCTCCTCGGGCAGCATCCGCTCCCGCTGGAGTGTGGACCAGTCCCGGGTTGGCCGCTTACTTCCGTTGGCCTGGATCGGCACCACCGAGGCGCCCCCGTCATACCAGGCACGGGCGATGTTGGCCGGGATGTTGGGGTTTCCTTGCACGTAACCCACAACATCTGCCATCATGACTCCCGTTGGGTAATGGGGGTTGCCAGAGGGGTCCGCCTGTCGACGGCGGGCCCCTCACCGCTCACAGTGACCATGACTGTAGACCCGTTGAAGGTAGCCACGCCAGAGTCCGTCTGGGTATCTTGTAGGTCAACTCTTCCAGGGGTTGGCCGGGACCTCGGGGCTGTCGGGCAGAGGGTCACGAGGTCCCGGTGCTCGATCTAGCCCTGGACCCTTTCCGGCCAGTGCCAGGTCCCTCCGGCCTTTTCGTCCTCGTCGCTCTCCACGCCCTGCTTGAAGAACTGTCCCTCGGGGTTGAGGACGCACAGGGAGACCTCGCCGTAACCCACAGCTGTGATGATGGCTGCCCGGCATACGCTCCCGTACTCTCCCCCGGGTGTGCCGTAGCTCTTGTAATGGACGATTCGTCCAACGCTGGGAGTCTGGTCAGTCATTGATTCTCCTCACTAGAACGGTGGGTTGTCGCCGAACTGGGCCTGCTGCTCCTGGACCTTGCGCTGCTGCTCCGCCCGCATCCGCTGGAGCATGGTCATCTCCTCGTTGCTGACCTGAGGTGAACCCTGGACCGGGTACGCCTGTGACTGCGGCTGCGGAGCCGGCTGGATGTACTGAGGTTGGGTGTACTGGGGCTGGGCGTAGTTGGGTTGGTACCCCTGTGGCTGCTGGGGTGGGTAGCTGGGTGCCGGCTGCTGGTAGCTCGGCGCTGGCGCCTGATGCTGAACCGGCTGCGGTGGCGGCGCCGCCTGGGGCTCAGCCCTGGGCGAGAAGGCACTGGGTGCGAAGTCCGGGTTGGCCTGGCCCCACTCCACGGCCCGCTGCTTGGCGCCTGGGTTGTCGAGCATGTCGACGATGATCCAGGGAGCGTTCATGCCGCTCTTGCTGACGCCCAGGCTCACCACACCCAGAATCCTGGACCCGATCATGGGTCGGAGACTTGCGATCATGTGGGCCTGCATCCAGTTGCACTGGCGGTAGACCTTGCCCGGAAGGCCAGTTGCCTCGTCCTTGTCGTCCAGGTCCACCACGTCCACGGTGATGGCGTCAGAAGGCTTGTCGGCCCGGGTGAACTTGGTCTGGATGTGGGGCACGTAGCCCAACGGGTACACGATGATCAGGTGGCCCTGCAGCTTGGCCGGGGTGATGAACTCACCCGTGGTTTCTACTGGTCGGCCCCAGCCGTCAGTCATGGGTTCTCTCCTTCGGGGGGTTGCTACTCGGCGCTGTCGGCGTAGTCAGGAGCGAGCCCAGGAACCTGAGGCTCCGGCACGTCGGCTCCAGCCTGAGCGCCAAGCTCCTTGATCTTGGCCTCGGCCTCGTTCAGTGCCGCAGTCCAACGCTCGATGGCGTTGAGGCACTTCTCCCGCACCTTCATGGCCTTGGCCATGGCCTCGAACCAGTCTGCTGACTGTGTCATGGTTCTCCTCTCCTACCTGCCCGGACAGCCCTTGTCCGTGGCCGCGATGTCTGGGTCAAGATCCTTGTTGAAGAACGGACACCATACGCATTCGTCGCCTGGTGTGGCTTCAACGAACTGGAACCGATGGGGGTTGTTCTCGATGTCCATGCCGATGAGTTGGTCGCCGATCTCATACATTCGGGCCAGGGCCTTGAGGGCAACCTCCTCGTCGTAGGGCGCGCGCCAGATGTACATGTCGTCCAGCCAGCCGCTACGGGGCAGGAACACCAGCGCCACTTCTCGTACTTCACGGCCGGCACGCTTGTGGCCAAGGCCATAGATCATGACCTGGGTCTTGTATCCCTCCGGGATTAGTCCCTTGTGGAGCTTCCGCATTCCGTTGGCTCCAGTGGTCTTCCAGTCCACCACCAATCCATCTGAGTACTTGAAGATGTCGCTTCGACCCTTGACCAGGGCGTCGGGATAGACCCTGAGTTCGGTGGCATAGCTCAGATCCTCGACCTGGCCCTGGTAGCGGTTAATGGCCTTTTCCAGCCAGTCATGGACCGAGGTGCCTACGATGGCTGGCCAGGGGTCGGCCCAGATGTTGACCGCAGTGGTGCCGGCGATGCGATAGGCGATGCGACGGTTACATTCGTTGCCCAGCTCCGAGGGTCCGATCGCCCGTTGTTGAGACCGAGACGAGTTCTGTTCGTTCCAGAGGATGATCTTAGACAGCTCCGCCTTAAGGGCCGTGGTCCTGGGGTCCGGTCCAGGCAATCGTGCGAAGCCGTCGTCCACGCGCCCCTCCTTGACCTTGGTCCCGTCACGGTAACGAGGGGGTACGACAAAAACCAGGGCCCCCTCCAAAGAATCTTGGAAGGGGCCCTGGTTCTGAGCTAGGCATCCGACCTAGCGCATGTGTACATGTGGCAGATCGAGGCTACTCCTCGGTGGGAGTGTCCTGCTCCGTCTTCGCCTTGCGGCTGGACTGCACCTCGGACTGACCGGTCTTGCTGCCGGACCGGCGCTCCCACAGTGGGAGCGAGGTGCGGCTGTCGCGGTGCTTGTGGGTGTTGTAGCGGGTGATGATGGCGTCGATCAGGGCCGGGACGATCTGGCCGCCCTTGACCTCACGGACCGTGCGTCCGTGCCCGATGAGGCCCTGCATGCCGCCGGGGGCACCCGACAGCTTCTTGATGAGGTTGGCCTCGTCCAGCTGGCCCAGGTACCGCTCGTGCAGCAAGGCGAAGGCCTCCACGACCCGGCCGTCGTAGACGGCGCCGCGACGGTCCATGTCGTAGATCTTCTGCATCATCTCCAGCGCCCACTGGAAGTGGGTCAGGCCACCGCGCCGACGCACGACCCTGCGGGCCACGTTCACGGCACCGAAGCTGCTCATGCTGACGGACAGGCCGAGGGCGTCGAGGACGGCCTTGATGGCCAGCGCCTCGGAGTCACCCTCGCTCAGCGCCACCTTGAACAGCGTCTGGGCGTTGACCGACTGGCGGAAGTTGAGCTGACGGAAGAGGCGGGCCTCTTCGGCCAGGGTCAGGCCACGGTGGATGACCGCGCGGACCTTGCCGTGCCAGCCGACCCTGAGGCACGCCGCCCGGCGCTGCTGGCCGTCGAGCAGGATCTGCTCCTCCACGCCGCCGGGAAGCTCCCGGACGCTGACGGTCAGGGTGCCCAGGGCGCCGGGGTTGAAGTCCTCGGCGATGTTGATGATTTCGCGGGTCTGTTCCGACCGCTGGATCCGTTCGTCGATGCGGAGGTCGTCAAGGTTGACGGTTCCGAAGGTTACCTCGTGGTTCGGGTTCTCCGACTTGAAGATCCGGTTGAGAAGGTCGGTCTCGGTGGTGGTTGTGGAAACGTCCTCCACCGCCGCCGCCTTGTTCTTGCTGCTGCTTCCATCCTCGAACCGAGGCTTGGGGGCACTCACTTGGAACTCTCCTTTGGGTTGTTGGGGGTTGCGCGCTCCTCCAACAGCCTGCGGAAGGCGTGGAGGTGGGGAATGGCCAGACGCATGCGTTGGGCAAGGGCGTAGGCCTCTTGTGGACCGAGCTTGGAGTCAAGCTCGGTGAAACTCTTTGCCGAAAGACCCAGCTGCTCCAGGACCGCAAGTAGGTTCTGTGCCACTGAAACTTCGGCTATCACTGAAGGATGCTCTCTCGGCGCATAGCGCCGGCCTACTGGCCTGTCGTCCGATGGGCGATCGGGCCTTGGTCGACCAGCACCCTTAGGCAGGTACCGATCGGCCTTGAACGCCTTCGCCTCGTCAAGGGTGACCTCACCCTTGGACAGCTTCCGAAGGAAGGTCAGTGCCGTGTGTCGGCGTCCATTGATTCGCTCGGTGTTCCTGATGATGGCCTCAGCGGCAAGCCTGTGCTCCCTGCTGATTCGTCCACAGGCACGGGCGGTGGCGAAGATCTCGCGGATGAATCGGACTTCGTCCGGCCGCTTGTCGACGATGTCGGCTATCACTTCAGAGTGACCGCCTACGGGCAAGCGTCCCTTGAGGCCATCGACAGCGCGAGGCAGAAGATGGGCCTGGATCAGGTCCTGGATCTCGGTCCAGCTCATGGGCGCCCGTAGCAACGAGGCTGCGGAACTTTCGTCCTCTTCGAGCTTCCGCACCCGTTCGAAGTGGGCGATGACATCAACCCAGTTGTCGGTGACGAGGACGGGCACCTCGCTCCAGCCAAGCTCCTGGGCCGCGAAGAGCCGCCGGGCTCCGTCGATAACCCTGAAGTCTGGACGAAGGAGTATGGGCAACAGCATGCCATCCCTGCGCAGGCTCTCCCGCAACTTCATGGTGCCGGAACCTGGGTCCTTGCGGATCCAGGTTGAGTTGGCGTTGAACACATCCTGAAGTGGCAAGCACACATCACTCGTGTAGCGCTCACGGCTGCTCACTTCGTTTCGCTCCTTCCTTTGATCGTTGGGGCTGGATCTCACCCCTACGTACCCAGCAAGTGTGCCCCTACGACACGCCTGCTGTCAAGCCCCAAATGAAAAATGCCCACGGCCCCAGATGGCAGGTCTGGGGCCGTGGGTTTTCGGGGTGAAGGGTAAGGCTTATGTGGTGGTTGGTTCATCCAGGAGCTTGTCCACAGCTGCGATGAGATTGACCTCTGGTGCCCATCTGTCGGACCTGACGGCGTTGTACTTTGCCGCCCCACCTGGTGCCCAACGGCCGAGCCGGACCATCTCATTACGGTAGGCCACAGCTGCATCAATCACCCTGCGTACCACCTTGGTGGTGTCGCCAGAGCCGTCGTACCCATCCAAGACCCAGAACACGGGGTGGTCGACCCCCAACGCCTGCTGGGCCCTGGCGATGACGGCAGCAGCCTCGTCCCGGTCATTGACGACCGTGTCGTAGAGCATGACCATGGCGCCCGGATCCCAGTCGTCAGACTCACGGGCTGCGGCCAGGACTGTGCGGACATCATCTCGTTGAGCCTTCATGAGTCCACACTCCCCCCGGAGCCTTTCGGCCTCAGCCTCGTAGAAGTCCAGGGCCTGGAGGGCAGCCTGGAGGCGTTCCTCCAGGGGCACGGCTCGGTTGCTGGCCCAGCCATGAAGCGCTGCGGCCTTTTGGCTTGGAGTCAGCTCATCGGCCATGGCGGCTCTTCCTTAAGGCTTGTCTGATTTGCCGGCGGGTTGCAAGCGGCCTGGTGCCAGACTTGTCGCTCATTTTGTGGCCCACGTGGTAGTTCACGCAATGGGTGCAGAAGTAAGCTTCCATCTCGGGATTGCTGTTGAGGTGCTCCTCGGCCTCGGCCAAGGTGCGGAACACACGCTTCGCCTCATTGGTGCGTGTCCGACACTGACGCGGGAGCCGAATCATCTGCGTTGTTCCTCCCCCCAATGATCAGGAGGTCAACGTCACGGGCACAGTTGCGGATAGCGATGGCTTCCCAGGTGAGCTTCATGCGGACCTCGGATCCGTTCTCCGCCAGCAGCATCCGTTCGCTTAGGTTATTTGCTTGCTCATGCAACCACTTGGTAAACAGAGTCAGGGCTACATCGGCCGCTTCTTCCTGGTCCAGCGCCGTGATCCGGGACTGGGCGAAACGTTGACGCAGGTTTGGCGTTAACACTTCGGTGCCTCCGTCCAGGCGCCAGCGAACATGGCCCAGGTCCGGGATGGGGCATCAACCGGCCAGTCAATCCTGTGCCGACACAGGATCTCCTCGCTTCTGATGAGGGCCGCCTGGGCCCGGACCCGTTCCTCGCTTGGGTCGATGAACCAGCCATCGTCGAAGACGTCAGACTTGACGGCCCATTGGATCCATTCGACCTTGGTCTCCAGCTCGGTCTCGTCCATGGCCAACTCCTTCCTTAGTTCCACCAGCCCTTGTCCGGTCCGTGCCGGTGGTTCACGGTCCGGGGAACAACATGAACTTCCTTGCTCCCGTGGTACTCCTTCTGGGCCTTGCGACAATCGTCCCGGGCCTGGGCCCGGTCGGGACCCCACCAGCGGAAGTGCCGGTCCTTGCGACGTGGTCCCCAGTACGGGTACCACTTGTTCCTGTTCTTGATGAATTCGTAGTCTGGGTCCCAAGTGCAGCCAATGTCCTTCCAGTGGCGCCAGTCACTGAGGCCGGGGTGCCGGCGGACAGGGCGCTCGGGAAGGTTGCAGACCCGGAACGGGTACTGACGCCGTATGTATGGGGCCCCTTGACGCTCAGGGCAGTTGGCGGCGTGGTCAGGGCTGTAGGTTTCGGTCCGCACCCACCAGGGTGCGTCCTTGTCTGTTCTGGACACGGTTTTCCTTACCGTGCCGGACCTTCCGGCACCTATAACATGCCCATGTCTCTATCTCCTTCCCTTGCTTGGTTTCATGATCCGCAGCCGGAGTCTTCCAGCTGCGATGAACAGTGCGTCGTGGTTGCGCCAGAGCAACTTCCACTTGGGCTTTGAGGTCGTCCAGATGCCGTTCTCTCGGGACTTGCCCCACGTCACGATCACGTGCCCCCACCCAGATTCGAACTGGGAACCCTCACCTTAGGACGATGCTGCTCTATCCGTTGAGCTATGGGGGCCTAGGCTGCGTTACTGGTACGGCTGTGACCCAGTTTGAGTCTACGATCCAGGGCCAGTGCGTATCGCCGTGGCATGTCCCAGCCGAGGTTCAACATGCGCTGCAGGCTGTCCATGACGGAGCCACTTCCTTGGCCCTCCAGGGTCACCACGTCATTGACTTGGTTAACGGCCTCGGCATAGCCACGGTCCACCTGGAGGTAGGGCTTGACGTTGAACAGGACGACGACAAAGGCTGCTCCAGTGGCGGTCCAGCGCCAGCTGTTGAACTCGACCGGTCCCCGGGACACGTGGACGTGGGGCTCCAGGCAGTGTTCCTTGCACTGGCGTCTGAGGTAGTCCCCAGGCACTCGGGCCAGGTTCATCTCGGCTGCGGTACCGGTCATGGCCGTCAGCTTCCGGCTGACGCTTACTTCCTTGGTGTCGACGGAGAGGACCATCTGGACTGTGTTCCGGGTTCGGTTGGCTTTCCTCAGGATCCGACCCTTCAGGTCGAGGATCCCGGCCATCCAGGCCAAGTCAAAGGTGGAGATCATTGCCATTCCCTGGTTGTTGGGCCGTGGAGACGCAGGACTGGACTAAGGCTCAGGGACCTGAAGGGAGCAAACCAAACGTAGCCCGTCATGATCCAGCCTTCAGGGATTTCGAATGAGATCACTCCCTTCACTCCCTGTTGACGTCTCCACGGCTCCCTGGGGGCGGAGCATGGGGAGAGGACCCGAACAGAATCCTCTCCCCACGGGGGCCGGCATTCGGTGCCAGGAAGGAGCGCCCAACCGACACGAACCGCCGCATCCACCACCACCGCGCGGCACCTCACTGCCCTGCACGGGGGCACAGGGGGCCGAGGTTCTGGCGCGGAGGACATAGGGGGTGGGGCCACAGCCGACCCCGGCCGTGGCCCCACCAATGGTTCCCTCAGTCGCCCAACCGGAGAGGGAACTGGCCGGCCGGTTATCGCCAGGACCAGGCGGAAAGGTAACACCTGGGGCGACTATGGGCTGGGCGATCTGGCGCGCTCGAAGGGCGGATGAACCCGGGGAGGAATCACCCCTTCGTGCAGCGGACCGGACCGCTTGAACTCAAGTCTAGCGTCTTGCTGGTGGTCCGTGGTGGTGGTGCCCCTGTGGAGTTGTCAACCTTGCTATGGCTCTAGGTTAGACACCCCTACGTCCGGGTGTCAAGGCCGAAGTCGCTGTCGTCAGCATGGCCATGAGCGATGATCGACAAAAGTGGACATACTATCTATGATCATTTCTTGTGGGGCTATCTCTCCAGGATAGGGTAGCTGCGCTTCCCGCTGAGGACCGCAGAGACTGGCTCGCGGCCCAGCCCCCTTATCTGATCGACGAGATTCTGCGCGGGGAGTGGTGGTGGGTCGCGAGACCCGAGCAGGTGCCACCTCCTGGTGGTTGGTTCGTGTGCCTGGCCCTGGCCGGGCGTGGATTCGGCAAGAGCAGGGCCGGATCCGAGTGGGTCATCAACCAGGTCCTGAAGCACCCGTACGACGGACACGGTGTCCCCACCGAGTGGCTGGTGATTGCGGAGACATTGTCTGATGCCAGAACCATCTGCATGGAGGGTCCAGCTGGCATCCTCCGGGTGCTGGAGCGGCGCAAGATCAAGCACCGCTACAAGATGAGCCCCCGGCCCATGGTCCAGTTCCCGTCCGGAGCCAAGATCTACACCGAGGGCGCCGACGACCCGGACGTGGGACGTGGATACAACGCTTCTGGTGCCTGGCTCGATGAGATTTGTAAATGGAAATATCCAAAACAATCATGGGACCAGGGCATCATGCCCTCGCTCCGGGCCGATCTCATCGGCGACCATCCCCGGGCCTTTGTCACCACCACCCCGAAGCCAGTCGACATCATCCAGGAGTGGGTGCAGCGCGACGACGGCACCGTCCACGTCATTCGGGGCTCGACCTTTGACAACAGCGCAAACCTGTCCCAGCTGGTCATCCAAGAACTAAGGCGCCGGTACGAAGGCACCATGATCGGGCGCCAGGAGCTGTATGGCGAGATCATTGAGTCCTTTGACGGGGCCCTGTTCAGCCGCCTGGACATCGAGAACAACCGCCGGGACCAGATCGGCGACGACATCGTGGCCACGGTCGTCGGCGTCGACCCTTCACTCACCGGCGAGGACGACGAGATGGGCATCGTCGTTGTCTCCCGCACCCGGGACAACCACCTCTGGGTCCTGGCCGATCGGTCCATCATGGCCGTGGGTCGAGAAGCAGCCCTGGAAACATGGCGTGTGGTCGCCGAGTGGGGCGCCGACATGGTCGTCTGTGAAACGACCCTGGGTAAGCGTTGGATGCAGCAGGTGTTCAACGACGCCTATTACGAGCTTGTGGGTCAGGGCGTTTTCCCGGAGCACACCAAGCCACCGGTCACTGGTATCGACTCCAAGATTGGCAAGAAGACCCGTGGCGAACCTGTCGCTATGCGCTGTGAGCAAGGCAAGCTCCATCACGTGGGTCGGTTCCCCTTGCTGGAGGACCAGATGGCCATGTTCACGGGCTGGGGAACACGGGATTCGCCTGACCGCCTGGACGCGCTCGTCCACGCCTGTCGCTTCCTGATGGATGGGGAGAGGAAGGCGGCCCGGATCGCGAGCCCACGTGATGTTCTCTCCACCACGCTCCAGTCGCTATGGGCCGAGTCGGGCAGCTACACCTGGGGGTAATTCCCCTTAGCCCCGTTGAGTGGCACGATGGCATTGTCCACGCCCTAAGGGAGTGACTATGCCGTCATATATCCAGTTGGCAAGTGAGCCGGTATGGGGCTGGCAGTTCGTGCCGCCCAACCTTCAGGCCATGATTGAGCGCGTATGTGTCTTCTACAACCTGGGGCCAACGGCGGTCGGTGCGCCTGGCGACAACAACCATCTCTATGGACGACACAGGTCGGCCAACTGGGACCGGACTTCTATCTATTGCACCAATCGCAGCTATGGCACGGTCAACGCCAAGGACAAGACTGGTGACCAGAACTGGTACCGGGCTATTGATACCGGCATCCAGGGCCAGACCCTGATTGACGCCTCCCATCGCATGGACAACCTCGTCCGGTCAGGGGCTGCACCTGGTGTGGCGGAATGGTTTGGCACCTTCGATGGCCAGGTTGTGGTTGGTTGGTACGAGGGCCGTCCGTCCAGCTCCGATGACTCTCATCTCTACCACCTACACGCTGGGCTCTGGAATCAGTATGCCAACGACCCGGTGACCCTGAGCCTTGTTTATGGGGCAATAACTGGAGAGGATGACGGTATGCCAACGGCCGAAGAGCTATGGAACTGGGTCCCGCCCAATGACGCGGCCAGCGGGTTTCCCAACCCCAACTATTACAAGATGTACCAGATCGTCATGGGCAACAACGCCGGCATCTACGTCACGCTCCAGAACCAGGTCGGTGGCGTTCAAACCTCAGTCAACGAGGTGTTGGCGAAGGTCAATGACGTCAGCGAAAGTCTCGACGAATGCTGTTCAGGAGAAGGTGGGGGTGCGCCTATCGGTAGCGCCGTCAACCTGACCCCACAGGCCATCAATGCTGTTGCTGAGGCAACGGCTGATGAGATTCGCCGGGACCCTGAGCGCGACGGGGACGACACCTGATCGAGGCGTCATTCACTCTCGGTTTAGTGTTCATGTTCTTTTGGTAAGGTATGAGGGCCTTGCGTATCGAAGGAGGCCCTATTGAGCGTCTCTGTTCACGTCACTATTGACGGTTGCGCCTGTGGCAAACCCCTATGTTCCCCTTCACTCATTTGGCACGTTGGGCCGCCTCTCGACACCGATGAATCGGACCGAGTCATAGGGCCCGCTCCTCAATTCAAGTGTCCGCGAAAGGTGGATCTCATCATGGATCTTCAGGCCGACAAGAAGGTGGCTCTGTCCGTGGCCTTCACGGACGAGGTCGGAAACCCCGTACCTACGCCTGATGGCGAGACGGTTGCTTACACGGTGGACGACCCCAGCATCATCAACCTGACCGACAATGGCGATGGCACGGCCGAAGCCGCTGCCACCGGTACCCTGGGCACCGCGAACGTCCACGTGGACGCCACGGGACCACTGGCCGCTACGGGCGACCTCCAGCTCGTCGTGGTGGCCGGTCTGGCCGAGCGCCTGGACGTCGTGGCCGGTCCTCCGGAGGAAGTCACTCCGGACGTCTAAGCTTTTCTCATCCTCGGGTAGGTAGGGAGAGACCCAGGTCCTGGCCGGGACCTGGGTCTTTTCCTGTGGAGCAGTGGGCCCTCAGCCTACATGGGGACGTGGGGGTTTAGCTAGACTGGAAGCGTGGCCAGAACCAGGATCCTGAGTGTGACCGCAGCTGACTGCGAGTTCCAAACCTTCCGGTCCGGTGGCTCCGGCGGCCAGAACCAGAACAAGCGAGACACTGGCGCCCGGTACGTTCACCGGGCCTCAGGGGCTCGTGGCGAGGCCCGGGACGAACGCAGCCAGTGGCAGAACCGGAAGCTGGCTTGGCGGCGCATGGTGGAGTCTAAGGAGTTTCAGCTGTGGCTCCGTAGGACCCTGGGCCAGCAGGCAGCCGTTGATGCTGAGGCTGCCCGCTTCGCCGAAGTCCAGGATCAGGATGTCAAGATCGAGGTACGGGTCCATGGTCGTTGGACCCAGGCCCAGGAGTCGGACCTCAGGGCCTAGACCGGCGTTGACCGCTTGGGAATGACGTAGACCCGCATCAGGTATGCGACACCAGCCTGGAGAACCGACTTGGCCAGAGTGAGGCCCAGGGCCTTCCAGTAGGTCGGGGTCCATTCAATGGCCCCGAACGCGGTGGACAGCACCAGAATCACGGCAACAGCAATGTCGAGTGCGAAGCCTTGGGCCAGGGATCGTAGGGAGCGCTCAGCTGCATCTGCGCGAGTTGCGACTGGTTCATCACCGAAGTGAGTCATGATCACAGAGTAAAGCGAAAGGTCCTCAAACTGAAGATCTAAACGTACGATGAGGTGCTATGACGAGTGCTGCTTGGCGCTGGTTCCGGGCTATTGGTTACGCCCTCATCGGCTGTGGTGGCATAGCAGTTCTGCTCTGGCCGCCTCTCACTGCCTCCAATCCTGTGTCACCAGTCGGAGGTCCGGTTATTTTCCTCTGGGCCCTTTTGCTGGCCGTGGGCGGACTGACCTCGGCTCTGGGCTCGGCCTCAGATATCTGGCTAGGAGAGTATGCAGGCCTTTGGCCCTTGATCGTCACCTTTGCGATTTTTGGCCTGGCCAGCGTATTGAGCGGGAACCTGATCGAACTGCCACTGTCGCTTGTTCTTATCGGATGGGCATGCTTGTTAACAGCTCGGTGGCGTGAAGTGGCCACTGTTCGATCCGAGGCATTGCAATTCAGCAGGTATCAACGGAGCCGAACGGGGGGATAATCTGTGCCAACCTGGGCCACGACACTGTTGACGATCCTGCTCTCTACGGGCGGGATCGCCTTCTTCTCCATGCTCGGGCGCGGGCTCTTGGCCTGGCGCAGCGGTGCAGCGGCCCGGGAACAGGAAACCTACAGCAACATCAGGCAGATGAGAGCAGAGCAGGCCGCTGAGTTAAGGGCGGAGTCCGCCGACCGTAGGTATTGGCAGGACGTGGCTGCCCGCTACCACTGGCAGCTGACCTCAGCCGGCTATGAGCCCAATCCCAAGAGCCCTCTGCCTCCGAGCCAGCAGCCGGCCGTCCAGCAGGGACGTAGGCGCCCCTAGGGGCTTGGTGCGCACCAGCCAGTACCGGTGCCCGGGGGCTCCAGGAGCTGATCCAGAAGCATGGTGAAGACCCGCTGCCGATCCTCGTCGGACTGGAACCAACCGACCAGGGGTTCGTCAGGGTAGACCACTGCCTCAGGGCGGGGACCCAGGAAGAACGTCTCTCCGTAGTCCAGGCCGGCCATGAACGCGGCCTTGTGTTCGGCCATGTTGAACTTGGGGTTAATCAAGGGCAGGTCGTCAGGGCGTACGTCGATGGGTCCCACGCATAGGCTCGCGGTGGCGCTACGAATCCGGAAGTAGAACGGCCGCCCGTCCCTGAGGTAGCCCCAGTGCTGCTCTGGGCAGGCCCCGCCGCCATAGCTGGTGAAGGTCCTGGGGTCAGCAATGGTGGGGCCACGGTCGCTCATGGCGTAGACCTCAGGCATGCTTCTGGGGAAATCTGCGGGTAGTTCCACGTAGCGGATCCCGGTGACGATCCGGGCGTGGCCGGGATATGACTCCAGCCTGAGACCCAACGCTCATCCGCCTAGTCCACGGTGGACAGCAGTGAGGGTGGGGGTAGCACTGGCAGGCGCTACCCCCGGTGAATCCACTACCAGCCGAAGCTGATCGAACTGGCCCGGTCATTGAACAGGTCGGGCCAGCCCAGGTCGTAGATGTAGGTCGAGGGGCCCAGGGTGACGTGTCGACTGCCACTGGCGCAGCCGTAGTCGTCCCAGATCGTGATGGTGAAGTCGCGCCGGTTGTCGATGGAACTGATCTGGTTGTTCCACGTCGAGCCGATGTTCAGGCACGTCCAGATCGGTGTGGTGTAGTAGTACATCGGATCGCCGCTCATGACGTTCCAATATGTACATAGCTGCCCGCTGCTGCAGGCAGTAGCCTGGGCCGGCGCTGCTGTCACCGCGAGCGTGCCCACGATGCCAAGCACCGTGATACCGAGCGCGGCTAGAAGCCTCTTGAACTTCAATTCATCCTCCCACCGGGTAATGGATGTTGCGAAGCCGTAGTCGGAATTGAACCGACAAGCTCGCGCTTTGCAGGCGCGGCCCTTGACCACTCGGGCATACGGCCTAGACGGCAGACGAAAAGCCAGAGACGGCTTCTCTGGGCGTTGTCACGTCCTCAAGGAGGCGCCTGAGGGTTGCCTCCAGGGCTGGATTGCCTTTGAGCTTTTCCAAATCTTTGAAGCTGAGGCCCTTGAGGTCAACCAATGGCGTTTGATCATCGGATGGGTCAAACTCGTCAGCCATCTGGATCCCTTCCCCTTGAAGACATGTGCCCAGTTCTCCCTGGCCAATGACGATCTCATTCAGGAGAACTGGAGCTTCCGGCCCGACGATCCTTGGCGACTTGCTAGCCAGTCACCAAGGTACTGTACCGAGGCGCCATGCCTGAGCACCTGCGCGCTCGTAACTGGATTCGAACCAGCGGCCTCTGCCTTCGGAGGGCAGCGCTCTATCCGCTGAGCTATACGAGCAGGGGTGGGAACCTACGTGGTTTCCATTCTATTTCACTGGGCCTGGTGATGGGTCGCAGCTGCCGCCATATGGGTCTTGTGCCTAGGCCAATGGCCGCTAGTTCACCATTGTGGTCCAAGTCGACTTCGGGGTAGAACCCGACGACTTGATCGTCGTCGTAGAAGAAGTCAATGTCGGCAAAGATGTCGCCCTCGTTACTGGTGTTCAGGAACATGCACCTGCCAACGACGGGATTCGGGGCTGGAATGAATGGAAGATCAATGAACACTGGAATTGGTAGTCGTGACCAACGAAGAGATCTTATGTAGAAAGTCCGGTCGTCAAGAGTCGGAGTCCAGGGAAGCATGATGAGTCCGGTCCAGGTCCAGTTCACGATGCGCTCCTTGTCTCTATGAAGTATGGGCTAGGACGCTGCTACGTTGGGCAACACCGTTCTCCTGGTCCTAGCTTGTGCCAGCAGAGGGAGTCAAACCCCCAGGGGCTACTGCTTTACAGGCAGCGCTGGGCTTCGGCCCATACTGGCTTGAGATGTTCCTCAACAAGGGTGCCTGGCGGAAGTTGAATCCGCATATACCAGAGCCACAATCTGGCGCTTTACCAATTAAGCTACAGGCACAGTACCCGTGCTAGGACTCGAACCTAGGCCAACCGGTGTGTGGAACCGGTGCTCTTGCCACTGAGCTACACGGGCATGTTACTTAGATCCTGGACATTCCCAAGATTCGCTACCGTGCGCCAGGTGGGAGTCGAACCCAACCACATTCTGCTTATAAGGCAGGCCCCACCAACCGGATGGGCTCCAGCGCGCGAGGACACAGCCCAAAGGGGCGAACTGTGCCTCTAACTGTTTGCCGTTCTGCCGTCCCCAATTCGGCTACTAGGCACTCTCGACAGCTGGCGAGATTCTATTCCGGATCCTTATTCGCCCGTCGACCCGGATGTGGTCTGTCTTCAGATGACCAGCGACAATCAGCGCTGAGTACATCTGGATCTGCTGCTGGTGCCCGTTGCGGGCTGAAACCGCTCGTCGGTACTCGTGGTTGTTGCGCAGGACCACGTCTGCCATGTAGGTGTCGGACAGTGGGGTTGAGTCAGAGTATTCCATCCGTCCCCACTGCTGGGCGGTACCCACAGCGAGCGCAATCTGCTCCATCTCCTCGATCCGCGCCTGTAGCCGTTCGACCTGGTCGGCGTGCCACGACATCTTCTGGTAGTTGGTCTCTTGCCCCACGACCATCTGCATCGTTTTCTTACTCCGGGGAGTCGTTGCTTGTCCGCTCAGGACCACAGGCGTCGAACAGGGGCTTCAGATTCTCCGGCAGTGTCATCCTGGGCATGGGCCTCAGGCCACGCTGCCGGGCACAGAACAGGAGCGGCCCCATCCACTCGTCAGCGTCGGGGTCAATGGCCTGGACGTCGGCGATGGCCTGTTCCAGGTCCTGTGCGTTCTCGCTCGTGACCTCTTCCATGTCCGCCGTGGCCCAGGTGAAGGTGTCGTTGCACATGATGTAGAACCTGATGAACGGTCCATAGTCATGTTCCGTCTGCCACCACAGCATGTCACGGCAGTCCAGGCCAGCGAACAGGCCCAGGATCCAGGTCATGAAGTTTTCGTTGTCGGTGACGATGTTGTCGAGTTCAACACTCTTAGTCATCGACGGGTCCTTTCTCGCTGGGTATTGCTCCCTCGACTGGGTTCGAACCAATAGCCTTGCGGTTAACAGCCGCCTGCTCCACCAATTGAGCTACGAGGGAATGAACCTGGCCATTGACTTATTCGAATTCTGTGCGGCAGTATCCGCTTCCGTGGAATGGCCAGGTGGGCACTGGCTTCAATGAGACCATGCTTCCGCGCACGGGTGAATCACCATGTTGCTGCATCCGCCAGTACCCATTCGCATGCAGCTAGGGTCATCACTAGTCCCATTGACAACTTTTCAGCTCTTCGGCGTCAGCCACCAGAAACCGTCGCCGTAACAGCCGCGCATCGTGACGTACACCCCGGCGTTCGAGTTAACGCTGTCGATGCACCAGCCCGAGGCTGGGACATTCCGCTGGGCTGTGTACATGTTCATCAGGTTCCTGAGGCTGTGGTCCACTTCGCTCGGGAACCCGAGGTACCAGACGAACCGGTACGACCCGTAGTCACAGGGCCACAGGACCACCGTCGAGCCGAACAAGTCAGCGTTCCCGGGCACCAGGCAGTACGAAGTGCCTTCGAGACGGACGAAGTACTGATACGCGCCGGTACCCGAGTCGTCGAAGATGAAGTGTTCGTTGTGGGAAGCCGGACCGCCGCAGTAGTTCAGGATCAACTGCTGGTTAAGGTTGCTGGTAGGTGCCTCCAAGCAGAGCCCGGACCGGCCATGCTTCAATTCGTATGGCCCATAGCTTGCGGCGGATGCTGGGCTTGCCAGTGCGACCGCACCGACGACCCCCAGTAGTGCTGTGGTGAGGACTGCCCCCACCCTTGTGCGGACCTTCATCAAGTTCTCCGTCCTACTGGTAGTGAGGGTTGTACCGTAACGCGGACGGGATTTGAACCCGCAAATGTCCTGGGTGAAAGCCAGGCGGCTCTACCAATTCGCCCACCGCGTCGCGACGTAGACCAGGGAGGTTGGGCTTTGGAGAGTGCACGAGCCGTGGCCCTGGTACCACGTGCGTGTCCACGCCAGGATTTGAACCTGGGGCCGCCTGCGTGTCATGCAGGTGCTCTTCCGGGCTGAGCTACGCGGACAGGGACCTAAGGGCGAGTTCAGGATGGGAATAGTGCCACGTTCGGCCCTTAGGGTTAAGTGGCGGTGCCCGGATTTGAACCGGGGATCTCTGGGTTATGAGCCCAGCGGGAACAGCCGAACTTCCCTACACCGCGTCGAGGTACTGGTATCAGTGTACCAGTGATCCGGGTCGGATTCGAACCGACGAACACACTGATTAAAAGTCAGGGCCTATGGACCGCTCAGGCACCGGATCAGCGACATGCTAGGTACGTTGCCCTTTCTCAGCTAACTGAAGGATTGTCGCACCGCGTCCGTGTGGACGTTCCCAAGGCTGACTCATGCGCATGTCAGGCACGATCGCGCCCCTCCCGGGAGTCGAACCCGGCGACGCTGGGCTTAGAAGGCCCGGCTGTACTTCCGGTACGAGAGGCATTAGGCCCAGCGGTCGCTAATGTGGGCACTATTCGTCACCTTTGAGCTGGGCCCAGTAGCGGCCATCGTGGGTTATGCATTCTTTATGAGCTGGGCCCGGCGTTGACGCTATGGACATTGATGCATGGGTGGCCTGGGCCCAGCGGGGCTAATCGTGGGTTCTGCATTCGTACTGAACTGGGCCCGGCGTGAACGCTATGGGTGTTGATCGACGGATGGTCTGGGCCCAATAGGATTGCTTTTGGGTTCTGCGTATTCTATGAGTTGGGCCCAGCAATGGCCATGTTGGATGTTGAGTGCTCCTAAGGGCTGGGCCCAGCGCGCATGTACTGGATGTCAAGTTCTTCATGACTGGGCCCAGCGCTAGAACTTTGAGGCTGGCATCGTCGAGGGATTGGGCCCAGGTGCCCATCATCTGAGCATAAGGGTTTTTCAGTGACCTGGGCCCAATGTCTGGATGATGGGTACGGTTCGAGCAATGACTGAGCCCAGGTGCCCATCATCTGGGTATGATGGTAATGAGTGATGACCTGGGCCCAGTGTCTGATCGATGAGTATGGGACGAGCAATGACTGGGCCCAGGCGCTTGTGAGATGGGGACAGTTCTCGCCTTGAGCTGGGCCCAGCTGTCGAATTCTTGGGAACGCGCCCGCCAAGTGAACTAGGCCCAGTTGTTCTTCCCATGGATATAGCCAGGAGTGTGAACTGGGCTTGTGATCCCGGTCGGATTCGAACCGACGACCGTCGACTTAAGAGGACGCTGCTCTAGCCACTGAGCTACGGGATCATGTGATGGGCCCTGGTGCGTGATGGATGACCGTTGCAGGAACATTGATCAAGGCCCAGTTTCGTTGCACAGCTCCAGTGTGTATCTGAGGGACCTTGCGCTTGCGTTGACTGGAGCCAGCGGAAGGTGAAGGAATCGAACCCTCGACTCTTACATCGGCGCGGTTTTCAAGACCGTTTTGCCACCATGGCGCCACCTTCCAAGGTATGGCTTCACAGTTTTTATAGAGCCTGGAAGCCTCCGTGAATCATGCTCCTTTGGGGAGCCACGGGAAACTCTGCTCTTACTCTTTTCCTTCGGTCCAGCTGAACCCTTCGTTGACATGGGCGGCCACTAGGGCCTCGTAGTCGTCGCCGGCCAGGATCCTGACGGCCTGGTCGATGGTCCAGGCCTTGTGGTGGGCCCCCTCTGTCTGCCCCGTCTGCACGAGAAGGCTCAGGGCCCTGGCGGCCTGGTCACTGGTGATTGGTCCGGAAAGATTGAACTTGCCATACCAACCAATTCCAATCTCTGTGGTCACGTCGGGATACACGGATTTGAACCGTGGACCTCTGGTCCCCCAGACCAGCGCTCTGGACCTAACTGAGCTATATCCCGTCGCACCCGCAAGAGGATTCGAACCTCCGACCCCCGGATCCGTAATCCGGTGCTCTATCCGCTGAGCTATGCGGGCTGGGAACTGCCGCCAGGTAATCAATAATTCACTAACAGGACCCGGTCGAGGAGACTTGATAGGAGTTGTTAATCGTCCTAACGGCAGTTCGTGGGGATGAGAGGATTTGAACCTCTGACCACTGCTGTATCAGAGCAGGACTCTCACCAGGCTGAGTTACATCCCCTTGGCGGTGAAGCTGAGATTCGAACTCAGGGGCCACTTTACAGCGACCACAGCATTAGCAGTGCTGCGCCTTAGACCGCTCGGCCACCTCACCTTGCGCGCTGCCGACGGGAGTCGAACCCGCACCAACCGGCCTGACAAGCCGGGACCCTGACCATTAGGCTACGACAGCTTGGTACCGAGGACGGGACTCGAACCCGCAAGCACCGGATCCTAAATCCAGCGGCTCGCCAACTGGCCTACCTCGGCATATGGAGACCCAGGAGACCAAGGACTAGTACTGCACTCCCCAGTGGGAGCGTCCTATGCACGACACCTTGACCCTACCTGAATCTCTGTGGACCCTACCCGATTTGAACGGGCAACCTGCTGCTTGCAAAACAGCTGCTCTACCGTTGAGCTAAGGGCCCTTTGGTTGGGGGGCTATTACTTGGCGCCTTATCATTGCGTAGCTACCCTGTACAGGCGCCCAGTGCGGCCGTGATCACTGACTCCGAAGCCCCCCTCACGGAGCAACCGCCCTAGGACCGTCGTCCCGAGCCCACGACGCGGATCGAACGCGCTGTCTCCCCCGTACGAAGGGGGCGCCCTACCTTCAGGGCCTCGCGGGCATCTTCCGTAGCTGCCGGTACTGCTGCTGGGTCAGTTCGAACGTCGCCAGGACCAGGCGCTGCTTGTTGGCCAGATGGTAGCACCGTAGGTCTTGCCGACAGCTCAGGGGAATGAACCAGTCTTCGCCGTCGTGCCGTGATCTGTTCCATCTCTCCAGGGCCCTGAACCCAGGGACCTTGTAGATCCACATGTCGTACCAGTGATAGATCATGGCTGCGACCCAGAGCCTTAGCGGCTGGCGCCAGATCTCAACGTAATAGGTCCTGCTACGAGAACCTGAGTACCTCGTGTAGATCGTGAACCCGTACTTTTTCACGAGCCGGGGGTCGGATTCGAACCGACAACCTTCCGCTTACAGGGCGGCTGCACTACCTATTCGTGCTTCACCGGCATGGACCCAGGCCCTCTTGCGTTGATCGATACGCCCAGGACGAGGGCCTGGGTCATCATCCGTTGGCTTTCCCCCTAAGACGTGACTCCTAGACCAACGGAAACTTTGTTACCAGGGCCGTTTCCGGATCCTGATTTCGGTTGTCCTCGAAATGTCGTCATGAACGGCCGAATGCGCCTTGGCCCAATCCTCACGCTTATCAAAGTCATAGAACGGCTGGGGCAGTGAGGGAGTGCACACTCTGCATGCGGCCAGGTGGAACACCGTGACTTCGGCTGCCCCAGGGACTATGTACGTTTCGATGTCTCCAGGAAATGGGTCCCAGCGCCAACGCTCCGGGTCGACCTCGTCTGGGTCAATGAAGCCCTCGTCAGGCTCTATCTCAGCCACCTTGTTTCACTCTCCCAGGGTTTGGTCTTAGTGCTTGGCCTTGTCGATGCTTTCGCGTAGCACCCACATCCGGCAGGTTTCCCTGCGCCCATCAGATAGCCAAGTTGGTGGGTCCCTAGCGCTCCCCGCCGAGGATTCGAACCTAAGCGATTTCCCGGTCCAGAGCCGGGCGTCCTGCCGATTAGACGAGCGGGGAAGGGATGCCCCCAGTCCCGGCGAGGACCAGGGGCATCGTTCCTGTAGGCCTTCAACCTCAGGAGCCTTGACTCACACTACGTACCAGAGCCGCCAGTTGTCGGCGCAGTTGTCCTGCCTGACCATTGCCCCCGCGTAGGCGTACTGAACGCCGATGCACCAGCCGTTGTAGGAGTTGCGCAATGCGCGAGTGCCAGAGGCCCAACCGAAGTCCAGGTACCACACCTGCGGCCCGCTCCAACTGCAGTCCCACAGGACGATGGTGGAGTCAAAGAGGCCTGCAACACCTGGCACCAGACAGAAGCCGCTGCCTGCGGGCCGAAGGAAGTAGGCCCAGTTGGAGCCGGCGTCGATGAAGTCGAACTGCTGGTTGGCCGCTCCGGTGCATGTGTTGAGTATCAGTTGCGCGTTGCGGGTGTTGCTCGGGATCTCCAGGCAGTAGCCCGAGGCGTTCTGCAACTGGTGTCGGTACGTCCCGGCCGAGGCGGGGGCTGCGAATACGACCGCCCCAACGATGCCTATCAGTAGGGCTCCGACGATCCCGACGACCTTTCGTTGAAGCTTCATGCTTCCTCTCCCATCATGCTGACTACCGCTTGAGCCCAGCCCAGGTCGGGGCTTCTGGTCTCTTGATGAGAGCCATGCCAGCCTCTTCTGGAGTCCGGTCACGCTTGCGCTGGTTGCAGGGGTCGCAACAAGCGACTGTGTTCTGCCAGGTGTTCCGTCCACCTCTGGACGTTGGGACCACATGGTCCACGGTAACGCCATGAGGGGCGCCACAGTAGCCACACTGGTACTTGTCCCGGCGCAGGACACCGGGCCTGGACCAGGCCGGTCCAGCGGTGTACCGCCACTTGGTCACGATGTACTTGATCAGCTTGACCGTCTTCGGCATCGGCCAGATACCGAACCGTATGTCAGGCTCCGATTCGTGGATCTCTGCCACACCACGGCAGAGCATCCGGATCGCGTGTCTGAGGCCGACCGTGTGCAAAGGGCCAAGGTCAGCGTTCAGGACCAGAACCGCTTGCATTGTGTCGACCTCCTTAGTCGATGGGTTCTAGGTGTGTATGTTCACGAACGGACAACGGGACTTGAACCCGCGACCTTCGCCTTGGCAAGGCGATGCTCTTCCATCTGAGCTATGTCCGCACCGAGCTATGACAGGGCCGCAGTGAGCGCAGCCAGGATGATTGGCTCTGCCGCCCGGGAGTCGGGTGAGTAGCAGAAGTGACTCAGCTGGCCGTAGACGCACATTGACTCACCGGCCAGGTTCAGGTTGGCTGTGTTCCAACCGCCCTCGTAGGAACCATTGGTGTCGTACGGAGGGAAGAACGTATCCCCTACGAGATAGCAGCCAACCTCGTTGGCGTAGCCGACGACCATGGCGCCGTTGACTCCGCCGTAGTGGCTTCGGATCCATACCCCGAACCCGGAGACTGGCTCGCCCCCGATGAACGCGATCCGTAGGGTCGGCGTCCCCGCCAGCTTCCAGACCTGGAGCGGGACCGGCAGGGACGTCAGAAGGTTTCCGGCGTCGATCTGGTCCATGGCCCACTGAGCGTGCCGCAGGTAGAACGGGTATGACCCGAACGCAGAGTCAGCTAGACGGGCTGCGTAGCCGGCTCTCATTGTGGTCCAGCCACTGGGTGTCGAAGGCACCTGTAGCGGGAGGGTCATCTCGACCATCGGAGTGTCCATGATCCCGGTCAGGGTCCGTCCTGGCGTGATCACAGCACCGACGACAGCTGAACCGATCTGGGCCCCGAGCTTGTTGCGTTGAGCCCACATCCGGGGCACGTACGTTGGGTCCTGGTCGCCGCCCGGTCCGGGCAGGAACTGGGCGTGGCAGCTAGGGATAGCGGCCTCGATGACAGCACAGGCGGCTGCGGGATAGTCCCCGTCCCACAGGGTCTGTGCCCCTGCCGTGACGGCATGGCAGCCGTACCCGAACAGCACTGCCCCCGGGAGGCCGTTGTTCTTGCGGGCCACTAGCACTGGTACAGCCGTTTCGGTGTAGGTGCTGGGCGCGGTCCGGGAGCCGGACCAGTTCTGGGTGATGGACTGATAGTCCAAGGTCACTGGAACTGGGTCAGTCACCAGGGCCGTGCGGACGGTGTCGACGACCGTGTCACTGAGCTGCGCCCAGTAGGTGTTGCAAGCCGTCAGGTCCGTGGCCCCGTAAGTGATCCAGGGGTCAGGGCTGGTCAGGGTCATCGGCGCGTTGTGAGTGTGTGTACACAGAATCACGATCCTGGCCGACGTCCAGCTCGTCAGGGTCAGGAGCCTGGCTCGTAGGGCCTGGCTCCAGTCCCGAGGGAGTGTGCCCGCGTCCAATGTGATGATGGCCCGTGGGCTTGGGTCCCAGAGGATTGTCACCCGGACGTACAGCGGTGAGTAGGTGCCCGTCGCCATGCGCGGTGTCGGGTAGGTGTACCCACCCATGGCCATTGGCCCTGGAGTGATATCAGCCTGGGCACTGGAGAGTTGGATCATGTTGGCCAACTCAATATGATCGCAGCCAGGGAAAAAGTAATGGCCGTCAGGCTGAGGATGAAAACCCAGGCTCTTTTGTCCAACTCCGTTTCCTTTCCCAATGGAGTCTGATTGAAGGTGCTGGCGTCAGACTTCGCACCCATTCTCCGACCAAGGGTCAAGGAGGGTGGGCTGCTCCCAAAGTTTCGGCCACATCCCCGAGCGAGTTGGGTCAAGGGCCTACTGACAACGCCGGGTCATACTCCCGAACCAGCACCTTGGCATACTTACTGATCAGTGAGTTCAGATCCCTAACAACTCGGAAGAAGCAAAGGGATTGCTCTGACTCCTCACCATTCTGGGAACAGGCCAGGGCAAGTCAGGCCTTTAACGCCATGCCCTGGCTCCTGCCATCAGCACCCGGTATGCCAGCGTCCCGAGCCCCCGGCCAGAATCGAACTGGCCCCTTGGACTTACCACGTCCACGCTCTCACCAGCTGAGCTACAAGGGCAGGGCCCTGGTGGCTTGAGTCAGAGGCGCCCAGGGCATTGCGTACCTCTACACGGATTCGAACCGTGAATCACCATGCTTTGAACATGGCGGCTTTTCCGTTAGCCCATAGAGGCTTAGTACTCAGCCTCTGGGTCCCAGGGCCTGTACTCGTATATGGTCCGCTCCCTAGTGGTTCCTACGCGAACCTCGGCGGCACCGTCCTGTAGGCAAGCGTCGCAGATGTACAGCCTCAGGAACGTGGGTGACGTTATCGGAGGATCCCAGATCCGACTGCCGTAGTTTCCGTGGGCGGTGAAGATGACCCCGCCACGAGGAACAATGAACGTTTCTTCATCGTCAGAATCTACTGGCGCAAGGGCCTTGCCGCACTTGAAGCAGTACATGATCCTCCCCTTTCGCTCCGGGAGCGAGACTCGAACTCGCAGGCCCCAGATCCAAAGTCTGGTCACGGACGCCGATGCCGTACCCCGGAAGGTCAGTGTGTGCGTGCCCACCAGGGACAGTCGCATGGGTCGCCACCATGGGCGTACGACCCTGGGCCTTCGTCTGGATCTTCAAGCGATTCGCACGAGTATCCGTTGCCAGCCAAAGTGTGGCGGATGGTGTGCTCACCGACCCGGTGTCTCTCGTGAGGTCCTATGACCTCGCAGCGGTACACAGAGTCAGCCTCATGGGACCCACAGGCCTGGACGGAGAGTTCTCCATTCACTTGGCATTGGTATGTATGTCTCACGTGCGGATGCCGGGGCTCGAACCCGATTCCTTCTGTTTGGAAGACAGACGTGCAAACCCGTTACACCTCATCCACATCGGGCCCTTGGCGGCGGGGGAGCTACCCAAGTCCCGAAGGACTCCCCTGTACACCAGGGCCAACCTATACCGCCAAGAGACCTTACATCCCTGCCCCCAGCGCTAGGGACTTTCCTTTCGGCAGCCTCGGGATGAAGGCTGATGGTGTCGCGCTCCGTGGTAGCCGCACCAACTGGGATAGGGAATCGGTCTCAGGTCCCTTGGCAATCCCAGGCTCTTCAAAGTGCCCTTGCCGCTGGTCGCGTACCAGCAGCTCATCGGAAGTTTCCTTCCGCTACCTAGGCCAGGGCCGGGCCTCGTATTTTCCGCCTTGAAGGTACGGCGAGATAACCATTACTCCAACGGTGCTTGCACTGGGCCCAGTGCCACTTCTTTGAGACTTGGATTCACCGATGACTGGGCCCAGCAGATGTCGTCTTGAGTAAAGCCGCTTCGATGAAACTGGGCCCAGTGTCGGTAGTTTGGATACCGGTAGCGCCGTGACTGGGCCCAGTGAAGGTAGTTTGGATGCCACGAGCACCGTGACTGGGCCCAGTGTTGCGATTATGGGTTTTGACTCTTACGTGACTGGGCCCAGTGTCGACTTCTTGGGTGCTGTAGCTACATTGAGCTGAACCCAGGGCCTACAACAAGTACAAGTATTTCGTTCCAGCGATCAGCTTCCGGTTGATGGACGTCGACTGGACGTAGATCTTGTAGTCCGGGTTGTGATCCGGCTCCACTCGAACCTCCATGTCCGGGAGCCCAACCAGGTTCCTGGCGTCACGGCCGGCGTAGACCCTTGCCGTCTTGGCCCTTTCGACCACGACAATTTCCTTGGCCGGCTGGATCGTTTCCCGTTTCATCAGCTCGTAGTAACCACGGCCCAGCTTATAGGTGTGGCCACATTCCTCGGTGAACGTCTTGATGTCAGTGTCCCTAGGAACTGGGACCAACATGTACTCGCCCCGCTTCAATGGCGTCAGACCCGCTTGCGCAATAGTCTGGGCGTTGACGGTTTGGGCGTTGGTGGAGAACAGGCCCGTGGTGGACCGGAGACCCGAGGCCCTGCCGACCATGTAGCTGTCCGTGGCAGCCCGGATCCGTTCGCCAACCTCACCGACGCCGCGACTGGAGACTGTGTCCCAGACTTCGACGTTGCCGGCTGGGAACCCGAACCTCTTGGCCTCGTGCTTGGCGTTGGCATTGGGCACCAACGCAGCGAGGGTCCAATGATTCGGCAGCTTCTCCAGGCGAGCCTGAAGTGTCGTGGCCCGGTTCGTGGAGCAGTTCTCCTCGCCATCGGTCAGGACGTACACCAAGAACGAATGGTCCCCGTACCGTTCCGGGGTCTCTTCCAGATCCCTGATGGCCTGGAGCGTGGCGTCGATGAACGCCGTGTTGCCCCGGGGCAGGTAGTACTGGGCGATGCTGGGCAGACGAAGCACGTCCTTGTCCCAGACCACGCAGTTGATGTTGCCTGGATCTGCGAACGTCCACACCGAGATCCGGGTCTCCTGGTCCAGCTCCTTGGAGCGTTGGGCCAGGTGCTTGATCTGACTATCGGCCACAGCCACCAGATCCCTGGTGTGCCGGGTCATGGACGTGGAAGCGTCCAGGACGAGGCCGATGTGGTTGATGATGTTTGCTGCGGCAGCATTAGCCATGTAACTCTCCCAGGGGTCTCGGCGGACTCAGCTTCAGTCCGCATCATCCACCGGGGGTGTGACAAGAACACAGTGACGGCGATCAGGCGTAGTAGGTTGTTCCCGTTCGCAACCGTCCCCGCGTGCTGTCGGCATCTCACTTCATTGACCCTACGAGGACGGGGGTCGGTCAATGAACTGACCCAGGGGTCAGATGGACCGGACCATTCTTCCGGATCACTGCGTGTCTCCTGACGGAATCGAACCGCCGCCACCGGGGCTTCAACCCAGTGCTCTACCGCCTAAGCTAAGGAGACGTGGGGTGTGCGACGGGACTTGGTTTACCCGCAACCTTCCGCCAACCGGTGCTCTTTCCTTGAGCTACGCACACCGTGGACCTACCCGGATTCGAACCGGGAACCTCCTGTCTGCCAGACAGGTGCTCGACCAATTGAGCTATAAGCCCTGGGAGCTTGGGCCCCTTCCGGCAAGGCCCAAGCTCTTCTCAGCGGTACTGCCGGTCCTGGTACCAGTCCTTCAGTTTCCAGAACCATCCGTGGAAACGCCACCGCCACCAGGTCCAGTCAAGTTCCTGAACCACGATGGGCCAAGCGGCCACGTCACACTTGTTGCACCGGTGGAAACGCCATCGATACCAGCGATCCTCATAGTTGATCTGGAGACGGCCACTCTCACACCGGCTTTCGCCTTTGGGGTACCTCGTTCCCCCACCAGCCCAGCCTGGGCAGCGATGGGGCTTGTCATAGCAATGACGACTTAGCCGCATCACTGCCTCCTTTCTGCTACGAGCTGAAATGCATAGCGATGGAGTTGTCGAAATCGACCTCGCCAATACACCATCGCAAAGTGTCATAGATGGCTTGGAGTTCCTCGTCGTCCTCGCCGCCCTCGTAGCTGCTTGCTTCAGCTTGGAGCCTACGGAAGGCTTCCTCTATCTCTTCTCGCGTTCTCATGAAACTCTCCAGTTGAGTAGATGGTTGGTTCACCAAACACCCACGTGGCGTAGTTTCTGATCCCGAGAAGTCTCGGGCGTGGACCCAATCCATCATGGCGTCGTCGGGACGGCCGGATTCGAACCGGCGACCCCCTGGTCCCAAACCAGGTGCGCTGACCTAACTGCGCTACATCCCGATTGTCCTGGCCCCAGGGAGCTGCCCAAGCTGATCTGGCCTATGGCCAGAGGCATGGTCTTCGACCCGGAGGCCAGGACTTTATCACATGCTGTCCACTGTGGAATTCTCAAGAGACAGTTCCTCGGACGAACCGGGGACCGTGCGAACGAAGGGAATCGAACCCTCTCCAGGCAGCTTTAGAGGCTGCCGTGCATCCATTGCACGTCGCTCGCGTTGCACACACCGCACCGGGCTCGAACCGGTTGACCAGACTCCAACCTGTTGTTCCCTCTCCGGGCAGGCGCTGGGTACGGTGCGTTGCGCACGGGCGGAGGGACTTGAACCCCCTCGAACGGTTTTGGAGACCGCCATGCTACCGGTTACATCTCGCCCATATTGACCTTGTCCCATTGAGCCTAGGGGCTTGGGTTGATCCCGGGCAACCACCTTGTCAGTGTTGCCTGAGGCCGTTCCGTCAGCTCCAGACGAACTAAGGTTACCCCCACGTCCGGGTGTAGTCAAGGCCTTAGTCGGGAGACACCGCAGCCCCCTGGTCGTGGGGGACAGGGGGCTGCGGTGGACTGACCATTCGAACCTACTCCAGCCAAGGCCACTTCGCCTGTCGGCCAGCCTCCACCATGGAGATCATGTTGAAGGTGGCGTCCGTCAGGCCACCCAGCTGGTGCCGGGTGCTGGACGTTTCCATCATGGCCGGCGAGTAGCCCACCATGTTGAACGAGTAGATCGGGACGTTGGCTGGAACCTGGTCACTGACGTTGCCCTGCCAGAACCCACGGCTGGGGCCGAAGGTCTGCTCATCGGTGATGATCACAACCCGGTCGTGGCCCTTGAACGTGGTCGCCAGAGCCTGGGCGGTCTGGGTGCCGCCACCGGACCGGCCGTAGAGGCTGTCGAAGCGCTCGGTCTCCCGGAGCACGCCGCCACCCTTCTTCACCTCGAACCGGTTCACGTTGGTGTCGTAGGCGTATACGTCCACAGCCTCGCCCTTCAGGGCCAGGGCGATGCCGAACAGGGCCCCGGCCGTGGTGGCCTTGACACTGCTCTTGCCGCTCATGACCATGTGCATCGATCCCGAGACGTCGATCAGAACCAAGGTGCGGCCCGGAAGCGGCGGGATGTTGCTCAGCGAGTACTGGAGCGCGGTCTCCAGAGGCAGTGCCCAGTACGGGCTCGTAGCCTCCTTGGACGCCGACAAGAACCGGAACGGCAGCTGCCGCGACTTACGCACAGCCTCCTCGCTTGCCAGCGTCTCCTGGATCAGCTTCATCGTCTTGGCGTCGACCCCGGCCTCCTGGATGTTGCGGAGGTTCCGGAGCAAGGCCATGTATCCCATGGTCGGAACCACGGCCTGCCAGACGTTGGCCGTGAGCTTGCCCCACGACGAGACCTGCTCCCAGGTCATGCCGGCACCCTGAAGGGCATCAGGCGCCTGGTCGGATGCCAGGAGCCGAGCCTTCTCAGCATCGGTCAGAGCCTGGAGCTTGCCCCGGTTCAGGAGCACGGTCAGTTCGGCCGGGATCTCGGTCGGGCGCCGACGACTGTCCAAAATGTACTTGAACAGGATCGACTGCTCGAACGTGCCCGGGTCCGGGTGCGTCAGCTCGATGACGTCGGCCATCCGGACGGCGTCACCAGAACGGTCCCACTTGATGTAGTTCCGCTGGGTGTACAACCGGACAGCAGCGTCAGCGATACCACGACGGATCGCGGCGGGGGTCTTCTTGCCGTAGGTGTTGAGCCAGTAGCTCAAGGCTTCGGCCGGCTCATCGGCACGGACGAGGACACGGTTCATGACCTCACGCGCGTAGCCCGGCAGTCCTGGCTGAATGACCTGACCCTGGAGCACACGGGCAGCCTCCACGGCACCGACGACGGCAGCCGTACGGATGTTGCCCTTGGTCCGCAGCCACACGAGGAAGTCCACGACCCACTTGGGGTCTTCCTTGGCGACCTGCTGGACCAGTCCGGCGAACCGGGTGTTCCGCTCCTGGGCCTTCTCGTAGAAGGTGTCCTCGCCGTAGAAGTTGGTCACAGCCAGAAGGAACAGGTCCGTCTTGGCGTCACGCGACCAGGCCGGTGCGCCCTCGAACGTGACCGCGTCCTGGGCTGTGGTCTGAAGGGGGGTACGAGCACGGGCCGTCCGTGTCGTCTTGGTGTTGAGCTTTGCCATGGTCTTTCTCCTCTCGGGCAAAAAATAAGGGGCCGGTGTCCTGATGGGATCCGGCCCCTGGGTAGTAATGGCTGACAGGCAACAAGGCGTTCCAGGTGTCCGCCGTTTCAAGGCGGTGTCCGCGCCAGCGGCCATCCCAAGAGTGGGAGGGGCAGGAATTGAACCTGCGAAGTAACCCGGTACTAACGGATCTGTCAGCGAAGTAGGTGCTCCCAGGCAACAAGGCGGCGCAAGTGTCACTTTGTTTTCACCAAATTGAAAGAAGTAACTCGCACCTGCGGATCTGGGAACGAAGCTGATGTCGCCAGGCAACATGAGCGGCTGTGAGGGTGTCCCACCGTGGGCTGGGCCCAACGGAGGGCTTCCGTGTGAGTTGTATGAAGTAACCCCACGAGCCTTCGGATCTGGCAACCGAAGTTGATGTCGTCAGGCTACAAAGGCGGCTGAAGTGTTTTTAGCGCTCTGCCAATTGAGCTACAAGGCCACAAGTGGCCTCGCTGGGACTCGAACCCAGAACCTCTCCTATATCAAAGGAAGTAACTCCTGCCAATCGGATCTGACGACAGATGTCAATGTGTAGTTGTCAAGTGTGCAGACCTCGGGCGCAAGGTGTACGGACTTCGGTATTGCGCTGGCCTCAGGTCTTGCTGTAGACCCTACGACCCCTACGTCCGGGTGTCAAGGCCTATTTCCTACTCCCCGGCCACCGTCGCACCCGTGGAGTCTAGGATGTTCCCAGACCACAGCGTCACATGATTACCGACGCAGCCGTTGGCGTAGCCGAAAGCTCCGGGTACGAACCTGTTGTCCAGGATGCGCACGTTGGTCACGGGCCCTTGGCGGGCACAGTAGACCGTGTACGCCCCGCCAGCGAGCAGGTTCCGGGAGATCAGGACGTTGCTGTTCTGGGGGTTTCCTTCGTCCCACTGGATGATGGCCGACGTGGTGTTGCCCCGGACATCGATGGTGTTGTGGGTGAAGTTGATGTTGGATGCACCCTGGTTGAACTGGGCCCCGTCCGTGTGCGCATCTCCACCGTCGTATAGGTCATGGATCCATGTGTCTGTGACGATGGTGTTGCCCGGGACGTTGAGCCCGTTCTCGCAACCATGGATGTCCGCCCGGCGCAAGGTGACTGAGCCACCGGAGCCGTTGCTGTAGCCGTTGCTACCAGGGGTGTCGTTGCACGTGATCTCCACGTCCTCGAACAAGGTGCCCGGGGCAAAGCTCCGAACCGCCCAGAAGCAAGGTGCGGCGATCCGCACGTTCCGGAAGGTGACGTTGGCGGCCTGAACCTCGACGCATCCCTGGATGTTCATGTTGCGGATCAGCTCGCCGGACGTTGCGTATGTGGTCCTAGTGGAGTTGACCAAAGTCACGCCAGGGATAGTCCCGGTGTTGTCCACGTTCGGGAACCCACAGGCTGCCAGCCGGTGCAGGCAGTCCACGCCGCTGGGCGAAGGTGCCGGCGTTGTGGTGGCCGTGGGACTTGGCGTCGGCGGCGGGGTCGTGGGCGCCGGGGTCGTCGGCACAACGGTGGGACTTGGCGTTGCCGTTGGCGACGGGCTCGGGCTCGGGTCGGTTGGTGTCGTGAGTCCGGTCAACGTACACGTGAACGTGAACGTGCCGTTGGCCCCTGGGGTGGGGTTCGTGCAGCTGATACCGGGGGCTGGTGCGAGGACCAGCTGTTGGGTTGTGGGTGTTGCCCAGGCTCCAGGTCCGCTGAGGATCAGGAACGTGGCCATGACGCTGATCACGACGCGGCTGGCTATGCGCCAGCCGTTGATCTTGCTCTGAGTCATGCCTCTATGCAAGCACAGATCCAGTTCACCCGCACGTGGGGGCGAAGTCCAGGGGCGAACAAGATCTGGACAGGGCTTGATCATTGGCCCCTGGACTCACCTGGGAATTGATTCTACACCCTAAGGTACGGGTGGTTATTCCTGCGTCAACCACCTGATACGTAATTCATATTCTACCGCTTATGATCTGCCTATGGTGTGGTTGTCTTTTATCCTTGTGGCGCTCGCCGTAGCCAGGGTCACACGGCTAATTACAGCCGACCGCATCACGCTATGGCTTAGGCGCTGGGTCATCACCAAGTACGGCGAAGAATCCAGCGCCGCTTACCTTGTGCATTGTCGAGCATGTTCTTCCATCTGGATCGCTTTCCCCGCCGCTGTCGGCTGGGCCCTACTGGCTCTTCCCTGGCGCCTGTGGTGGCTCGCCGTCCCAGCCTGGCTTGCTTTTTCCTACACCACGATCCTTCTCGCGCGCCTCGAAGAGGAGGAGTAAATGGCCTTCGGTAGAAAGGCACTGGCGGCTGTTCCCGATGACGCCCCGGAGCCACGTTCTACCCGATCACTTGTTGCCTCGGCCCTGAGGTTCAGGTTCGACGACGCCTCCTATAACTCTTGGCGCTTTCGAGACGAGGCCTGGCAGCGGGAACTTTGGCGTCTCTACGACATCACCCCCGAGCTTCGGTTTGCCGCCAGCTGGGTGGGTAGCTGCTGCTCCCGGGTCCGTATCTATGTCGCCGATGTCGACGAACTGGGACGGGTCCAGGGCGAGACGAAGAACAAGCAGATCCAAGCCCTGAGTGACACCTTGCTGGGTGGCCCTACGTCCAAGGCCGAGCACCTTCGGATGATGGGCGTGGACCTGACTGTTGCCGGCGAGTGCTACATCGTTGGGCAGCCGGACCCGAACCGGGCCACGGACAAGTGGTGGGTCCTGACGCCCACGGAGTTCAGGCGCGTCAAGGGATCTGGCGGGGAGTGGGACTGGGCCTGGGGACCCAAGGGCAACCCCATGTACCTCGACCTGGACCGGAACGTGGTCACTCGGGTGTGGACTCCACACCCACTCCGGGTATGGTGCGCGGACTCTCCCGCCAAGTCCTGTCAGATTGTGCTCCGGGAGCTGGAGCAGCTCACCAAGTACGTGGCCTCGCAGATTGACTCTCGCCTTGTTGGCGCCGGCCTCCTGATCATTCCCAATGACCTGGATATGCCCCAGGAGGAGAACAGCACCAACAACGCCGAGTCCTTGATGATTCGGTTTGCCACAGCTGCCGCCCAAAGCCTCCGGGGTGAAGGAACCGCTCTCGGCGTCTTGCCCCATATTATTGAGGCCGCTAACGCTGACGGCTTCAAGCTCCTGACCTTCGACAGTGAGCTGTCCAAGCAGGCCATGGAGCTACGGAAAGAGGCCATTGAGCGCCTGGGTGTCGGCATGGACATGCCGCCCGAAGTCCTCAGCGGGCTTGGTGGCGAGAATCATTGGAACGGCTTCCTGATCGACGGGTACGGCATCAAGGTTCACATCGAACCGATAATGACCCGGATCTGTGAGGCGCTCACCGAGGCGTACCTGTACCCCGCCCTCAAGCTCATGGGCAAGGACACTCAGCGCTACACCTATGCCTACGACACCAGCCCGTTGGAGCTTCGCCCCCAGCGACTGCAGGACGCTCTGAACCTGTACGAGAAAGGCATCATCGGGGCCGATGCCGTTCGGGAGATTGGCAACTTCAAAGACACCTGGGCCCCGACCGAGGAAGAAGCCGGCCGGACCCTACTAATTGAAGTTCTGCTCCGGGATCCACAGCTGATTCAGAACCAGGCCATTCGCAAGGCCGTGGGACTGGGCGAAGACATCTTGCCCCAGTTGTCCATGATTGCCCCAACTGCCCAGAGTATTGGTATGGGCCCCGGGGGTGGCGGTGGAAGTGGTCCCCCTCCGCCTATGCCGCCACCTACCGGTATCCAGACCACGCTGCCTCCCCCGATTCCGGACACCATGGACAAGATCGGGGCCCCGCCCGGTCCACCACCTACCGGTATCCAGGCGTCTGCCGCCGGTCTCCAGGAGATGGGCATCGTCGTCCTCGCCGAGGCCACGGTGCGCCGGGGCCTGGAGCTGGCCGGCAAGCGGCTATTGAATCAGCACAACCGGCACCGGTGGCCAGATGTGCCCCACAACGAGCTGCACACCCGCATCAAGGTCCAGGACCAGGCTCATGCCAACCGCCTATTGGCCGGGGCCTGGGACCAGTTGGATGCGATGACGAAGCTGGTCGCCGACGACTTCGACACGACCAGGCTCCAGACGACCCTGTCCAAATACTGCTCCATTCTCCTGCTCCGGGGTATCGCCCACGACCCACCGAACCTGTTCTCCACCCTTCAGGTGGATGGGGTCATTCGTGGCCAGTAGGGAAGCGGAGGACTCGGTGTACCGCGCGGCCAAGGATGGACTGAAGCGGTGGCTGGGTCGTGCCCGGGATGCAGTCATGGCGCCATGGCGCCAGTACAAGGCCCAGCCCAATCCCCAGGCCATCGCCTCCACCGTTCCGGTGTGGCAGGAGCAGGTGGACCGGATCATCCGGGCATTGACCCCAGCCCTACAGGAGGGTTGGGGTGCGGCCCATTTGCCTGGCGACTACGACCCGAGCGACCCCTACATCCAGGCCAATCTCGCCTTGACCTACAACCTCCTCGTCCGGATCCCGGACGAGGTCCACGCCATGGTGGTGCGCCAGATTCTGGAGGGCACCAATGCCGGCGAGACCACGGACCAGATCGCCCACCGCGTGGACCAGGTCCTGGACTTCACCGGCTCCGAGAACTGGGACGGACGGGCCCGGGTCATCGCCATTACGGAGTCGACCCGGCACCGCAGCTCCAGTCTCCTGGCCCATGGCCTGTTGGCCCAGAAGAACGGTCGCCGGGACCTGATGAAGCTGTGGGACACCACGATGGACGGTCGCGAACGGCTGGGGCACAAGTTGGCCAACGACCAGACCGTGCCCCTGGGTCAGCCCTTCATCGTTGAGGGCGAACCTTTGCTCTTTCCCGGGGATCCCACAGGCCACCCAGACAACGTGTGCGGCTGTCGATGCGACCTTCGACTTGTCCATGGAGCAGAGGTGATGCGCTAATGGCCATCCGATTCAAGGGCCTTATCGCCCCGACCGAGGTTCCCACTGGGGACGGCCGAATCTTCGCCGCCGGCAAGATGACCCACCGCCCCACGCCCATGCCCCTGATGGTGCGGTTCGGCTCTGGGGGACATGAGGGTGCCACGGTCGTAGGCAAGATCAATCGCATCTACCAAGGCCCAGGGGGCTACTGGGCTGACGGCGAATTCCTTGACCCGTCCATGGTGCCCGAGGTGCCCAAGGCCATCTACATGCTCAATCAAAAGGTCATGGGGCCCTCGGTAGACCTGGACCGGGACTTCACTGTGGAGGCCATCAAGCACCCGGTCCGGCCTGACAAGAAGGCTGCCCTGTTCAAGGAGTACAACGTCATCGGCACCACCCTGGTCCCGATGCCAGCCTTCCACCAGGTCCACATGGCTGTGGATAACAGTGAGGACAAGGCACTCCTGGCCTCGGTGATGCCGGACCTGGACATTGACGCCTGGGTCAGCTTCGACGTCAACGGGGACTCCTGGAAGCACTGGCCGGTGGCCCCTCGGGACTATCGCTACGACGCGGACGATGCCGTCAAGCGCATCGCCTACTGGGCCGGCATCGGGTCCGAGAACCCGAGCCTGGATCGGTACGCCTCGGCGTTCCTATGGCGCAATGGCAACCAGACTGGCGACAGCCTGGCACAGGACTCTTTCCGCCTGCCGCTATGCGACATCATCAACAACGAGCCGCACCTTATCTACCACGCGGCCTATGCGGCAGCGGCACTTCTTTCCGGCGCCCACGGCGGCCTGCCGAACATTCCCCAGGAAGACAAGCAGGCCATGGTCCCGGTCATCAACGAGATCTACGCCTCCTTGGCCCAGACGTTCCAGGATGCCAACCTGACATCTCCATTCCAGCAGAGCATCCGGCAGGGACAGCAGGCCTCTATCAACACTGATGAGGACTGTGGCTGTTCCGAGGAATTTGCCCCATTGCCTCCGGCGGATGTTCGCCGGAGCATAGACGAAGAAAAGGACGCCTATGACGCCGAAGGTGATCATGTCTTCGACAATGGTGTCTGTATGAAGTGCGGGTACTAGGAAGAGGTTGAGAGCAAATGCCTGACGTGAACATCTACGTGGGGGACGCGGCTCCCGTTACTTCCGGGACCGCCGCCACGAACATGACGTACACCGGAACCTTCGCCGCCAAGGAGCCATACGGCAACGTCAAGTACGCCGACCCTGGCTACCAGGATGACGGCGTCAAGAGGTACCCCCTGGACTCAGAGGAGCACTGCCGGGCCGCCTGGTCCTACATCAACATGCCCAAGAATGCCGCCAAGTACAGCCCTGAGGAACTGAAGTCGATCAAGGGGCGTATCCAAAAGGCATTGGAGAAGTACGGTGTCCAGACCGCCGATTCTGAATCAAGTCAAATGGCTAGTGGTGTCGAGGTACTGGAGACTGATCACGAAGGGGCCGCTCTCCTCGCGAGCGTTGCACCATTGTCGCCGCCGGCCGAATGGTTCCAGGACCCTAAGTTCAAGGCGCCCACGAAGCTGACCATCACCGACGACGGTCAGGTCTTCGGACACCTGGCCCAGTGGAAGGTGTGCCACGTCGGCATCGGCCGGGCCTGTGTCATGGCCCCTAAGACCCGGACCGGCTATGGCCTGTTCCGGGTGGGCACCGTCCTGGCCGATGACGGCAGCCAGGTGGGCATTGGCAAGATAACCCTTGGCACCGGTCACGCCGACGCCCAGTGGGGCATCGTGCCCAGCCGCGAGCACTACGACAACACCGGGTGGGCCGCAGCCGTCGTCAACATCGGCGAGGACCGGCACGGCATCTGGGTGTCCGGTGCCTTGACCACGACGATGACCCCGGAGAGGGTCGCTGAGCTTCGGGCCTCGGCTCTGTCCGGCGACTGGCGTGAGGTCAACGGCAATCTGGAACTCATCGCGGCCTTGGCCGTGAACAACCCCGGCTTCCCCATCTACCGGGAGCAAGGTGGACATGCCTTCAGCCTCATGGCCGTGGGTGTCATCGGACAGGAGGAGGAGAACGTGGGCACAGATGTCAGCACCGAGTTCTCGGGTGATTTCAATGGCGATGAGGCACCGAGCGTGGACGGAGAAGAGCCGGAGGTGGACCCAGAGCTGTCCGCCAGGGCCGCTCGCCTGGAGGCCATCGACGAGGACCTGGAGGCCTTTAACCAGGACCGTCGGGCTGCTCAGCTAGCCGCCATTGACGAGGAGAGAATGCAGCTGGCCGAGCGCAAGTCGCCGCCAGCCGGATCCGTCTCTCCTACTAACCTGGATGACGAGATCTTCATCCAGTACAACGCACGGTTCCGGGCCCTCGCTCAGGAGTAGGTGGCTCTGTGGTCACGGTCGACGTTGACGGAATGTTGGACTTTTGGTCTGACGATATCGGGGCCGGCATTGCGCCTGTCACGATGCTCAGCTCTGCCTTCTCGACCGAGTTCTCGGCCCTGGGCGATGCCGTCCGGGGCCAGTGGAAGCCGGATCTGCACCCTCGTGACTCCCACGGCCGGTTCCGGGATAAGTGGACCCTCTCTCCCAAGGCCCGACAGATTGTGGAGCGGATCCTCGCCGGGTTCGATCCAGTAGAGCTGAAGTCCGACAACCATGCCGCCAGCTACCTGAACCAACACAAGAAGCCACGCAGCAAGGGTCAGGAAGCAACCCTCGACTACTTCCTGACCCGCGAAGGCAACGAGGACATCCAGTCCTCGCTCCGGGCTGGTCTCGACACGAAGCGCCCCAGCACCCAGGGCACTCGTGTCCGGGACCTCGACGGCATGATGGCCCCACTCGACAATGACCTGATCCTGAGCCGGGTCGTGGGGCCAGACGCTTTTGGTCTTCCTCCGGAGCGTATTGGCGAGGTGGAGGAGTGGACCGGGAAGCTGATCGATGACCTGGGCTATGCGCCTACAAACATCGGCACCCCACATCCCATCGAGGGCCCGCACATTGAGATGCGGATCCTTGCCCCCAGGGGCACCAAGGCGATTGTCAAGGGTGATGGCTCCCGGACCGTGGTGCTGGATCGGGAACAGCCGCTCCAGCTGGACAAGATCCAAAGCGATGGCCGTGGCGGCTTCTACATCCTCGCCACTGTCATGCCCCGGAGTGGTTCTGGTACTGCTCCCCGGGCCCTGGGCCGGGAACTGGCTCCTGGTGAGAAGTCTCCAGCCATTGAGGCCACGCCTGATGAGTTGGCCCGTCGTGGCCTGACCCCTGAGGGTAGTCCCCTGCCGCAGAGCCTGCCTCCGGCTGGGACGCCGGCACCGAATGAGCAGCCGGTTCAGCCCAACATCCCGCCGGCTCAGGGTCCACCAGCAGAGACCAAGCCTGTAGCTGAGGTCCCGCTTGGTGCCGGCAAGGTCGTTGGGCCGGACACAAAGGTCGCACCTCGGGAGAAGATCGCAGGGCCTGAGTCCAAGCAGGTCATGCCCGAGGACCAGGCCCGTTTGGCCGATGAGCAGCGACGCATCGATAAGCGTCAAGCGGCATTGGACGCACGGGAAGCTCGTATGGCCCGCCTCCAGGAGCTTGACAACCAGCGCCTGCGCCAAGAGAACGAGCAACTACGTCAGCAGGTCGAGGGCACGCCGCCAGCGCCAGAGGCCCCGGCGCCCATCCGTGCCGACCGGGAAACTCAGACGAGCCTGACTCGGACCGAGGCTCAGAAGGACGCGGACGTTGTTCGCCGGTACCAGAAGCTGCGCGATGAGCCTGGGTTCCCGCGCAACTCGGACGAGGAGCGGATCCAGCAGCGGGCCGAGCAGGTCATGGCCGGAAAGCCCACGCCCGAGCCGACGAAGCGTGCGCCCAGGAAGGCGGCGCCAGCTAAAGCAGCTCCGGTCAAGGCCGCTAAGGCTGCTCCTGCCGCCAAGAAGGCAGCCCCCGTCAAAAAGGCTGCGCCCGCTAAGGCAGCACCAGCTAAGGCTGTGCCTGAAGCAGCACCACGGCCAGCCTCTAGCGAGGTTGTCGACATTGCACTGAGGGGCGAGACCCCTGGATCCACGCCAGCTCGTGGGTACATTCAGAACGCCAGAAGGATCAACCGGAACGGCGGCACTCCCAGCGAAGTAGCCGACGAGCTACGCCGTGGAGCCGAGGAGCTGCGTACCGGTGAACCCTTGTCCGAAGGCGACATGCCCGATCGTTTGGGGCATGACGAGCAAGATCTACGCGACATTACCCGGTCGGATGCATCCACATTGGAGCGGATGGCTGACCAGGTAGAGGCAGCTGCTGCCACGCCTGAACCGGCCAAGGCCGTTAAGGCTGCCCCCGTCAAAAAGGTTGCTGCACCCAGGGCAGCCAGGCCCACGTCCATCACCCAGCTACGTCGCGAAGCCACCCAGCTCAAGGTTCCCGGTCGCAGCACCATGGACCGGGACCAGTTGGAAGCGGCTCTGGAGGCTCGACGGAAGCGAGAAGGCGAAAGCGACGAGGCCCATGCGGCCAGGCTCGCAGAACTCAACGCACCCAAGCGTCCAGTCAAGAAGGCTGCACCCGCCAAGGCGGCAGCGACTAAGGCCACGCCAGCCAAGAAGGTGGCACCCATTAAGGCGGCCTCGGCCGCTGAGCCTGGCAGCCTGGTCGATGAGCTGAATAACGACCCCAACGTGGACCTTGGTCGGGCGCCAGGGAACAAGCTCGACGACGCCGGGGAAACGATCCGCCGGTACGCCGGTGAGGGCTCGGACACACCAGAGTCGCTACGGGAGCGGGCCGATCTCCTGGAGCGTTCGGCTGATATCGACCGACGCCTTGCCGGAATCATCAACGACCCTGGAGAGGTTCAGGACGGGGCCAGTCGCAAGGATGCGGCAGCAGCAGCATTTCGGCGTCGTGCCGATCGGCTAGAGGCTGGCGCCCCACCAGCCAAGAAGGTTGCCCCTGCCGCCAAGGCCACGCCTGAAAAGGCCATGACCAAGGAAGAGGCTGACGCTGAGGCCTACCGCCGACAGCGGGAGCGTGTGGCTGAGATCCGTCGCGAGACCCGGGCTCGGGACGAGGAGCGCAAGAAGAACCGGACCCCGGAACAGGTCCAACGCGACGAGGCAGAAACGGCCAGGATCCAGGAGCTGGCGAAGAGGACCGGCGCCAGGGTCGAACGCGAAAATGCTGAAGCCGATGCGGCAATCCGCGACATCACCACGCCCTGGAAGAACATGGCCAGGGTCGAGGACAAGGACCTCAGCGACTTTGACCGGGTCGGAATCGACCTAGTCGCGGATCAGCTTCGTCACAAGCGCATCTCCAAGGCCGAAGCAGCACGCCGCCTGTCCAGGCCAGATGAGCCTGACGATTCACCTATGAACCGGATCGCCAAGGCGATCACGGCACCCAGGTCGATAACCCTGGCCCAGAAGAAGGCCCGCGCCCGGAAGTGGGGCCAGAAGCATGGCTATGAGGGCCGAGCTGGTGGCTGGATCCATGACTCCAAGGGCAAGCCGGTAGCCCATGGCTGGGACGCGCTGTACAACCAGCACACGGATGCCATCGAGAAGGACACTGCACCATCCGTCAGGGCAACTCCGGCCAAGAAGGCCACTGGACCCACGTTCAAGGAGCGGGTGGCTGCCGCCAGGAAGGAAGGACCACCGCCCCCGGAGACCCCAGGGCAGGAAGCGGCCAGGGAGCGGAGGCACCAGCAGGCCCTAAGGCGCATTGAGAATAGGAAGAAGGCGGAAAGCGCCGACGTCCAGGCTCACAACGAGGCCAGAAGGATCATCACCTCTGACGGTCAGGTCAATTCCAGTAACCTGCGCCAGGCCTTGGTCGACGCCCATGGTGAGGCAGCCCGGTCGCGCGTCCTTGAGAGTCTCGACACGAACCTCAACCGACAGCGCAAGGGCACTCGGTTCTATGGTGAGAAGCTGCCGGCCACGGAATGGCGCAAGATCGCACGTGACCTTGGTGTCAAGGGCATGGCTCGTAGCGACAGCCCCACCATCAAGGCTGCCATTCTCAAGAACTTCGCCGACGTAGACGAGGCCCGCAAGGCAGACATTCAGGCCCGTAACGCATCCGTAAAGGACCGTAGTCGGGATGTCATTGAGGCACAGGCGATCCTTGACTCCGCCAAGAAGGACCCCCACTACCACAAGCGTGGCGGTTGGGGCAGGAACTCGTTTGACACTGACCGGGGCGGGGACCTGCTCGGCGAGAAGATAGCCGAGGCCCAGGGCTTCGACCAGCTGCCTGAGGTTGTAAGTCGGGAGGAGTTCGAGCAGCGTCGCGGCAAGGACATTGGGCTGGTCCTGTACCGGGGCGTCAACACCACGGGCCGGGCCGAGCCTGGTATGGGCGGGGAGTTCAAGGGCAAGCCAGCCTCCGAGGTTCATGACGAGTTCCGCGAAGGCCGCTACCACATGGGTATCGGGTCCTTTGGCAACGGCACCTACATGACCAGGAACAGCCAGCACGCCAAGGGTTACAGCGACCTGACCGAAGGTGCTGTGGCCCGGTACGGCCTGTCGAAAGACGCCAAGATCGTTGAGCTTCCCGACCTGATCGATGAGCACAACAAGTACATGGAGGGTCTGCCAGAGACCAGCCGTCTGCGCAGGGTCTTCGGCGACGACATCGGCCGCTACGCCATGTCTCGGGGTTACGACGCCATCCACGTGCCCCGTGGCTCTCAGGCCATTGGCGTGGGGCCTGAGGGCGCCAAGGACCAGTACGTCATCCTGAACCGGGGCAAGGTCATTGCCGAGGCACCTGGGGCTGTTGGCACTGTGGCTGAGGCCCGAAAGGCCGTCCGTGCCAAGAAGGCCGTTCCTCGTGCTGCTGGCAGGACTGGCGACGGGGACCGGGTCGACTTCGAGGGCATGACTCCGCCACAAAAGGCCCTCAGCAAGAGGGCTGCCAAGGGTATTGCTGCCCGGGTGGCAGCCAAGCAAGAGCCTGAGGCTCCGCCGGCCAAGGCGGTTAAGGCGGTCCCTAAGGCAATGCCTGCAGCCAAGAAGGCAGCGGCGCCTAAGTTCCTGCGCCCACTTGCTGACGGCACGCCCAGGAAGAGTGCCACGAACCTTGAAGTTGGTGACATTGCCTCTAACTCGTATCGACGGGACCGGCCCCCGATGCGAGTCACCAAGTTGGAGCGCAACGGAAACAACATCTCGGTCACTTTCGAGGATGGGTCAGTCGACCGTGCTGGCGTCAACTGGGCGTATTGGATCGGTCCCCGTGGTGGGGCCAAGAAGGCTGCTCCTGGGCCTGGGCCAGCACCTCTTCCCCCTGGCCAGGGTCGCGCTGTCACCAAGGCGCTACCGATCCAGGCCAGTACCCCAGGCGAGAACCCAGCTGTTCGACCAGGCGGAAAGATTGCCCTAGGCAGACTTCGCCAAGGCGACACAGTTCTGGTCCACAAGAACGACGATGGGACCTATCGTCCTGCCTCCCGTAAGACGGGCGCCATCCCGGTAAAGGTGGATCGGGTCGAGCAAGTTGCCGCCACTGGCGGATTCCGGCGGACCACCAACCGGATGGCGGTCATAGGCACGGACCCGGATGGGAACGAAATCACGGTTGGCTACAGCCCTGCCTCCCGTCGAGGGGAAGGGTTCCCTGGTCACCAGACCTTTATGTACGTCCCTAAGTCAGAGCCTGTCAAGGCAGCCAAGAAGGCCGCCCCAGCGAAGGCAGTAAAGGCTGCTCCGGCCAAGGTTGCCAAGGCTGCTGTCCCGGCCGCTGCACCTGAAGGTATCCCCGAGCAGCTGCCCACCAGCGTCACGGCCCTACGGAAGCTGGCCAAGGACAACGGCATCCCTGGTCACAACGAGTTGGGTCCTGACTCCTTGCGCGATGCCCTACGGGCCAAGCGTGAAAATCCTAATGTCATCCCTGTTTCTGCTGAGCTGTTCCCGCCAGAGATAAGGGACAAGATCACTCCTGCCGGCCTACGGGAGATTGGCAAAAGCCAAGGAGTTGACCTCGAAGGCAAGACGACCGACGAGCTGCTTACGGACCTGGTCCGTAAGAGCATGCTCAAGGGTGCAGACGAGAAGGTCGCTAGGGCCACGCGTCAGGAGGCCCGCAAAGCAGCCGCTGCCAAGAAGCTCAGCGAGAAGAACGACAAGTATGGTCCCGACGGTCCATCACACCTCGACCTGGACAAGGTCACCGAGGGCATGGACATTGACGCCAGTCACCGTGCTGTGCTTGATGATGCACAGGCCAGGCTGAACAGCGGCGATAGCCCGGCACAGGTAGCTAAGGAGCTGAGGGACCGGGCCCAGGGCCTGGAAACTCACAACGCCTATGTAAATGGTGGCTGGGGTCACGACGTACATCGAGCCATGGATCCCCTCACGCCGGAGGAGCGAGCCAAGGCCAAGGCTGACGACAAGGCTAAGTACAACGCTGAAAAGGCCAGGGCCAAGCAACTACGTGACGTTGCCGATCGCCTGGAGAAGACCCGTCGCCCAGTAGCCAGGAAGGCAGCGCCACCCAAGGCCACGCCTGCCAAGAAGGCCGCCACACCCACGCCCACGGCCAGGGTCGGTAAGGCTTCTGTTGGGCCCGAGCACCAGCGCAGTCTCCGGGAGGCGGTCAAGAAGGCAGCGCCATCGTCACGCCGTGTCTCTGAAAGGCCATACAACGCGCGTGACCGGAACCGTCTCACCGGCGCTGGGGACGAAGCGGCACAAGAGCGCATCCGCCAGCGGGCCAATGAGCTGTACGACGGGTCCCGCACTGTGGCTGCCGCCTGGCGCCAGGCCCTGGACGAGCACGAGGCAGCTAACCCGTTGCCGGGCAAGAAGGCCGTCCCTGCCGTCAAGAAGCTACCCACAACCAAGGTGTCGTTCACGAGGGGCACAAGGGTCCGCGACGAAAACGGAACCATAGGCCGCGTCACAAGCCTCAGTGACGACGGAAAGCACGTCAATGTCCGTTGGGACAATGGAGTGCTCCAGAGCCATCGCGGCATTGACAGCGTCAAGGTCGTTCCGCCTGAGACTGTCAGGAAGGCACCCACCAAGGCAGAGATCAATGGCCTGGGCAACGAAGACGAGGTTGAGGCACTCCTCAAGGAGCGCAACCCAACCGTGGCCGAGCTTCGGAAACTGGCCACAGAGGTAGGACCTCACGTCAGCACCAAGGGCACCAAGGCCCAGCTGATGAAGAACATTGCATCCGGGTCCGAGCCGGGCATGAAGAACCGTCCGGCCAGGCTCTTTGCTGAGCCCAAGGTGCCGGCCAAGAAGGCTGTCCCCAAGGCCACGCGGCCCATGCGAGTTGGCGACATGGTGCCCGAGGGTGAGACCATCCCTGAACCTAAGGGCCGTCAGGTTTCGTTCCGTAGCGTTCAAGGTGGAGACATTGCCACCTGGGATGACAGGGGCACCCTTCGCCGGGGTCGGGTCGTGGACGACGGTCCTCGCCGCCGGTACGTGGACTGGGAGGGTGGACGACGGGAGCGGCTCAACTCGGCCGCACGTACGGGCGTCACCTTCCACAAGGCCGAGGCCGCTCCGACTAAGGCTGCACCAGCCAAGAAGATAGCCGCCAAGAAGGCTGCACCAGCTGCCGGGGTCCAGGAGAAGCTGCGCCAGGACGAGGCCGAACGCCTACGGGCCGAGATCAAGAAGGCCTCAGCCCTAGGAAGTCGTGGCGCCGTAAAGCGCCGCAAGCTACAGGATCGGCTTCAGGGCGTTGAGAATGCCGGACATGCTGAAGACGTAGCGCCCGAGGAGATGACTCCTGACGGCAAGCAGGCCTGGGCCGATTCCTACCGCCAGAGCATTCGAGATGGTTTCGGTGACGAAGTAGCACGGCGCAAGGCCGACACCGACGCGTTCAAGGCCGCAATGGCAGACAGGGCTGGTGCTCCTGCTGCCAAGGTTGCTCCGTCGCCCCGCCGTGGCGAGGTGCATAGCCTGGCCTCCGACCTTGGTATGGACGAGCGCGACGCCAAGCGCATTGACCACCTTCAGGAAACCACCATCCTCAAGGGCAAGGACATTGGCCGACCTCTGACCCGGGGGGAGATGGCCGACCAGATCGATGACATGATCACGAACCCACTCACCGGGTTGGAGGAGCAAAGGAAGGACTTCATCAAGAAGCACGACCTGGACAACGCCACCGAGGCACAGGCGCGGATCGACCGCTGGCGTCAGCTTGAGGGTCGCGTCCGGGCCGCAGCATCAGCTCGTGCTGTCAAGAAGGCCATGCCCGCCAAGAAGGCGGCTCCTGGCGGTCCAGGCGACCTGGCTCCAGAAGAACTGATCGCGATTCGGGACCTCAGCGCCAAGGGCCATTTCACGGACACCGGCTGGGTCCGGAGCACGGACCTCAAGCCGGAGCAGCGTAAGCACCTGGATGGCTTGGCCGAGAAGGGCTACGCCGAGAAGCGGACCACAGCCGAAGGCGACTTCTTCCGGATCGACAAGCGTGGGTTCAAGGCCCGGCAGCCCACGGTTGAAGGACAAGCCCTTGAGGGTGATGTCATTCCGGCTAAGTTGGAGGCAGAACACAGGCTACCGCTACACAAGATCAACCGTGGCGCTGTCATCCAGGCCTATCGTGACCCCAATGATCCGTCAAAGATCACCAATGTCCCAGAAACAGGCGTAGACCCCAGCCGTGTCGTCCGGGTTCAGGTTCAGCGGATTGACCGTCTGGGCGAGGACAAGCAGCCCGTCAAGGGTGCACAGCTGCCTTGGCATGCACGGATCGTTGGCCATGACCTTGATACTGGGCGACGGGTTGATAGTGATGTCAACAGCATCGGTTCTCATTGGAACTGGGAGCTGAACCCAGACACAGACACCAGTCCTGACATCGAGGGTGAGGTTGTTCAGCCCAAGAAGGCGGTGACGGCAGCCAAGAAGGCAGTCCCTAAGGCGGCACCAGCAGCCAAGAAGACAGCGCCCGCCAAGAAGGCCGCGCCTCGTGGTTCCACGGAACTCAGCGACCAGGCCAGGATCTACGCCCAGGAGCGGCACGACTCCAACGTCAGGATCCAGCACGCTGTCACCCAGACCAAGAAGCCGGCCGGCTCGAACCTGGGCCTGAAGCCATTCCAGAACCTGACCAACGACGACATCGACCGGCTGTCGGGGCCTGAGAAGCAGTCCATGACCGACGCCCTGGTCCGGGAACGGGACGCAGCCCCGACCCTGGCCGGCAAGCGCGAGGCCCTGGACCAGTTGGACCGGCTCCATGGTGGACGCTGGGAGCCACCAGAGGAGGCAACTCCTGAGGCACCCAAGGCGACAATGCCGGAACGTCGCCCCGAACTCCCACGTGCCATTGACACTTCGGCCAAGCGCCGGCTCTATGTCCAGGACCAAGAGAAGCTGACCCGGGAGCAGTTCGACGCCCTACCTCAGGAGCAGCGCGACCAGATCGTGTCGAACCTGCACGAGATCGGGGCCATGGACGATGTGCCCCGGGCCTTCCGCGACAGCATGGGCTCATTGGTACGGGGCGCCACCCGTTCGCCCCACAACGATGCCGCCAAGCGCCTGGAGCGAAGGTTCACTGAGCCCTACACACCTAAGCCCACCCGTCCCGCCAAGGCTGCCTCAACCCAGGAGGCTTTGGACAGGATCAAGGCCATCCCTGCCGACTCCAGCAACCCGGCCGAGGAGATCGACCGGGCCCTGAGTGGCATGACCAACCGGGAAATCGGAAAGGTCGCCGCTGAAGGTGGTTGGTACGAGCGCGGTGGCTACGACGTTCGTGGCGAGACCCGGGCCAGCCTCATTGAGCGGATCCGGGAGAACACGCACCCGAACACACCCACCGAGAAGGTGACCCCAGCACCTGAGGCGCCAGCTGCTACGAAGGCCGTCCCCAAGGCCACCCCACGCATGCCCCGGGACACTGAGGCCAAGGCCGTCACCAGGACCCAGCAGATCCGGGACCTGAAGGATCGGGATGCGGCCGAGAAGATGCTGGTGGACAAGGAGGTTGGCCTGGACGAGCTGCGCCTCATCGCCCAGGACAATGGCGTCGACCCGGTCCAGCCCAAGGACCAGCTCCGTCGCGCCATCGTCGAGGCCCTGATCCCAGACGAGGGCGGTAGCCCAGCTAAGAAGGCAGCAGCTAAGGCTTCTGTCGCTGCCGCGAAGTCCGTGCCATCGAAGACGCCACCGGCCGGTACCCGGGGCACTGGTGGAGGCGGGGCCAAGTACTCCACCAAGCCGCTGCTGGACAACAACTGGGGCGGTGGCGGTGGACCTATTCACTACCACGACCATGGCCCCATTGGTCTGGCCGTGCAGCGCATGGGCAACGACAAGACGCTGGACATTGATGGTGAGCCGCTGGCCAACCGGGTCGGGATCCTGGCCACGGATGGCGTGACCGGGCGCAAGACCACACAGGAAGTCATCGAGGGCCTACGGGAGATCCGGGACAAGACGCCAGCGGGAAGTAAGGCCCGCGAGCAGCTGGACCACGCCATCAAGGAGATTGATTTCCCGCCAAGGACCGGGTCCCTGCCTGACGACGCCCTGCCGCCTGTTCGTGAGCTGATGCGGAACATCGAGAAGGTTCCTCTGGCTCGGGGCCAGAAGGACCGGTACGGCAATGACCGGTTCAATGAGATGGACTACCTCACCGACTTGGCCGAGAAGTTCGACCGGGGCGACATCAGCGGCCTGGACCTGATCGGCAAGATCCGGGACCTGACCCGGGACCGTCACGAGAGTGAAGGTGCTGAGGGCAAGTTCGAGATGGACCGGTACGCCAGGAAAGCGGCTGACGACCTGGAGAAGATGTATCGGGACCCGAACACCCGCAAGCAGTTGGCGCGTAGGAGCCCAGACCAGGCCAGCACCGGGCGGGTCCCGGAGGTGGACACCAGCGCCAGGACGCCTACTGGCGTAGACCGGGCACTGCAGCGGCTGGAGGCAAGGAACCGGAACCGGCGCATCGAGCGGACCCAGGCCGCCATCAGCCTGGCCCAGGAGCTGCGGGACATCAACGACACCGATCGGAGCGGCTTCCTTGAGGCTGTTCGTCAGCGCGTTGAGGGCAACCCAGGTGACGTGAACAACGAGCGGGACATGCTCGGCCAGGGTCACCAGGACCTGGTCGAGGCCCTGGGTGACTGGACCAAGCTGGACACCAAGGCCAAGGTGGAGGCCCGACTCAAGAAGTACTTCGAAGATCGTGGAATCACTGAGGAGCGCAAGGTCGGGGATCAGGTCGACTTTGATCCGGACACTATGGACACGTTCCCTGGCGTCGACATCGCACCAGGCGACAAGGTCGAGGTCGTTCGTACTGGCTACCGGTACCGGGACAAGGACACTGGTCAAGAGATCCTATTGACCAAGCCCATCGTGGTCCGTGAAGGGCAGGGTAGGGAGTCAGGCCCTTTAGCTGACGTCACGCCCGAAGTCGCTGCGCCCGAAGGTCCGCGCCCTGTCCCCAAGGGCATGAGGCGGTCCACTGGGCCATTGGGTGAGGTCGACATACCCAGAGCCAAGAGCGAGGGCAACATCCGGATCCCAGACGAGGGCCGGGACTTCGTCAACGACATCCAGCAGGGTGTGCGTCGGAGCCCTGACAACATCCTGGACCGGGCCGACCACCTCAGCGCCGAGGACCTACGCAAGGTCGCTGGATACCTCGGCATTGATACAACGTCCAAGGATCGGAAGGTCACGCTCCGGAACAAGGTCGTCCGTGAAATCGGGCGCCGGATGGGATTCGAGCACCGGGAGACTTCACCCAAGCGTGAGGAGCTGGAGCTTCTCTCCACAGCCCAACTCAAGGAACGGCTCCCCAAGGGCGTCAAGGCACCGACTGGCGCCTCCCGGGCCGAGCTGGTCGACATGGTCATGGGCGACGAACCCTCCAGTCCTCGCCATGCCTCTTTGACACCGGCCCAGGAGGAAATCAAGCACGCCTTCGACGAGGGAATGACTGACGTCAAGAGCCTTGGTGGCGGCTCGATGGGTCGGGTCACATTGACCGAGGGCAAGGACGGCAGGAAGTACGTCCGTAAGCGGGTGCGCCGCGACTGGTTCATTGGCGCCGAGGAGCAGGCCGATTCCGAGACCCTGTGGTCCCGGGCTGCCCGGGAGATTGGCATTGGCGCCCCAGCGGTCTACTCGCCGTCCCAGCGCACCGTGGTCATGGACCATGTGCCATGGAAACTGGCCAGTAAGCACAGCCAGGAAGAGGTTGATGCTGCAGTAGCCACGCCCGAGGGCCGGCGCCTGCACATCCTGGACCTGATCACAGGCAATGTCGACCGGCACAACGACAACTGGATGATCGACGACCAGGGTCGGCCCGTTCCCATCGACAACGCCTTGTCGTTCCGGCCCGAGATGCAGGGCACTGCTGGCTCGATCCTGGCCCCCAGTGCCAACGGCGAGACACCACCGGCTGCACTCCACGGACTGGACCCGTTCCGACTGCACTACAAGGCCCAACTAGGGAACTATGACGATATTGGCATCGCCAAGGGCAATGTTCGTTGGGCCCAGAAGGTTGACTTCGACCGTGATGAGCTGCTTGAGATCCGCGACAAGTTGCAGTCGCTGAAGCCTGAGTTCACACGGCTGGGCCGGGACGACTGGCACGACGACATGATGGGTCGACTCGATGCCCTGATCACGCGGGCCCGAGCCCCTCAGTCACCAGCCGTGTACCAGAGCCACAGCGCGTCTGACCGACACCCTCGCGACCAGGCCGGGCGGTGGGCCGAAGAGAGAGGGGCCTACAGTCCTCGTCGGTACCTGGAGGACATCAGGGACCTGGGCAAGGTTCGGCAGGCGTTCGTCCCACCACCGCCGCCAGCTCGCCGGTCCAAGCCGGTTCCAGAGCTGTTCCCCAACGCTGGAGTCAATGGGACTGCGGTTAGCTCCGTGACCCTGAATACCAGTCCACAGACCGCGCCCTACACCATTGCGCATGGAACTGTATGGAAGCGCAATGGCGCCACCTTCCTCGTCGAGCACGAGGACACACCCGCTGGCCGTAGCTTCGCCCAGTCCGTACAGCGCTCCCTTGAGCGTTACCACGGTCAATTGCCCGACCCTCGCTACGCAAGGTCATACACCTGGGCAAACCGCCCCAATCCTGAGGACGCCTACTGGCAGCAGAGGTACAAAATCCCGGACTTCAGCTCCGCTGCATCGGCTGATGGCGATGGAAACATGACCCTGTGGAACAGGTCTTACTACAGGGGCGACGAGGTCAGTGAAGTCCTTGACCACGAATATGGCCATGGAGTCGATCACCGCAATCCCCTTGGCATCAGCTCCGATTCCCCTCAATGGGCCCAGGCGGCCAAGGCGGACAACAGCACCAGGGGTTCAGTCCAAGACTTCCGGCCCCGCAACCCGGGTCCAGCCAGGGCCGTCCTGATGCAGCCATCGACGGATCCCAAGGTCGAGTTCCCAGATGGCGTCACTACTTACGGTGCATCAAATCGCGAGGAGGACTACGCCGAGTCCATGCGCCTATACATGGCCGGAGTCATCGGCTGGGGCCGGCGGGAGCCAGGCGGGCCCCTGGAGCCGATCTGGTTCCGGGACCTGTTCCCCACTCGGGCCAGACTCCTGGACCAGGTACTACCACAGTTTGCCTACAGTCAGCAGGGCGAGATCCTAAGGATCCGGAGCCTGCCACCGGCACAAAGGATGGCAGCCTAGCCCTCAGACTTCTGGAGATAGTGCCGTTCCGTGCGGCCATCCTTAAGGACCCGATGGATCTCGGCCGCAACGGCGCGGTCGGGGTCCGTCGTAGGGTTCCCAGAGGAATCGACCATGACGATGGACTCGCTCTTGACACCTTCGGGAAGATCACTGGATTCTGTAGCCATACCTCATAGTATGAGGGAGGGGGTGCAACTGAGATGGCACAGACGTTGGAGCTTGTAGACCTGACCGGGGAGCAGCCCGAGCCCACCGGAGCCACGGCCACACTCGATGACACTGGCCGGGTGACCTATGAAGGCGATGGAGTCAAGGCCATCATTGGCAAGTTCCTCGTCGGGCATAGCCCCACTGACGTGTTCGAAAAGATGGCCGACTGGTCCAATGGGTATGTGATGCTTCGTACGAGGGAGGCCTAGAAATGGGATGTAACTGCGGCAAGAGTAGTGGCGAACCGGCTGAGACCTACGTGGTCCGAAAGGCCAATGGCCAGACCGAGGAGTTCAGCTCCAAGATTGCGGCTGATATCGCCGCCACTAAGCACGCCGGAAAGATTGAAGTAAAGCGCAAGTAGAAGCAACGTCCTGCTTGCACCTTTTGTTTTCCTTGATCTATACTGCGCACATCCATGGCGAGGCCTGAGGGGCGCATGGAGGGTAGAACACGTACTCTTCGAGAGGCCCTTAGGTCATGGATTTCGAGATTCCGGACGCGAATTCGCTTCCCCGTTTTACCGTCTCTGCTCTGCGGGACCTCGGACTTGAGGCTGCCGCTGCCTACGACTCCCTGCGCGAGACGCTGACTCCCGAAACGGCCACCGACGAAGACCTGGACACACTGGACGACCTGAAGTCGTTCATGATCCTGGTCGATGACGAACTGTCGACCCGCAAGAACCGCCTGGACCGCTTCAACGCCCTCACCATGAAGGAAGAGGACGCTGGAGACGACGAAGAGGCCGAAGGCGAGATGGCGGACGCCGAAGAGGCTGCTCCCCCGGTCGCAAAGGTCAAGAAGGGCGCCAAGGGCTCGGACACGACCTACTCGGTCGACACCGGCTCGAAGATCCCATCCGTGGTCGACATCGCCGAGTCCACGCCTCAGCGCGTGATCGAAGGCGAGATCGTCACGGGCGAGGAGAACCGGCCCCAGTTCAAGATCCTCGCCGCAGCAGACACCGGCTTCTCGGCCGGCGCCGAGCTGGACGGCTGGCTCGACGTCGCCAAGGCCTTCGTGGCCCGGTCCCGCACCCACGGCGGTGGCACCGCCCAGCAGAGCACGGTTGCCACGATCCGTCGTGAGTTCGGCAACGACTTCAGCGTCAGCGACGGCGACGATGACGTGACCATCATGAACAAGATCGACTTCGCTCGGGACGAGCGTCGTCTTCCTGGTGGATCGCTGCTGGCCGGTGTCGGTTGGTGTGCCCCCTCCGAGACCATCTACACCACCTGCAACCAGATCACGACGGACGGCCTCCTGTCCGTGCCTGAGATCGGCGCCCGGCGCGGTGGCATCCGGCACAACCAGGGCATCCAGTTCGACACCATCTTCGGCAGCGGCACCGGCTTCAACATCCTCACTGAGGCCCAGGTCATCTCCGACACCACCAAGACCTGTGTGGCCATCCCCTGTCCGTCCTTCGTGGACGACCGGCTGAAGGTCGCGGCCCTGTGTCTGACCGGTGACATCCTGCAGAACCGTGGCTACCCGGAGTTCGTCTCCGAGTTCGTTCAGGGGGCCATCGCCGCCCAGGCCCACAACGTCAACCGTCAGATCATCGCCGACATCGTCAGCGACTCGGTCTCCACGACCCTGAGCTGTGCCCCATGGGCCTCGGACACCTCCGTCGTGTCCCAGGTTATGTCGGCAGTCGAGGTCGCCTCGGTTGACATCCAGTACCGGCTGCGTCTGCAGCAGAGCCAGACCATCGAGTTCGTCTTCCCCTACTGGCTGAAGGCTCAGCTGCGGGCAGACTGGATCCGGCGCAACGGCCCCATGGACGCCGACCTGGCCGACAGCGCCATCGAGGCCATGCTGCGGACCCGTAACGCTCGGGCCCAGTGGGTCTACGACTGGCAGGACTCCTTCACCTCGTTCGGCGTCTCCGGTGGTCCATTCCCCGGCTCGGACGTTCCGATCTGTGCCCTGCCCACCAACCTGCTGTTCCTGGCCTACCCGGCCGGCACCTGGGTGGTCGCCCGCCAGGACGTCATCCGGCTCGACACCATCTACGACAGCGTCAACATCACCACCAACAAGGTGACTCAGCTGTTCCTGGAAGACGGCTTCCGAGCTATGAGGTTCTGCCCTGTCTCCAGGGTCTACAGCATCGCCATCTGCCCGAACGGTAAGACCGGCCTCCAGCGAGACGTGACCTGCTAAACGGCGTGATGGGGCTGGGCCAACCGGTCCAGCCCCCTTCGCCTGACAGGAGGTGATGGGTCTATGGCGAGCATCACGGGTCCGGTCTATGTCCCGGCGCCCAATCCGATCGTGCCCAGGTACGGTCTCTTCCAGGTGGCCACTGGCCCCCTGGACCTACCCATCAATGCCCGCATCGGTGGCCTCCAGTACGAGATCTCGACGTGCAACCTGCCTCTCGGCTACGAGGTCGAGTGCCAGGTTGACCACAACAGCAAGGTCCTGACTAACGGCATCAACACCATTGTCGGCAACCCGTTCATCGTCTACTCGGCTGTTCAGTGCGACACCGTTGGCCTCGTCAACTGGGGCCCCGACCGGGTCAAGAAGTTCCTCTACGACCAGCTGGTCGCTGGCGAACAGGCCACTGTCGAGAGCATCTTCTCGAACCAGTCCCAGGGCGAATCGCCCGGACTCGGGGGCAACCCGGCCGTCGTAAACCTGGGCAATGCTGCTGGTCCCGTGCGTGCGGTCGGAATGCTGGAGTCCTGGCTCTACGCCAGGTATGGACTTCCCGGCGTGATCCACGCCCCGATGCTGGCAGCTCCGTACTTCTCTGGCAGCCATGCCGTTGAGAAGGACCGGAGTGCGGTTGGGATCTGGCGCACGGACGTAGGAACAGCCATCTCCTTCGGGAACTACGCCGGCACCGGGCCAACGGGACAGGTGCCAGCTACTGGGGACACCTGGGTCTACATCACTGGGCAGGTAGCTATTTGGCGTACCCCGGACTCTGACCTCTTTGTCCCGGACATGGGTCAGGTCATCAACCGGACCACCAACGTCATCACCACAGTCATGGAGCGTGAGTACGTCATCACCTTTGACTGTTACGTAGCTGCTGTCCAAGTAACTCTGAGTACGACGGATCGCTAATGCCTCTGATGCGGGACTGGACCGAGATCACCGTTGAGGAAGGGCTCCTTCCTCAGGTGGTCGGAGAACTGCTTGCCCTAGCAGAGAGTCCCAATCACGTCGAGGTCACTTACGGCGTGACCGGCCGCGTAATCCTGGCCGAATCAAGCTTGGCCGAACGCTGGTTCCAGGAAGTGAACAAGACGCCAGAAGAGCATCCAGATACCACTGTCCAAGGGCATGGTTACGAAGTAGTTGCTAATGAAGAATTTGACGCAGCAGATACTGCTAGCGGAGCTTCTGAGCTAGCAACACTCCCCGTCAAACGGGGGCCTGGGCGACCCAGGAAGACGATTCCAGTCCCACCCTCCGCTTCTGATGGCGAGGAGAAGTCATGACGGCCGTTTGTTTTACCCCCTTCAAGATCCCTCGGGTCCGGATCACCAAGCTCAACTCCTGTGGCCAGGTCGTCACTGGCTCCTGCTCGCAGGTCGTGAGCGACGGCATCATCTCGGTCGAAATGACCAAGAACTACGAGGACCGGGAAGAGTTCTTCGTCAAGAACGGTGACGGCACCTTCTGTGTCCGCGAGACCACGCCCCCGATCCTGAAGTGGATCGACCTGGTCATCACCTTCTGCAACGTCGACCCGGACATAGTCAATCTCGCTGCTAACCAAGTCTTGTACACATCAAATGATGCTGCAGCAACAAAGATTGGTTGGTCCACGGACGAGAATGCAGCAGCTGGCGTCAACTTTGCCCTGGAGGGCTGGACCAGGCTATCGGGGACAGGAGCCCTGTGTACTGGTGGCACGGAGTACGGCTACGTCCTGTTCCCCTGGGTCGTTGAGGGCACCATTGGTGACATGACCCTGGAGAACGGTGTCGCCAACTTCGTCATCAACGCCAGGACGCATGGCAACTCGCTCTGGGGCGTTGGTCCCTACAACGTTGACCTCTCTGACAACTCAGGAACGCTCAACAACCCGATCCCCATGTTGACCCCGATCCTCAGCACCCAGCACCACCGCATGTTCATCACGCGGCTAGCGCCTCCAGCTGCCGCCTGTGGTTGTGCCGCCGTGTAAGAGGAGGCTGGGAACAATGGAGGGATAGTGAACGATGGGTGAGGGATGATGGATGGGGACTGACTAATTGACCTAGCAATTACTGCTACGTCAAATATCCCACTAGCAGCTACCACGAAAGGGGGTCTGACGCGATGGTCATTCAGTCAGGCCCCTGCTCGTGGGACGAGGTGGACCCGTTCTGCTGTGCCGACTGGGACACCTTCGACCCTGAGCTTCAGGCCCAGGCCCTTGATTACGCAAAGACCATCGTCTGGGCTGCTACTGGGCGCCAGTTTGGTCTTTGCTCACTCACCGTTCGTCCCTGCGGGCGTCAGTGCAGCACCTGTCCCTCCGGCTGGTACTACGACGGCTCCGGCACCTGGGTGCCATACATCTGGAACGGCGACTGGCACAACTGCTGGTGTGGCTCGGACCCTGGCTGTTGCACCTGTGACCCGCAGTGCCAGGTCTACCTCCCAGGGCCGGTTTCCAGCATCACCTCGGTTCGGGTGAATGGCGCATCCCTATCAGTGACCGGGGGCGAGTTCTTCGTCCTAGACCAACAGTGGCTGGTCCGGGTCAACACCGATGAGTGCTGGCCCCTGTGTGCCGACCAGAACCTGGCCCCGGGTGATGTCGACGCCTTCGAGGTCACATACCTACGTGGCAAGCCGGTGCCCACCGCCCTGGCTCAAGCCACGGCATCCCTTGCCTGTGAATACGCCAAGGCCTGTCTTGGGCTCGCGTGCCGGCTGCCCAGTCGCATTACGTCCATCTCCCGCCAGGGTGTCACTATCTCCATGGTCGAGATCACTGACATCCTCAAGAATGGACTGACCGGGCTCTGGGAGCTGGATCAGCTGATCATGGCCTTTAACCCATACGGCCTCAAGGGTCGCACCAGGTTCTATTCACCAGATGTCCGCGAACCCCGACAGGTGACGTGGCCATAAAGGAGGCGCTGTGACTGGACCAGAACCCATCCAGCGGCTCGTGGAGATCGTCAATACCCTCCTGGCCTGTGTCTGTGAAGCGGCTGCACTACGTCCCAATCCACCGTTGCACTGCTGCTTGCGCGTAGGGCAAGAAGTCGCTCATGACGCGGACATGTTCAACGACCTATGCTGTGAGGGTCTTGGTTACGTGGCCCTGGGTGACATCTTCCCGGTGGTGGACAGCTTCCCGGAGCAGTCCATCGTCACCCAGGCCAACCAGGTTTGCTCCTTCCCGTCCTGGGCCGTGAACCTCAAGGCCGGCCTCGTGCGATGCGCCCCAGTGGGCACGGACAACACCATGCCCACCTGTGCCGACTGGGACGCAGCTGCGCTCCAGGGCATTTACGACGCCCAGTCCCTGTCCTCAGCTGTGTGCTGCTTCAAGCAGGCCTGGCTGGTCCTGGAGCCTGGGCTCAGTGTGGTCATCGGGCCCAACACCACATCCACGCCCCAGGGCGGATGCGTGGAACGCAGCATCACCATCCAGGTCCAAACGACGGTGTGCCCGAGCTGCTAATGAGCACTTCCCGCGTCTACCACGCCCAGCTCTACACCCAGACCACGCGCCAGGCGCAACGGTACGTGAACAGGATCCTCAACGAGATCCAACGGGAAGCCAAGGCCATTGCCCTGGTCGGGCCCTACACCACGGGGCGACTGGCCAGGAGTATCGACAAGACCGGTCCTGTCACCGAAGGATTCGTTGTACGCGGCAAGGTCGGCACCCGGCTGAGTTACGCCAGCGCCGTGGAAAAGGGCGCCCAGATCCACGACATCTTCCCCAAGCGCGCAGCCCATGTCTACCGGTTCGGTCGGGTCAGGCCGCCCATGCTCAAGTTCCGTTGGCGAGGACGGCTGGTCTACGCCAATCAAGTTCCCATGGGTCCTGGAACCATTGGTGTCTCGCACCCGGGCCAGAAGGGCAAGGGCTTCCTTATCCGGCCGCTACGAAACGCAGCTATACGGCACCGCATGACAATTATCGTGTACGAGCTATAGCATCGGCGCCATGACAGATCCAACTCCTGGAGCAGTGCGACCCGTAACCGTTCGGGACCGGAAAATTCTCGTCCGTAAGCTCATCGACACCCAGTACATGCTTCTGAACCGTTGCGCCCAGATCCTCACCCGCCCACACGTCGACAAGGGCAAGAAGCTCGAAACCATCGACCGGATGTTCACCGTTCTCGAATCGGCCATCGTCAATGATGAGGACCGGGAGTTCCTTGAGGACCTTATGGCTGAAGGAAAACTGGATCTACGTGAGCTACTGGGCTTCGTGACCGTGTTCGAGGGCGACGAAGAGGACGACAGCAAGGTCGAGGAACAGCCTAAGGTTCGCCGTGCCCGTACGCCGGCCAAGCGCGCCTAGCCGTCCAGCACTGCCTCCTACCCAGGAATCCACCCGAGTCATTGTTCCGAAGCAGAACAAAGACCCGATCTGGTCGCTAAGGCCCTGGCCGATCGTCCTCGCTGTCGGTGGCCGGGACTTCGACGTGCCCGCCATGGTCGCCACGGACTGGCTCGTGTACCTGATGGCCGATCCAATGGACATTGACGGCCTCATCGAGGAGATCATTCCAGACCTGGACAAAGCGATCTATGAGCTGGAGATCGACCTCGGCGAAGCTTACTTTGCGTGCTTGGACCTGATCACTACGGTAGCGGCTCGGTCCTGGTGGATCGCAGCTCGCCTCGTATACATAGCGGCTCAGTCTTGGCACGTCATCGGGCCCAAACTCATTGACCGGGGCGCTGATCCCAATACCCTCTCCCTGGCCGCATGGCTTGATGTCCTCCTGGTCACCGTTCTCGACAACATGGACCCGAAAGACACCACCATGTTCGTCATGAAACTGGAAGCTGCCCCGGCTACTGAGTCGGCACCGGAGGAGGAGATGGAAATGGACCGGGATGCCTTCCTTTCCATGGGTGGTTAGTTACACTGTTGCCAGCGTCGCTTAGCCATGCTCGCACGCATCATCACTAGTTCTGAGGGGTGGTGTCGCCGTGACTAGGCCGCCGGTCGGTGAGGTCTTTGTCGACGTCCACGCCAATACCGACAAAGTCGATCCCGAGATGGAGGCTGGCCTTAAGAAGGCCGCCGCTGAAGCGGATGACGAACTTGATGATGTAGGTAAAAAATGGGGCAAGACCCTTGGCGACGCCATGGAGAAGGAGCTTGAGAAGAACGGCCCCGACCTGGCCCGTTCGGTCCAGCGGGGAGTCGACCGGGAGCGCGTCGTCAGCAAGGTCGTCGTTGAGTACGACTCCGAGGGCAATGCCAGTCGACGCTGGGTCACCACGGTGGCCCGGGACCTGGAACGGAAGGTCAGGGATTCGGTCTCTGGCGGTGGCGCAACCGGAGGGCCCTTCAGCAAGGTCAGTCAGGCCATCTCGGATGCCATCGGGGCTGGCTTCAACATCTCTGGTAGATCGCCCCTGATCGCGTTCCTGGTTCCGTTGGTCGGATTCATTGGCGAGCTGATTGTGGGTGCCATCCAAGGCGCCAGTGCCTTGGTCCCGGTCCTCCTCTCCATCCCCGGCCTCATCGGCGCCATCGCCATCCAGGCCGGAGTCCTGCTCGCTGCCTTCCAGGGCGTGGGCACAGCCATTCAGGGCGCCTTCGCGGCCAAGAATGCTGACGAGCTGAAGAAGGCCCTGGAGGGCCTGACCCCAGCCGCCCAGGCGTTCGTCAAGTCGCTGCTGCCCATGAAGGACTTCCTCAAGGCCGTCCAGGACATCGCCCAAGAGAAGTTCTTCGTGGCCTTCGGCAATTCCATCGATGTCATGGTCAAGGCCCTGGGTGGAATCGTCTACGCCAACATCGGAGGACTGGCCGACGCCCTGGGCAACCTGGGCCGGACCATCGTGACCTTCTTCGCCGACCCTACGTTCACCCGGTTCTTCATATGGCTGTTCTCGTACACAGTCAAATGGGTCAATGACTTCTCAACAGCCATAGAGAGCTTCCTCCGGGGCCTGGCCAACATCGGCTACGCCCTCATGCCGTTCATGGACTGGCTCGGCGAAGGTCTCAACGACGCCCTCAGGAAGTTCGGCGACTACCTCAGTAACCTCTCCACCGACCAGGACTTCCTCACGTGGGTAGACCACATGAAGTCCAGCCTGAGCGCCCTGGGCGATGTCCTGAAGGCGGCCTTGGGCGTCGTGGTTAACCTTGCCGACTCCATCGATAAGGCTGGCGGCGAGGACACGCTCAAGAACATTGCCGAGCAGCTGACGGTCCTGGGCGACTTCCTGAAGTCGGACGTGGCCGTCAAGGGCATTGAGGGCCTCGTCCATGCCCTTGAGCTTCTGAGCGTGATCCTGATCGGTAACGTCATCACAGTCTTCGCCCTCTTCGCCGCGTTCGAGACGATCGCCGAATGGCTAAAGAACACGTTCTGGCCGTGGATTACGGACTTCTTCTCCAACACGGTCCCTGAGTTCTTTGAGTCAGTCGGCCACGCAATCATGACCTTCTTCACGTGGGTGGGGGAAGGCGTCTCGGCATTGGTCAAGGCCATTGGCCAGTTCTTCGCAGACCTACTTGCCTGGATCATCAAGACGCTGTTTGACATTGCGGGCTGGATCACGACCCACGTCCACGACTGGGCTCAGGCCATCATCGACTTCTTTACCGGCATACCGACCCGAGTCAAGGATGCGGTGGGGGATCTGAAGGACACCCTGGTCCAGGCCGGCAAGAATCTTGTCCAGGGACTTATTGACGGCGCCCTGTCCATGGCTGGCCCACTGGGCGGCGCCATGGGCTGGTTGGCCCAGAAGGCCAAGGACTACTTCAACCACTCACCGGCCAAAGAGGGCCCCCTGGCTGGTCGAGGTGACCCCTTCTACTCGGGCCAGGAGTTCGTTCAAAGGCTCGCCGCCGGTATGACCATGGAGGCACCAGTGCTAGCGGCAGCTAGCAACAATCTGGCTACCAACATCTACTTTGGCCCCGGGTCTGTGCAGCAAGGATTCTATGGAGCGCCACCCACGGGCGCGGAGGCCGCCCGTGTCGGCAATGGCGCTGGGAATGGTATAGCGGATGCCTTGGCTCGCCGGGACGTTCGGCTAGCTGTCAGAGCAATGGCCTAGGAGTAATGGATGCCTGACTACAATCCTCATTCTCCACAGATCCTGGGCCAGGAGTTCGTTGCCATACGGGACGAGGACATCACCTTCGACCCGTTCGCTGACACCTATGAGCGCGGCTTCGGATTCACCACCACCACCACTCAGACCGTAGACAATGCCCACGTCTATCTGAACACTTTCCCAGGGAAGTTCTTCTACAACGACTGCCTGACCGTTGGCATCTACCCAAGGGGCACCGAGGACCGCTCCGGCCCTGTTCGCAGGGTCATCATCCCATGCAACAACGCCATTGTTACTGGCGACAATGGTGGACTGGGCCTCTCGGCTGTCGCATTTGGCGGTGGTGCAACTACTGGGCAAGACGCTGTCTGGAACCCGAGCGGTCTCCAGTACCTCGACATCCGGGTCGGGGAGCTGTACCGGTCACGTAGCTCATTCTTCTTCGACGTCAACCGTTACAGCAACCTTCTCAGCGGCAAGAGGATCCTCGGGGTCAACTTCCTCACCACTCTCGACGTGGGATCCACCATCTCGAACGGAGGAAATGACCAAGGGTTCCTGTCGCAGGGAATTGGTAACGGTGCCTCAATCATCGGCACCGGCAAGACTGTGTTCTACAAGCCTCTTGCTACCCCCCAGACGCCATCCACAACACTGGAGTTCGTCCGTACTCGACTTGGCGACGTCAATCCATTCTTCGGCATCGCCGGCTTTACCAGCCTCGCCACCAACTTCGCTGGGGACGTATCGCAGTGGACGTATCCCGAGCTTCAGCGGTTCGAATTTTCTGCAGCGAACGCCCTGAACTACTGCATCTTCGTTGGCCCCGTAGGCGTGCAGTCCGGATCGACCAACTACATCGTCTCCTACGCAGCCCTGGAAGTGTTCTTCTGTGAAGAGGCGCGGATCGGGTACGGCACGAAGATCATTAACTTCGACTTCAGTACGACAACAACGATCCCGTACAAGTACGGGGCCAACGTCGTCCGCCTGCGCAACACCAGCGGTACCGGCCTCATCCTTCCCCCTGGAAGCTATAGCGTCACCTTCTCGGGCTCGAACATGGGCGAGAATTACCTGACCCTCCAGGACCCTGGCAACAACCCACTGTTCAATGAGCTTCGGGCCTTGAGGGAGTTCCCAGGCGTGCCGGGCATTCAGGTGAACCTGCCCTATCCGCTTGATGATGCCGCCCTGGGCACAACGCTCACATCCGAGTCCACGCTGCTGATCCCGCAGATGTCCCTGCACGCGAGCGGTGCGGTAGGGACCACGCTCATTGACCCTCATGGGTATGGCCGGCTCGCACGAGGCCAGGTATGGGGAACCATCACGGCCACTCAGAATGTCAACGACTCTGTGACCCGTTTCGGTGGGGCCAGGCCCTGGCCCCAGGTCCGTTACTACGCCCGCCGTTTCGGCGAGACGACCGTGCCCTTGCGCCTGGACTGCCTCACTCCGGCGGTCTCAGGTACTGGCACATTCGTACAGATAACTCCAACAGACTTTGATGCTCTCGACGAGATCGTGGACGGATGGAAAGAGGTCACACTCTCATTCACAACGGCGCCGAATATGGGCACCGGCACCTCGGCAACCTGGCGATGGTCGGCCATATCGGAGCAGTCGGGTAACCGCTGGGAGGTACTTGGCGTCACTGCGCCCGCTGTCTCTGGTCAACAGACATGGCTCAACCTCGACACCGCCTTCGCTCCCACAGCCCAGCAGCTTCAGACCACCACCTATGACTCTGGAGCGTCGGGTAGCACATTCCGTGAGTCATGGATGCCGTGGAATGGGCCGTATCAGTCTGCGACCACGGCCGACACCACGGCCGACGCGGTCCTGATATTCTCCCAGACTCTGCCAGCAGTTACTGGCTTCTCTGGCGCCACCCTGACTCAACAGCTTGCCACATTTGAGGACTGTGGCAATGAAGCCTGTTGTGTGCCTACAGCACTTCTCTACAATCGCCTGACCTGGGGGCTGCAACCGAATACAGGGATTGCTCAGGACTCCTTCACCCGTGTCGTAGCGAACGGATTGGGTAGTCCCGACCTGGGCGGTGGTGGTGCCTATGTCCTCAATGGAACAAATACACAATTCGCAGTAGACGGCACTAGAGCCGTCATAACACCCAATGCCTCTGGCACGGACTTGATGGGCACACTGCTCATTGGTCCGGACTTCGACGTCACCTGCGACCTGTCCATGCGCGACGCACTGCTTACCGGCACATCGCGGATTGGGCTGGTGGGCCGGCTCACGGACGCCAACAACTTCTACTACGCCGAGCTTGACTACACAGCACCCAATGGACCAACGACTCTGTTCGTATCCAAGAAGGTGGGTGGTGTCTTCTCGGACCTTGGCCCATCAACAGGATTCGCCCTATCAAGCTCCGTCAATGCTGGCGGAACAATCAGGATGCGGTTCGTGGGCTATGGGTCAAAGATCATGGTCAAGGTGTGGCCGCCGCAGACGACGACTGAGCCTGTCAGCTGGGACTTCGTCACCACTGATACGAGCCTGACGACTGGCACACGCGCTGGTCTGTACGCCGGCATGCTCACTGCAGCTGGCGGTGTCATGACCTATGACAATCTCACCATCACGCCGCCGGGGTTCTGGTTCGGCTCCTATGAGCTTCAGCGCATGGACTCCTTGACCGACTGGAAGACCATCATGCTGGCCACGTCGCCAGCGGTCACTGCGTTCAATGACTACGAGGCCCGAGTGGACCTCACGTCGTCGTACCGGATCCGGATGAACAACGCCCTAAACTTCCCAGGGACATGGTCGACGACTGTCCTCAACACCATTGCCAGCCCAGGCGTTTCCGGCGGTCCCTGCCTCAGTAGTGGCCACGTCATGATCTTCACGACGAACGAGCGCCAGGACGGCAGCGCCAACCTAGCCTACGCCAACGCCTTCGATGGTCAGGTCGTTGAGGACTTCAGCTTCCCCGAGGCCGGATTCACCCAGTACCAGGCCATGTACAACCGCGACTTCTTCACGGCCTTCCGTCCCACCGAACGCGGTGGGGAGCAGTTCTCCAGGAGCATCCTGGTGTCTGCCGCTGCCATCTCACCAGAGACTCTTGCCAACTTCGTGGACCTTCGCGACTTGGCCTGGGATACCGTGCCCTACGTCTGCGTCCGTGACGAGGACGGGAACAGGTGGTTCGCCAACATCACCGTCCCGAGCGGAAACGTTCGGAACAAGAGAAAGCTCTATATCGCCGATGTTCAGGTAACAGAGGTCACCGACACGCCATCGCCTGTGGACCCATGACATGGTGCTCACCAACTTCCCCTCTGACTCCTTGCTGGACCTACCGCCATGGTCGGCCCAGAGAAAGGCGTCGTTTCGGTTTGAGCTGGCCGACCGGGTCTCCGGCCTTAAGCTGGGCGACATCACTCCAATCCGTACCGCGTCCCTTAGTCACAACACGACGAGGCTCGTCAAGCGGCAGCTGACCATTGCCTTGGGCGTCACTGACACTACGAACATCAACCCGATCAGCGACATGGTCACTGTCTTTATGACGTTTCCTAGCGGCGCTGAGTATCCCCTTGGCCAGTTCATATTCACAGACGCCAGCTACCAGTTGTTCACCTCGGGACGCCTGTCCAATATGGTGCTGAACGACTTCATGTACCTGGTCAATCAACAGATCGAGAAGGGGTTCTCGGCACTGACCCTGGTCGGGACCACCGCCACCCAAATAGGTTCGACGATCAGTAACTGCGTCAGTCGACTTGTTGATGACCTACCCATCCAAGTCAAGATTGAGGCGAGCCCCTTCCTCACGGTCCAGACCTGGGCCCCAGGGGCGACCAAAGGAAGTATCTTCGAGGAGATAGCCCTCACGGGGGACTACTTCAGCCCCTGGTTCGACAACAACGGATTCATGAGGTGGATCCGCTCATTTGATCCGGCCCTGGCCATTCCTGACTTTGACTGGGATGCCGGGAATCAGGTGACTCGGGCGAACTTGCTTTCCACCAGCAATGTCCTCACCGCGCCCAACAGGTTTGTCGTCATCTCCAACAACCCCATTGATCCCAACATCCCCACCTTCGGCTCAGCAAACGTACCAGTAACCGCGCCGAACTCGATTCAGAACCGGGGATTCGTCATCCCCAAGATCGTCGATATGCAGGCCCTAGATACGTTGCAGTGCAACGCCATCGCCGCCAACCTAGTCCAAAGGCAAACCATCTTCGAGACCATGAACGTTGTAACAGCGGCAGACCCTCGTCACGACTCATACAACGTTGTTCATTGGCAAGGCGATCTGTGGTTGGAGCTGGCCTGGGACCTGCCCCTTAAAGAAGGAGCAGCCATGGGCCATACGCTACGGAAATCCTACAGGTGACCCAGTGACAGAATCTGTACTTACTACAGCGACAGCATCCAGTGCCGAGGTATCTACCACATTGGTGGATTCCCTCATCGCGCAGGCAAGGGCACTTGGCCTGACCTGGACGCTACGCCTTGCCACGGTCATCACAGTGACGCCACTTCAGGCCATCTTCGACAGTGATGACACTCCACTGGAAATGACATCAATGATCGGGCCTATCACATCGGGCTCAAGGATCTACGTCATCATCATTCCGCGCTCAGGAAACTTTGTCGTGGGTCGTGTCGGCGGAACTCCAACCCGGTACCTGGGCGCGAACATCGGGACAGCCACTGGGTTCGCCGCAAGCTCAACGGGCACCGAGGTCGCGTTTGCATCTTCCTTCTGGAACGTCGCTGAGCCCACCTTCACGTTCAGCCCACATGGCTTCTTCCGGCTCGAAGCCGAATTGGCGCCAGCACCCAGTACTGCGACGCCGAAGTCAGCCATCTGGAGAATTCGAAAGGGTCAGGCCACAACCACAGGGACTGTCCTTGGGGTCTTCTATGTCACCATGGCTGCCCCGTTTGCCAACGTCGGATTCTCCAACAGAGTCTTCTGCTACGTAAGAAACACCAGTGATTCTGACGTGGTCACCAAGTTGTCCATGACGGTGCAGGCATCCCTGGGCACAGGGGCATCGCAGATATATGCCGGAGACTCTGGCTCTCCCACATTCATCGCAGTCAAGGAGGTCGGAACCATCGACGACACCGGGAACATGGTTCAAATATCCGCCAACATAGCTCTCTAAGGATGATGATATGAGAGTCATGGTCCTTCCGGCCGACATGGCCGGGTGCGGGAGTTACCGCCTCATCTGGGTCTCGGAATACCTCCAGTCTCAGGGCTACGACGTCACGATCCAGTACCCCAAGGACCCTAAGACCGGCATGGAGGTTCACTTCCGAGGCGACGTCGTGGGTGATCCCAATGCTGAGATCATTGACGTGCGGCTGGACCAGGAAGCCGATGTGCTCGTTATGCAGCGACTGAGCCACACCTGGCACAGCAGGGCGGTCCAGGTACTTCGTCAAAAGGGCATGGCCGTCGTCATCGACATGGATGACGACCTGTCCTGTATCCATCGCGACAACAAGGCCTACTGGACCTATCACCCCAGGAATACCCGTACGCCATTCTCCTGGAAAAACGTGGAGCAGGCGTGCAAAGACGCCACCATGGTGACGGTCTCCACCAAGGAACTGCTCAAGGTATACGCCCGGCACGGACGTGGGCATGTCCTCGACAACTACATCCCAGCCCGGGTCCTGAACATCTCGGTGGACCAGGAGAAGGTCTTTGGCTGGGCCGGGACGACGGACAGCCACCCGAACGACTGCCAGGTCACGGGCAACGCGGTCCAGCAGCTCATCGACGACGGCTACGACTTCAAGATCGTTGGCCCTGCGTCCCGGAGTCAGCAAGTGTTCCGACTCAAGGAAGAGCCCCGGAACACGGGCACCTTGTCGCCTTTCAACTGGACGACGGAGGTGGCCCGGCTTCAGGTTGCCATGGCCCCGCTGGCGACCACCGCGTTCAACACCTCGAAGTCCAGGCTCAAGGTTCTGGAGGCCTCGTCGGTCGGCGTGCCCTGGGTGGCGTCCCCTCGGGCCGAGTACCGACGCTTCCATCAGGAATGTGGGGGTGGGATACTCGCTGACAACCCAAAGGACTGGTATAAAAACGTCAAGCAGCTGATGGATGACTCGGGGTTGCGTAAGGAGCTGGCCGAACGGGGCCGGACCTTCTGCCAGTCACAGACGATTGAAGGCAACGCATGGCGGACATGGGAAGCATGGGAGCGGGCCCTGAAAATTCAGCGAGGCGTGACCACCTAGGCAGCGCTCAGTGACTGCTCAATTTGCAGTCGTATCCAAGCGGCCCCCAGCGGCCAGTCGATTCGCGGTCGTCCCCACCAACCGTCGTCCGTGTGTGCTCAAGGCCCTGGGCGCCATCGCCCCGCAGGTCGATAAGGTCATCGTTATCGAGACCCTTGGGTCCATCGCCCCAGATCCCGTGCATAGCAACGCTATCCGGGCCCATGCCCCTGGCGTCAGCATCTTCGTAGATGACAAGCCGGGCATGAGCGTGTCCCGGTGGTGGAACAAGGGCCTGGGCCTGGCTCAGCACTTCGCCCGAAGGGCCGGTCTGGAAAAGTGGGAAGTCGCCGTCCTCAACGACGACGTCATCGTGCCCGAGGGCTGGTTCGACGCCGTGTCCCATGGCCTGCGCCACCTCCAGGCCGTGGCCGCCTGCTCTGGCGGCCTCCTCCCGAAGCCGATCCTGCACACCAAGCCAGGGCCGGTGAACCTCATGACCCGCATGCAGGGCTTCGCCTACATGCTGGCCGGAGAGTGGGAACTCAGGGCCGACGAGACCATGCCGTGGTGGTGCTCTGACGATGACCTGGACTGGACGGCGAGGGCCCTTGGCGGCATGGTCATGATCCCTGGCTTCCACGTCGACCACCTCTATCCCAATGGCCAGATGACACCGGAACTCCACGTCCAGGCCGGCCAGGACATGGAGACCTTCGTGGCCAAGTGGAAAGAGAGGCCCTGGTGACATTGCACCGAGACCAGCTCCTGGTCCGATTGCACCAGATCATCCATCCGACCGTCTATCTGGAGACCGGGGTTCAGCTGGGCGGGTCCCTGAGCCTGGCCGGAGGAGCCCACCTGGCCATCGGTGTCGACCCAAACCCGCTGATCCAGGAGAGCGGCAACCAGGTCATCTACGCCCAGGACTCAGATAGCTACTTTGCGGCGCACCCTCGGCAGAATCACCAGATCATTGACTTCGGCTATGTCGACGGGGACCACACCTTCGAGCAGGCCATGCGGGACTTCCTCAACATCCAGGCCCGGGGCAGCTATAAGACGATTGTGGCCTTCGACGATGTCCTGCCATACAACCAGACCGTGGGCTCTCGTGAGCCCGTTCCAGGAGACTGGGCCGGGGACGTGTGGCGGGTCTACGACGCCCTGAAGCTGAATCAGCCGGAACTGATCCTGGTCCTGGTCGACGTGGTTCCCACTGGGGTCCTTTTGGTCTGGAACCTGGATCCTTTCGCTGGCCCTAAGGCCTCAGTGTTTGATGCCGTTCATCCATTTTCTGGTCCAGTCCCAGATGATGTGATCAACAGAACGTATGCTGTTGATGCCAATGAGGCGCTGGACCTCGTACAACAGAAAGTGGGGCATTAATGCTTGTCGCGATCACCGGTGGCGCTGGATTCGTGGGTAGTCACGTAGCCCACTACGCCAAGGAGGCCGGCCACGACGTCGTCTTTTTCGACAAGCGCCACGGCAACGACATCATGGGAGATCTGACCAATCTCGATGGCGCCGAGGCCGTCATTCATTTGGCCGGAGTCCTTGGCACCATGGAGCTGTTTGACACCATCCAGGATGCCATCGACAAGAACATCACCGGCTCCTACCGCATCGCCAACTGGTGCCTGGAGAATGACGCCCAGTACGTCGGCATCCTGGTGCCGGACGTGTTCCCATCGATCTACTGCGCTACCAAGGTGGGAGCACAGCGCATCACCTCTGCCCTGCACCATGCAAAAGGACTGAAGGTCAGTCATGTCACAGCGTTCAACGCCCACGGGCCGGGCCAAGCGTACGGGCCGGGGCATCCACAGAAGTTCGGACCCACCTTCTCGATTGCCGCCTGGAACAATCGACCGATCCCGGTCTGGGGAGACGGCAGCCACCTTGTCGACCCAGTCTCAGTACGAGACGTTGCACGCATGCTTGTCGACGCTGTCAATTTCCCTGACGACCAGGTTTTTGATGGCGGAACGGGCACCACGTACACAGTCACGGAGATCGCCGAGTTCGTCCTTGAAGTGACCGGATCCACGGCTGGTATCGACTACCTGCCCATGCGGATCGGTGAGGCCAAGACCAATGTGGCCGCCACTGGTCTGGGCTGGGACCTGCTCGACTGGCACCCCGAGTTCTCCTGGGACCAGCTGCGGGAGACGGTGGAATGGTACAAGGGCAAGGACGGCGAAGTTATCGCCGGCTTCTAAGGAGAAGGCATGGGTATCGACAACAAGTACGGCCACGTGACCCTGGAGCGCGGAACAGTCGGCGACGATGAGCCCGTCGTGGTCTTCCGGGCCCAGGACAAGCTCCTGCCTAAGATCCTGTCCATCTACCGGTTCCTGTGCGAGGTCGGAGGCTCACCCCAGGTCCACTTGGACCTGCTTGACAAGTCACAGGCGCAGGTCCTGGCCTGGCAGCAGGACCATCACACCCAGATTCCGCGCAGTGACGGGTACCAGGAAACCACGGTTTAGTCAGGGACTAGATGTCTGGCTGATACCACTGAACACGGCCGTGGCAGTCCTGGATCTCATGATGCTGCTCGCCATAGTCAAGGTACTTGTGAGGGTATGAACGTCGCGTTGTACACGGCTGTTTACGGGGACTACAACCAGACCGTCTGGCCAGCCAACGTCTCATGCCCGGCTTACTACTTCACCGACTCCGAGACCAAGGCCAAGGAGGCTGAGTCCAAGGGCTGGATTCCGCGCATTGTCAGGCACAGCGTCACCACGTTCAACGGCACCGTCAAGATCGTCGAGCCGATGATGAATCACAAGTGGTGGAAGTGCCATCCGGAACTTGCCTGTCCCGGCGTGGACGTCAGCCTGTGGGTCGACGGCCGTATGGAGATCATCGACCCGGACTATGTGGGCCGATGTATCCGGGAGCTGGGCGAAGACGACTGGGCCTGCATGCCACACCCAGAGCGGATCTGTATCTACCCCGAGGCCGAGCTGTCAGCATCTCTGGTCTGGCGCTATGACCCACCCTCCATCAACACCCAGGCTGCTCACTACCGGTCCCTGGGCCACCCTGACAACTGGGACCTGGTGGCCACGGGGCGCAATGCTCGGCGGCACACACCCGAGGTCCTGGAGCTGTCGAAACAGTGGTGGTACGAGTGCCTGACCTGGAGCCACCAGGATCAGCTGTCACTGCCAGTCCTGTTCCGGGGCTCCGGGATCCGGTACAACAAGAACCTGCCCTGGTTCAATGGGGGAATCATCCTCCACGAGCATGGAGAGTAGGCCGTGAGCTACGACTACAGCGACTCCCTGGTCCTGGACCTCATCCAACGGACCCACGTCCCGGTGGAACTCGTGGACGACAAGACCCCACCTACTCTCACCCTGGTCTGCGAGCTGTGCATCAAGTCCTGGCCATGCCCCACGGTCCTGGACCTAAGGACCTATGTCGCACGACGGGACAGCATCAGCCCAACTGCCCCCTCATTCACCCCTTCACTGCCACCCGGCCTTGACCGAGAAGGACGAAGAATAAGTGGCTGATCTGCGTCCGGGCATCACTGTCCTTATGGCGTGCCACCCGGCTCGACTGTCCAATGGCCTGGCCATTGAAGCGTTGGCCTCGATTGCACGCCAAACCCTCCAACCCGACACCATCATCCTGATCAATGATCTGGAGATGGCGGGCGCCGGCCGCACCCGCCAGAAGCTCCTTCGCATGGTTGAAACCGAATGGATCGCGTGGCTGGACTCCGACGACACCTGGACGCCGCAGCACCTGGAGAAGCTGATGCACGTGGCCCAGGAGACCGGTTCGGTGTACGTGTCGAGCTACTTCCATGCCCCCCACGATCCGCTGGGACACTTCGGTAAACCGCTGGATCCATGCAGCATGCACCACACCACGATGGTGAGCCTGGTCCGTACGGACATCGCCCAGGAGGTCGGGTTCCCTGACTCTAGGATCGACTCCCCATTCTCAGACGAGGATTGGGCCTTCATCTCGGGCGTGGCCAATCTATGCTGTGAGCGGGGCCTGAAGATGACGCACCTGGCCGAACGCACCTGGTTCTACCGGCAGCAGGGCCAGAACACCTCGGGCCTACCAATCCACGGCAAGGGTGACATCCCGCCAGCCTAAGGACACTATGAGCATCACTCGCAGCCGCATCATGGTCCGGGCCCGCTACGGCTGGCCCCAGGGCACTGTGCCCTTTGATCGGACCGCCCTTCATCAGCCGGATGGTTACCGACAGGATGCGGCTGGCTACGTGAGCATGTGCTGGGACATCCCGCTGGATGCTCCCCACTCCTGGGGCGGGATGACGACCCTGACCCTGGACTCGGACGGCTGGGCCATTGAGATCCCACCCATCGAGCTGAAGCCAGGCGACGCGCTCGGCTACCTGGGCCCAGGCTCAGTGGGTCCGGACGGGGGAGTGGCTGTGATCTTCGAGTCCTGGCTCAACGACGACTACATGACCAACTACCTCATGTGCTGGGAGCAGCTACCTGAGGGCTCTCCGGGGCCCATACGGCGAGCACGGCCCTTCCACGGGCCCACCTGGCACTGCTACCGCCGCCGGGACGTAGAGGACTGATGGCGGGCTCCAGGCGCACCTTCAGCTACCGTCTCCTGCCAGCCGGCGAGGACGTAGGGAAGACGGCCGCGCGGGCCCGCAAGATCCTGGCCTGGGCCTGCGACGGAGACAATAGGATCGAGTGTCATGGGGTCACCGGCGAGGCCGTGGGCGTCGTGACCATGAACCTAACGATCGTTAATCGGGACCAGTGGGCATGTCGACAGTTAGCCCAGAACATCCTGAACTACGTGACCTGGGGCCTAGCCAATCCAATGGAGCTGGACCTGACCTCAGACCGGCAGCCGGTCCACATGAACCGGGGCTACGGCCACGGCCGGACCAAGAGATACAACGAGCCCCGACCCAAGGTTTCCCCTGAGCCGGGGCCTGGTACCAGCGCCTAGGCGATGTCGAACTTGCCATCCTTGGTGTCAGCCACGAAAGCAGCCCACTCGGGGCCCGCGAACCTCAAGATCGGGCCAGCCTCCTTGTCCTTGGTGTCACGCACCAGGACCTCACCGTCACCCATGAAGGCGACCTCGACGCAGTTGTCCGTGTACGGACCCGAGCGCGTGCTCTTGCGCCAGAAGACCTCAACGCAAGCACCAGTGTCAGTGCTGTAGCTGCTCTTGCGCCAGGCGTCGGTTTCCATGATCAATCCTCTCAGGCGAGGTCGAACTCGCCGTCCTTGGCTCCGTTCACGAAAGCATCCCATTCGGGACCGGTGAACTTCAGAACCGGACCGTCTGGATCCTTGGAGTCACGCACCCAGATCTCGTCGCCGTCGAGCTTGACCTGCACGCAGGCGCCGTTGGTGTTGCTGCGGGTGCTCTTGGTCCAAGCGACCTGGACGCAGTTGCCGCCCTGACTGCCGGATCTACTGCTCGTGATCCAGTCGATGATCCACTCGACCTCTGACATTGCCTTTCCCTTCTACTGGCAGCCGAGGCTGGCGCCATGGTTGGCCATGAATGGCACTGGGTCCACCTTGCCATTCCAGAGCCCACCAGTATGGACCTCGAAGTGTAGGTGTGGCCCCTGGGCGTCGCCCGTAGCTCCGACGTACCCGATGACCTGGCCAGCATTCACCCAGCCCGACTTGACCACGAAGCTCGACTGGTGCATGTATACCGTCCAGACTCCGTTGCCATGATTGATCATCGTGTAGTTGCCGGCGCCGCCAGACTGCCAACCCACAGAGACGGTGCCTCCGGTTGCTGCCCGGATGGCTGTGCCGTAGCCGGCAGCCAGGTCTACGCCCTCATGCATCCTGCCCCAGCGCCAGCCATAGCCGGACACCACACAGGCACTGACTGGAGGTACCCAGCCAGTGCTGACCACTGCCGCCTGGACCGGCGCAGGAGGTGCCGTCGAGACATTGCCCGAGGCGCAGTTGATTACCAGACGCTGCCCTGGGTAGATCAGATTCGGGTTGCCACCCACGACGGACCGGTTGTCGTTGTAGATGCCAATCCAGGCGCCGTTGCCGCAGTGCCTGGAGGCCAGTCCGCTGAGGGTGTCACCGGATACAACAGTGACAGTGACCGTGGCGGATGCGGCCAGTTCTGTCGAGGCCTCGAAGTTCCTGAGGCTGGACTTGACCGTGTTCGCCACGGCCAGTCCGGTACTCGACTCAGCCGTCTTTGCATGAGCTGGTACCTGAAGTCCCAGGACCAGGGAGCCCGCCAGCGCGAGCGCCAGAAGGGCCTTGCCTTGCTTGAGCATGTGCGGTGTTCTCCTTACCCAGCTGGAGTCAGTCGACAGTCGACTGGTCTCCTCCGGCTGGACGATTAGTCCCCGCGTGTTCAAGTTTGATGAGCAGCCGTTCGCCCATTCGATGGGAGTACTTATAGGTGAAGTGGCAGATAAAGACCCATAGCCCGATCATCTGGAAGCAGCACCAGGCCACAAGGGTCATCGTGCCAAGCTCACTGAGTATGTGAAGATTCATCTTCTTGGCTCACAGGAATGATGGGTATGTCATAGGTGAGTTCCCGGGGCGAATGAGCTTCCCTCGGATCAATCACATCAGCAGCCTGGCTCCAGATGATGCGGTTGTAGGAATCCCGCACCCAGCGCGCATCGTCCAAGGCGTGATGCACCTGGCCCTTCTCTGGCGGCAGCACCACGAGTGGGTGTTGTTCGTGCAGCTGCTTCAGGTCGTGAGTGAACATGGGAATACCGGGCGGCAGCTCGCCCATGGAGCCAAACAGCTGACACAACACCACGTGGTCATATGCACCGTAGTAGGCCCACAGCTCCACGTCTTCAGTGTCGAAGAAGAACCGGCGCACGTACTCAATGAGTAGGTCCAGAGCTAGGACGTTGCCGTACTCACCATGTTCCTTGTCCCAGCCGTAGATGAAGGTCTGGTCCACGCCGATGGGCAATGAGGGGGCCACGTTCACCGACAGCCACGGGTGCTTCATGACGTTGGACAAGCACTCTTCGTTAATGGCATATAGCTCTATGCCATCCTCACGAACCATGCCAATAGACACCAGTTGTATTGGCAGATCTCGGCCACGTTCGACGAACTCGCAGTCGTAGAACACACGCACTGTCTCTACCTCTTCGATGTAGGGAGCGACCTAGGCCACCAGGGCATAGGCCATAGCGGCCCGGCACCTCTCGCAGGGCATCTCACCACGATAGTGATGCAGCCAGAACATGGTGCTGGTACCACAGCCAGGGCCATGCAGCTTGACCACTTCCTTGACATCCTCGACGGTGAACCAAGCCCTGCCCCCTACGTACTTGGCTGCAGGCAACAGCTTGTTCATCAGCCACCGACGCACTGTACTGGGGGCTACGCCCGTATAGGCAGAGACCATGTGGACGTCCATCAGGTCATCGCCCGGAGGCTCTTGGAACTTACCCCTATGGTCCCACCAGCCGCCTCCAGCGATGATCCAGGTGCCCTTAATGTCCCGGCGACAGGACTCGCTCACGGGGCAAACATTGCGGCAGACCAGAATGGCCTTGGCCCCATCGCCCTCCGGTACGGCCATGTTCAATGTCGCCCAGGCATCTGGGCCAAGCTCAGGGTGGTTTCGACAGGGGGCCTGCTCCCGCCACTGGGGGTCATACACGCCCCTCATCCTCCAATTTCCATGGGCCACAAGGGCCGCTCGACAAGCTCACAACCTGGGTGCCGGAGTTGACTTAACGTCGAGCGACCCTCGTGGGATCTAACGGAGCGAGCCCAGGATCGGCTGCGCTGGCGGTGGCGCCTGACGTGGCATGGACTCCGCCACGTTGTAGGCGATCTGGGCGCAGGCCCGGTGGGCCAGGCCGCCGAAGCCCAGGGTCTTGTTCGAGATCTGGCGGTGGACCTCCATCGCCGACGCGCGGTGCGTCTCCTGGACCATGACCGTGATGTCGGCCAGAAGCTCCAGGGCACACTCCCGGGCCGCCGTCCGGGCCACCCGGTCCACGGTCCGCTCGATCCGGCCCATCATGTCGCTGATGGCAGACCGACTGAGCCCAGCTCGGGCCAGTTCACCACCGATCATGGCGTAGTCGGCCGACGTCAGGATCTGGCCACTGACGACTTGGCCCTGCTGCGGGCTCGGGGGTGGAACGGTGTGAGTGTTCGGAATGTGGCCACCGCCGCCCGCTACCTGGACTGTGGTCATGAGACTGCTCCAGTCCTGGCGTCAGCGAGGCGCTCGAAGGGGGCGAAGTCTCTGGGCCCCTCCTGGTCGTCGTCGTTGGTCTGGTCCTCTGTGGACACGTGGCCCTCAGCCAGGGTGTACACCTTGGTCAACAGCTCGTCGGCCAGGACCACGGCCTTGTCAACCAGCTGGTACTTCTGCACCAGACGGATGGCAACATAGGCGCCTGCACCCACGAGGCCGGCCCGCACAGCGAACTTGACGATAGTCATTTCTCAATCTCCGTGTTCTTGTTGGTGTCGCCGGAATGGGCGACGTCAGTCGGCCACCATGCGAACGACATCTGCCTGTTCGCGCTGGCGCCGAAGTTCATAGGTGCCGGGAGCGATACCGGCGTAGGAGTGCTCCGGGTGGGCCAGGTAGGCCACTGAGCCCTCAGGCACGAACAGCCTTCCCAGCACCAGGGGGGAGTTGGTCCAGATCCTCGGGACGTAGTACACCGGGCCCTGGGCAAGGAGCATATGGGTGTTGCCACCAGCCTCGCCCCGGATCACGGCCACGCCGTCCTGTGGGACAGGGGCGGGCTCGGTCGCGGCCCATTCGATTGGGTCTGGGACCACAGCCACATCACCCTGGAACTGGAGCCCGCCCAGGACCGGGATCTCGACCTGACGGTCCAGGTGCGGGTCCACCTCGATCTGGAACTCGGCGATGGCCTCTTCGACAGTGAGCATGTTCTCTCCTCAGGAACGGCGTTGTGCTTGGGCGTATTGTTCTGCGGTCAGACCGTAGGTCCAGGCCGCAGCCTCCACGGGGGTGAAGATGTTGGCCGGGACGGTGAGGCCGAACCGGCGTCTGGTCCCGTCACGTTCAACGGTCCCGTTGTCACAGACCAAGACGTTGATTTCTGTGTCATAGAACTGGGCGGGAACCGAGTAGAGCGTCAGTTCGTGGCCAGGGTTACCTGGGTCGGGGACACTAGGGCCTATCGGCCCTAGGTTGGCTTCCTTGATGAGCCAGCCCCAGCCCATTCTTTCGACGGCACAGCGACGGACCTCGACGTTGGGTAGCTTGAGAACCTCCATCGCCGTGAGCGTGCCCTCGATCAACCTCTGAGGTACGTGGACGCCGTGCCAGTACCAGAGCTTGAAATGATCGGCCCAGGCCACGGCCGGTCCAGTCTCACAGTGCAGGCGACCCCCATCGTCGAACTGCATGAAGGTTGGTCGTTGGGTCATGACTGCCACTCCCTCCAGTGGCCACCAAAAAGCAGTTGATTGGGCCACCTTGGCCAGGCCGATTGTTTTTTGGTCCACTAGTCGGATTTCTCCGGCACCCCGGACGTTGGTGGTCCAGAACTCATGGCCTATCAGCCAGGCCACATCAAATTGACCCATGAGCATTGACCCCACGACGGTATTTACGCCCAAATGGCTGTCCGGAACGTAAAAGGACCTGAGGGCCGTCTCTATCGACATGTCCATCATCATTCGTCGGCCAATGGCGTTCAAGGCACTGAAGACCTGAAGCCCGACTTGATTAAATGGCTGATCGATGAGGTCCACACCGTTGGGTGTTGCCCGAAATTCGCCAGAGCCTGATGGATCAATGCGATGCCTGGGAAGGAGGAGGAAGGGGCCTGGTCGCCTCAACCATCTCACTGCCATTTCTGCTGAATGCTGAATATCAAACAGCTCTGGGCCAGAGTTGAGGATGTCAGGGTTTCTAAGGAGGGTGTTGTAAACCTCCATGTGCCGACTGCTGCTTGCCTCACTACAGAGCTGGAGCACGGCAAAGAGCCCGGCCAAAGGAGAAGGCAGCCAGATGATCTGCGGTGCCGGCAGGCCCAGGCCCTGGTAAACGTCATGGACGCCAGCTTCGGCTAGTCCCTGGTCCGAAGGCCCCGTGCGCCTGGCGTACGCCAGCCACTTGGCAGTGATTACCTGTGCGCGGTCCGGTACAGGGTCGCTCATGGCTTCTTCCTTGACCAAATCTGCCGCATTCGCTTCTGCGCATTCAGCACTGGATCCATGTCGACCAGGCGCTGTCGCACACCAGCCAGGAGCTGCCTCATCTCGGCCAACTCTTCCTCAAGCGCCTCGATGCGATTCTCGTGGTTCTCGGCCGTCTGCCATATGTCCATGGCTCAGACCGCAGGAGTGTTGCCCAGGATGCCAGCGATCTGGGCACGAAACTCGGGGGTCCAGCCATCGATCATGGCTTGAGCCAGGCGACGGTTGGCGGCCTTAGCAGCCATCTCTGCGTCAGCATTCTTGGCAGCCACTTCTGCCCGGGTCAGGCCATCGCGATTGAGACCACGTCGGTTGAACCCGTCCCGGTCCCGACCGTCGCTGTTGTATCCCTCCCTATTGAATCCGTCCTTGCCCCAGCCGCCCTGGTCGAACCCGTCGCTGTCGTAGCCGTCCTCGTTGAACCCGTCGCAGTCGTAGCCGTCACTGTCGCGGAAGATCTCATCGTCCGGCGCCCAGCTCAGGACCTCGGCCAGAGCTTCCTCGGCCTCACCGCACCAGCCGTTTTCCCGGATCTGGCGCACAGTCACATCGACGATGTAATTGCGAACGTTCTCAGGGATCTCGAACGAAGGGGGCTCATCAGGCAGGGGCCCGAAGATGGCCTTCAGGACCATGTCGACATTGCCGGTGTCGACACGAGCCCCGCTGGCCCACTGATAGGCCCGGCTGCGGATGAGGGGCGCAAAGGCCTTGAGATCCTCTTTGGTCGCCTCGGTCTCGGTCCGAGCGGCGGCCCGAAGTGCTTCAGCCTGGGCGCTGGTGGCAGTGGTCATGGTCGCAGTCCCTTCAGGTGGTTGGGGTGCCCTTCACCCCTACGTACCCCTAAAGCCTGCCGGACCGAGACCCCCGCTGTCAACCCCCTAGTGCATTGTCCATTTTGTCAGGATGACAGTCATTGACGTGGAACCCTAGCAGGGCCATGGCACCGGGCCAAGTGGCTGATGATCCTCCGTCATAACACATGCCGCATGAGACCATCCACCGCTCCGACACCCTATAGATCTTGTGTCGTTGGGCCTGCCTACGCAGTAGTACTGGGAGTTCCGTACCCAGCCGCATGGAGGAGCCTCACCATCTGATCCAGGGTCGTCACCCGGTACCAGGCCTCGGGCTTGTCCTTCGTTCCCGGGGGCCTCAGGGTCAACACCAGTACCTCGGCCGGTGCGAGCTTGGACCGGGCCGCAGCGTTCAGGGACCAGCGCAAAGTGGCTGCTGTGTAGTGGGTCTCAGGTCCGTCGACAATGAAAGGGCCAACGACCTGGTTAAGATGGAACTGTTGGTACACAGCATTGTCCACAAGGGACTTGAGCTTGGTAAAGTCCTCCTGGACCATGACGGCATACCAGGAAGCAACACTGACCACGCCCATACCCAATGGCTTCACGATCAGGATGCCGTGGTCCGCGCCAGCGTTCAGGCGCTCGATACCAGTCTCTGTGAGCCAGGGGCCAATCTTCATGCCGGCGTTGGCCCACTTGACTTCCATAGCCAGGCCTGGGATGCCAGTAACATCGCCTCGGTCCAATGCCCCATTGAGCGAACGGCGCTCGGCATGGGGCCAACCGTTGTCTCTGAGATAGGTCACTACAGCCGACTCAGCAACAGTGCCCTTCGCTCGGGGGCGATTGACCATGGCGCTCAGGCCTCAAAAGTGTTCCGCATGGCCCGGGTCTGATACTGACGCCAAAGGTCTGGGCGCTCCTGGCGCAGCCACTGAGTGTCCAGTTCCTTCTTCACGACCTCACGGGTGTAGAGCCGTGCCATATCTGGATAGTCCTTCTTGAACTCTGCTCCCTGGAACTGTTCCTTAGGCTCGTAGAACAAGACCTCTTCCCCGTTGACGGTACCCACGGTGAAGTCGCCCAGGATCTCAACGAACTCAGCCTTGATGCTGTCCAGGCGCTTCTTCCAGAACTCGATCATTCGCTGGGCTTCCTTATAGTCAGCCAGCCTGTCCACATGCCGGTCAATCGGCATGGACTTCGAGACTCGGACAACATCGGTCATGATGACCCTCCATCGGGCAGGTCGAACAGGGGTGAATCCTCGGCCATTGGCGTGGACTTCGGGAGCCTGGCCCGGGGTGAGCCCACACACTTCTCGCAAAGGGAAACTGTCATGGCGCGACCGTCCTGAGCTGTGCCATCGAAGCAGTGCCAGCCACGGGCACGCGCTATTGAAATGATCAGGACCCGGGGTCCCGGATAGTCCAGGATCTCGTCACAGGTGTCGCAGCAGAGGTCTCCGGTCCTGAGCCACATGGGCTAAGCCTTCAGGATCGTGGGAAGCTCGTCGGGAGCTTGAGCCAGCATCTGGTCCCAGGTATATGCCGTCAAGGACCCAGCTGGTAGCCATGCCGCCGGCCCTACCCTACGGCGCTGGTAGACGAGACCATTGTGAAGAACCACAGCCCCGGGCCTCACTGGCTCGGGTATATTGGTCTTGATCAATTCCTGAGGGACCCAGATCATTGTTCCGGTGACGAGCCTGACCCAGACATATTTCTCTTTGATGATGGGAGTGATGTCATCGACCCGGGTCACGGAGATGTCGCCAAGGGTCGGGATGGTGTGCGTGGCCACAGGGTTCTAGATCCTCCATGCCAGCTGGGATCTTAGACAGAAAGTGTACCTTGGCCATTGGGCGCACAAGATACACTTTCACATTTACAAGTCCTCCAAGGTCCGGTTGGCCAGGTTCCGGGCCAGGACCTCCAACCACACCTTGATCGCCTCGAACATCTCAGCCGACGTGCCGTCGACACGTTGGTTGTAGAAGGACATGAGTCTGTTCGGGGACTGTCGGTCGAACCGTCGCCAGACATCCTCCACGGCCTCAACCCTCAGGTTGTGTCGCCTACGGTCGGTCAGAAGGAGTCCAGCCTGGTCTAGGACCTCGGCCAGGGCCAGGCCCCGGTCCCGGGCCGCTTTCTCTGCCACCAGGTAGCGCTGATAGGTCGCTTCGTCAATGGCCATCGGCTACTGAGGCAGGTCACGCTGGCAGCGGTGGCCCTGAAGGTAGATGACCAACTCCATGAAGATGATCAGCTGCCCGAGGGAACCGAAGATGGTTGCTAGGGCCTGCGACCCGTCAGGATCCTCCAGGACCAGCATCTGGCAACCAAGGAGGCCGGCAGCAAACTGGCCATCCACCAGCAGCTCTGCGGTTTGCTCAGCGAACTCCGGCGCCAGGCTGTAGCTGAAGGGCAGCGCCAGTGGGCTGTGCAGGTCCTCGCCCCGTTCGTTCAGACACTGAAGCCACACCAATGTCCCGTGGTACCCCTCAACGCGCTTGGTCATGGATGACATCTTCTCTAACTCCCTGTGCGGTCCTGATAGCAGAACGTCGGCCGCGACCTCTATGTCTACGGCCGACGCCGCCTTGATCTGAGTATCAGGGGTACGTTGGGGTCACGTCAAGGGTCAGTCGGTTTGGGGTGGTTCGGGGGAGTCTGGCACCCCGATGATGCCCCAGCCCTCGCCGATGACCTTGAGCGCTGCCTCCTGGGTCCGGTGGCCGTTGGCCTCTGGGTCCTCGTCCTCGTCCTCATCGTCGACCTCGTCGTCATCCAGGTCGTAGTCTTCGTCGTCATCGACCTCCTCGTCATCGAGAAGTCCCGGGGGACTGGCCGTTTCCTCGTCGTCCAGGACCGAGAGGTCGACATTCTCGTAGATGTGGAGCCATTTGTCGCTGATGATGAGCCACTGCCCAGCAACTTGGGTCTGGCGAGTGTCCCGTAGGACCATCTCAGCCTGCTCGATACAGTCCAGTGCCCGCCGAATCAGGTCAGCCTCGGTTGTCACTGCGAATGCTCCTTAGGCGAATTGTTACTGCCATGAACACTTCTTGCGCGAAGAATAGATTCCAGGAAGCGATAGAAGGTCACTATCTCGGTGTGGGTGAATGAGGGCTCATCGTTTTTCTGGGCCCATCGGTCAAAGTCCTTCTCGGTGACCTGCTCAAGGACCTCAGAGAAGGGCAATGGGTCAGGGGTGAGGTACCGGGCGACCGTCGTTATGACACCCATGGCAAAGGCCACGCCCGGAATCCCACGGTTGGGTTCCAGCTCCGTATAGGCGGTCCTGAGAATGCTTGCCATCTGTCTATCGCTAACCACGGTGCCTCCACCAATCCTTGAACATCAACCCCACGACAATGGCCGGCCCCAGCGCCCAGAAAAGGCTCAACATCAGGTATTCTTAGCCTCGGTCAACAGCCGAGACACGGTCTGACGAGTCTGACCAGAGGCCTTGGCCAATTCATCTGGGGACATTGTTTTCCTTGCTACAGCAGCGGAACTGCGACGGATCTGGGCAGCCCCAGTCAGTAGCTGGTCCCGCATCACGGTGATAACAGCGAAGCAGATTCTGGTCGTGGTCACTGCGTCGTGACCACTGAGGATGCCGGTCAGACACTCTCGCAACTGCGCCTGTTCTGGTGTGTCGACCCAACCTTCTGGCGGTTGAAGAGCCTCCTGGATCAACTCGTGTTCGATCATGCGAACCTCCTATAAGCATATGACGGCCGCAATGATCCTAACCCCCGGGGGACGTCCGGGTCACGTCTGGTCACGGGGTTTTTCCTGGTCACGGGGCTCGAACAGGGAGCGACGCCAGGCGGGGTCGAGGTAGGTCGCCAGCTCCTCGACGTTCAGGGGCAATGGGAGCCTGCACCGAAGGCAGTCTTTGTTGATCATGTGACCAGTCAGGAACAGATTGGGCTTGTGCCAACCCCAGCGACAGAGGAAACGTCGAGGCCAGCGAAGAACCTGGGCCCGACGTCGATACTCCCAGGTCAGTCTCAGATGCAGCCAGCCACCACCATTGTTGCTATGGCGACATTCTCGGGAGAACGGCCGATGGTCAAGCACATGGACGTCAATGTCCGCTGGCTGCCTGCTACTCATAGTCGCTCTCGGACCATCCTCTTGGATTCTTCGATCAGGCCAATGGTCTCCATGACCACGTTGCCCAGCGACCGGGTCCGACTAGCCGGAATCTCCAAGGCCTTGGTCAGGTCATCAATGGCCCTGTCGCGCTCCGCCTCCAGGGCCTGAACATGCGCACGGGCTGTGGCGGCCTCGATCCGGTTCTTCTCGGCTTCCTCCGCCTTCTCGGCCATACGCACATCCATGACCCGTAGGGCCTCTTCAACGACCTGCTGAAAGGACTGGCTACTGGTCGCCGGCATGGACAGGGCGTGCCGGAGCGTGTCGATGCCTAGTTTGCGCTGGTGTGCGGCCTCCTGAAGGTGAGACTCCAGGGCCCGGGTCCGTTCAGACTCCCGCTCCCGGGTCCGGCGCCAGGACTCCAGGGCCTCGTAGATCTGCTCAAAGCTCAGGTCCATCAGTCCTGGCCCTCCTCGTCGGGTCCGTACACAACCTCGCGAACGGCGGACCTGATCGCGTCCAGCACGTGCTTCGAGTGCGACCTGCCGAACTGGCCGGTGTTCACGCCCCACCCGCACCGGCAGTTCCCGATGTTCAGGCGCAGGTGCTCAATCAGGATCATTTCGGTGGCGTCGGAGTCGAGTGCGTTCAATACGCGGCCAATTCCCAGGAGTTCGGCGTCGATCACTGCCCGTTCGGCTTGTGCCAGCTGGTCAGCAAGGGCATCGCGCTCGGCCTCGATGGTTGCGACCGCTCGATGACATGAGACTGAGGTCAACCGCATGTTCTCGTGCTCAAGATCCAATTGCTCCTTGAGCGCATCGCGTTGGGCAATAAGGGCTTCCACGTCAGCCCGATACTCCTCCCGGCATCCGGGAGCATGGAGCTGTCGTTTCGTCCACGCGGGATCGCACCGACACGTAGTTAGGGCCAACAGCTCTTCCGCCGGGCCATTCGCCATGGCTAGCCGAATGAGGTCCTCCATCAGTCCTTGTCCTCCTCGTCGAGGCCCCAGCTGCTGCGCGTTGCGGCGAAGGCCACCTTGACCTCGCCCTGGTCAAGGGCAATGGGAGAAATGACCAGGGCGAAGTAGTCCTCTCCAGTGTCCACCTCGTACATGAACGCCGTGGGCATGTCATTGATCATCCTAGAGATGACATCGAGAGGGGCGTTTTCCTTCCAGTCCCAGGTCAGGACATGGACGTCGACCTGACGCTCGCGTGCTTCGTCTTCCTGCTTCCCCCTTTGAGTAAGCCCATGCATCACCAGCCCTTTTCTCTCGTCCTCAGTCGGTGGACGTTCACCTCTTGGATGTGCTCGCCGATCATCGGACTCTTGCGGCTTTGCTACTTCGGCCTTCGGATGGCCACAGTCACACCAGGTGCCCCCTGGGCACTTGCTGTGGTCCTGGCCCTCGCCGCCCTTGCAGTGCTCACAGATCACGGGGCTTCCCCTCGTACATGTAGCGTTGGCCATTGAGCTGCAACCGGTCCTGGTTGGCGCGCTCCGACACATGCTTCCACTCTTCGCGCTGGAGCCGGTACGTCTGCTCCCGTCCAGCGTGGCAGTCCTGGCACCAGCACGTGCGGTAGGCCCAGCTGAGATAGCCAGCGAACGGGACCCGGATGGTGATGGTGCGCCGGCCCCACTCGTCCGCGCCAAGGTACGGAACACCTAGCCTGTGGTACCACGCTGGGTCGCACTCATCCTTGGAGTCGTACCAGAACCGGGGACTGTCGTAGAACCCCACCCGGACATGGGTCGGGTCGAAGTCGATGAACCAGGGACAGGTGCAACTGCCTGCCTTGCAAGGGTTTTCACCCAGCCGGCCGGCATGGGCATAGCGTGGGTGGACGCAGTCAGGGTCCTTGCATAGGGCATTCCATGTCTGGGAAAACATGTCTACTGTTGGCTCAGGACCTGGGTCGGTGCTCATTGGGGAACCTCGTTCCGTTCTATGTTCAGTCGTCGCCGGGGTCGCCCCAGAAGATAGGGAAGGGTCTGGTCGCCGCGTCCCTGTACTGGGGCCGATACTCGCGACGGGTGATCTCCTTGTCCCGGCTCAGAATCATCCGGGTGGCAAAGATCAGGACCAGGGCGATCAGCAAAAGGCCAATGGCGATGAGCCCATAGCCAAACACCTGCGCCAGCTCAATCTCACCGGCTCGACCGTCTCCAACATCCATGGCCTTTCTCCTTCTGTAGATTGCCCCCCTTGGCCAGGAGCCCGTGATCCTTAACGCGACCAAGGGGGGACTCATATAGTCCGGGGTCTATGGAAACCCCAACTGGGAGCACAGATCTAGGTCAAGGACCACTGCCTCATGTCCTGGTGCTATGAGCCAGAGCCAATGCCGCACTGTCACTATGGCGTCTCGGTTCCACGACGGAGGGCGCCCGGCAATTCTTGCAACTCGTCCAGGCCCAAGAGCCGACGAGCAAGCTCGGGTTGTGCGCGCAGCACCTTCAGCGCATCGACAATGGCGTCCGCCCGATCGCCGGGGTACACGAACCCGTTGACACGCTCGATGAGATGCCGAAGGTCATTGTCGAGAATCTCAGGAAGATCAGGAAGGGTGCGGACGTAGGCAGTGGTCATTCAGATTTCTCCGGTTCTAGGGACTGCACGATGGCCTGAGCCAGATGCCAGGCGTAGTCAGCATATTCCCGGGGAATCTCACTTACCTCGTCCAGGCGATAGTTCCACCAAGGGAAGTCCAGGATGACGTCGGCAATGGCGTGGACTCTGGGGTCCAGACTCTCGCGCGGGTTGGCGGCAGTCATCGGTCCGCGCCCTCGCCCTTTGGGTCCCAGGGCAACGCCAGTCCATCGCCCACCGTGCGCGGGATCAGATGAACGTGGACATGTTCCACGGTCTGGGTGGCATCAGCCCCATAGGACAGGATGATGTTGAACGAAGCATAGCCCTCACGCTTGGCCAGCCATGCTGCTCGACCCATGCTCCGGCCCACAACCACGTGACCATCGGCCGGGTCAGTGATGTGATCGACCGGCACAATCAGCAGATGTCCCGCAGTCACTGGATTCAAGGGGACAATGGCAACGTCAGTCTGCCCTCGCCAGCGATGGGCCACAGTGGCTGGCGCCCGTCCCTCATGAATCTGGCAGAAGGGACATTCTCTGGGGTTCAGGGGTCTTGTCGGTAGACCCTGCCACCTAGTCAACTTTTCTTATTCCTCCCTGGCCCCAGGGTCGAGCCCATGCTGCCATCGGCGCCCAGAAATGCTGATGTGGCCGGCTCGTCGGGCTGGCCCATGGTGTTGAAGAACCCAGCTGCCCGCTCCGCTGCCACGTACTGGGCCTTGGTTACCTCGATCCACTTGTCCTTGACGGAGAGCCAATAGCCCAACTGAAATCCGGTCATCGTTCATCGTCCTTCCGTGGTGGCCTGGACAGATACCAGGCCACCACGACCATCACCAGGATTAAGACGTACCCGGCGATTACCTTGCCCACTAGGACGCCAGTGCAGCCTCAGCAGAAGCGGCCAGCTGGCGCTCGTACTCCGCCTTCAGCGCCGGGTCCTGCTCCAGGTGCCAGGCCCGAGCCGCCCGCCATAGCTCCTTCAGGATCACCTTGGCGGCGATGCGGAGACCATCGTTGTGGCTGTGGCCCTTAGGCCAGTCCGGGTTGGTCTTCGCGGTGTGCTCACGCCGCTTGTCGTAGGCCACCCGGTACGGGGAGCAGTTGCAGTCCTCCACGTGGGCGCGGGCGTCTTCCTCATTGTCGATCCGAATTTCCTTGCATTCCTTGCCGATCTGCTTGGTGCAGCTTTCGGCAATGAGGAAGGCCCGCATCTTGGCGTTGCTGGACCAGTTGGCCCGGACGCCCTTGCGCCTACGGGCAGCGACATGACTGCCCGGCGCATTGTTCCCGAGGGGGTGGGTACCATGGGCATCGGCAGTACGCTGACCCTCGGGAAGTTGTTCCCCAGCAACGGCGTCCCTTTCGGGGGTGTCCATTGAGTCCTGGCCGGTACTGGGAAGAGTGTGGTAACCGCAATAGGCCCAGAGAGCAGAAACCGTTCGTGGGGCCTGCTTCTGGCCATTGACATACGGATCGCCGATGGCGGCGAGGAGCCGGGCCACCTGCTTGTCGCCCATGCCTTTCTGGGTCTTCACCCAGGGGCCGAGCGGATGCTTGCGGAGCTTACGCTCCAGCTCCTTGGTGGCGTCCTTCTCCAGGGCTTCGAGCCGGAAGATGATCTCACCGAGACGCATCACATCCGGATGGTCCGGGTCGAGGCCAAAGCCTCGTTCGATGCCGTCACTGTCGGCTTCGCTGCGGGTCAATTGCCGCAGTCGGTTCTCGTTGGCGATGCGGACCTTTTCGATGTCGTCCAGGACATCGGCGGCCAGGGCCAGGGCCGGGTCAAGCAGTGAATGCATGGTTTGCATTGGGACTCCTGTGAATCTGGGCGTTGTTGTTGGGTTGGGGGGTTCCGGCGACGTCGACTTTTTGGGGATGGCAGGTCAACTGGTCGCTGGAAGCTTGCTCCTGGTGGCGGGTTTCATCTGGGCTGGACCTTCGGCGTGGCCACCAGGAAGTATTTAGTTGGGCCTGACGATTTGTAGCTGGGAAAGGTTCGCCTCTTGGTCGAGGCCCATGACGTGTTCTGGACGGATAAACGACCTGTGCATGGTCATGGGCCCAGTGGGGACGAGATGGAAGGGGCGCCAGTTTTGACTGAGCCCATGGCGCTTAGTAGATGGATGTTGAGAGCATGTTGACCATGGGCCCAGCGGACGTTTCTTGGGAGAAGCACGGGTTCCTGGCTGGGCCCAGTGGGCATACCCTTGGATATTGTTCGGTCTTTGAGCTGGGCCCAGGGGCGGGTACTTGGATAAAGGCGCACATTTGACTGGGCCCAGTGGCGATTGTTTGGACGAAGCATCGTACTTGACTGGGCCCAGTGGGCTTGGCTTGGTTAATGAGAGAACATTGACCGGGCCCAATGGGGTGGCTTTGGTTAACGAGGGAACGGTGACTGGGCCCAATATAGGTCGTATGGATGTTGAGTGGATTTTGACTGGGCCCAGTACGGAGGATCTGGAAATACGAATGGTTGATGACTGGGCCCAGAGATGGTCCGATGGGAGACAAGTGCGGTTTGGCTGGGCCCAGTACGGGCGGTTTGGGAGTATGGATAGCTAATGACTGAGCCCAGAATCTGAAGGGCCTGGCGTATCTACCTTGAATGTCGGAGTCGCTTTGTCCAGGCCCAGCTTGCTCCATGACCCCAGCGGCTGAACTTTGGGCAGGGGAGTCTTCCCAGGCCAGGGTCATGGAAGTCTTCATGGCATGTCGAAGCTGGCGAGGACGTCGAGTGGCAGCTCGCCCACAGTCACAACGTTGTGTTCCTTGAGCAGGACCGCGAGCCGGGTGAAGTCGGTGGCGATGGACATGAGCCGTTCGGCGGTGTCCTTGCGACTGTTGGCCAGGTACCTGAGGTCCTCGGCCGTGCAGTCCTTCTTCATCTTCCAGGTCTTGCGGCCGACGCAGATCCGGTCGTTGAGCCACAGGGGGGCTGCGTTGCGGATGGCGCTGACCTTGGGGGAGTGTGCCGGCAGGGCCGGCAGCTTCTCCTTGCCCTCACCCTGAGACTGGGCCCCCTCCAGGGCTGCTGCCCGGGTGGCCCCGGAGACTAGGTCCTGGTGACGGTTGGTGGCTCGGGACCGGCCCAACTCAACCCGCACCCATTCCCGTAGGAGTACCTGGATGACGGCTTCATGTTGCTCCACAGGGAGCTGCTGATAGACCTCTGCCGCTATGTCGGCTGGGTCACTGAGATTCGTCAGGTTCAGGACCTTGTCCAGGATCCTCAGAAGTTCCCGTTTCACGCCCCATACCCTAGCGTCACCCCCACGTACGGGTCAAGACCCTACCCGAAGGCTAGGTCTGGACCCTTGGGTGACCGACCTGTGGTCAAGCCCCAAGCCCACGGAACCAAGG